ACAAAATTTTCGCGCCGAAACTGTACATAATCACCACAAATGTAATCGTTATTATGTAATCGTTTACACCGGCGCCGAATTTTAATATACTAAAGCGCCGAAGCGTTGGACCTGGATCTGCTTTATGCTTTAAACCATTAAAGTCCGACGTCGAACTTTCATACACTAAAGTGTTAAGGGGCCGATCCGGGAATTTATGCACCAAAACGTGAACAAAAAATTTTTTAAAAAATTTTTAAAAACCTATTGACAAATGACCCGAAATGTGCTATAATGTATATAGTAAAGGACAGGAGGACGCGAAAATGAAAAAATGGAAATACGAAAACGAAATCAAGAACGCCACAGCAACACTCTTGAAAGCATATCTCGACACGATGCACAGCAAGACCATTGCAGTAGTTTTCACAAATGAAAACGATGTTTACTACTATGACCTTACCGAAAATGATTTGACAGACCTTGCAAGAGTAAACAACGAAAAATTAATGACACAGTCACTCACGAAAAAAAGACTTGCAAAGTACCTTGAAAACGCTATCAAGTTCGCCACAATAAACGACATAGACGAAATCAAGAGAAACTTTCCGAGATACGCAAACAACAACGGATATATCGCGGAATTTGTTTACAGATACAAAAAGACAAATGAAACGATAGAAGAAATCAAAAAATCAAACAAATCAATCGCCTACGACCTCGAAAGTGATACAAGAGATAACAAACAGATAAAAGAAATCACGAACGGCGCGACATTTACAACATTCGCCTACATATTGAAAGTAGCGAGAGAAAAGAAAATAGACTACTTAAACGAAATCGAAAACGCGGTAAATACACTCACAAAAATATACAGTGAGTAAAGGAGTGTGGAACAGAAATGTTCCACATTTTCGCGCTGATCTGTTTTGTGCTTTAATGTGTGAAAGTTCGACGTCGAATTATAACGCTTTAAACCACTAAAGCGCCGGACCTAGATCCGCCTCGACATTTTAAAGCACTAAAGCGCCGGACATTGACATAGCGCACAGCCCGACTATTGCCGACCAGAGCGCTGTATTTTATTTAGTTTTGTTAATTACTCTTCATAGTTCGGGTCTGTGATATTCAGCACAAACCGTCGTCAAATTCCAGTTTGCCATAGCCGTAGCTTAAATCAGCTTTCACAGCGTACTTTCTCAGCATATCCACGATGGTGCATTCGTCTTCGGTGTAGTAGTTCATCGAGATAGTGTAGGTGTCCTCGCTCTCGTTGAGTTCGCCCGTGATGTCCGCGAGTTCGAGCATTCTTACGATAAGTCTTGCATTTGTAGTCATATTTTTGTACTCACTGATATATATTTTGTGAACTCTCTCTGTTCACTGATAACAGTATAACACATATCCAAACAGAAGTCAATAGATTTTGAAAAGTTTTTTTAATTCGTATAATATGCACAAATGCATAGATATATATGTGATTTTATTGTACATTATGCATATAAAAACGTTACAATTCGATTGTTTTGATGTTTTGAAAATGTTTTAGATTGTTAAAAGTTTAACAGATTTGAGTTAGTCTATGCTAACTGAAACGATAAAATGTAATCGATTACATATATATTTGTCAAATATGCATAGTGATGTTTAGTAATAATGCACAATAAAACGTGTAATCGATTACATTATCAACGTGTAAACGATTACATTGTGAAATTTTTAACACTCACGATCTTGACTTGTTAAAATTTTAATGATCCTGCGCTTTAAATGATTAAAGCAAATAATTAGTTTGACAAACTAATTAAATCGTTAAACTTTTAACAAATGAATTTATTGATTAGTTTGTCAAACTAATTAAATTGTTAAAAGTTTAACAAATACGTCTGTAATTAGTTTGACAAACTAATCAAAACGTGTAAACGATTACATTGTTAAAGTTTTCACAAGCAGATCCATTTTGTACAATATGCACAAATTTTCTGAAAATATGCACAAATGTGAAAAAAACCTATTGATTTTTCTCTTTTTTAGGTGTATAATAAAGAAAAACAAGGAAGGAAGTACCGAAAAATGAAAAAATGGAAATTTGAAAAGGAAATAACCGAAAGCACAAAAACACTCTTGACTGCATACCTTGCAACTATGCATAGTGTTGCTATCACTGCAATATTCACCTACAATGATAATGTTTATGCTTACGACTTAACCGAAAGCGATACAAACGAATTGGCAACAGTGACCGCCGAAAAAATACAGATTAATTCATTAGGAAAAAAGAGAATTGAAAAAATTCTCAATAAGTCGGAAAAATTCGCAACAGTTGAACAACTTGAAAAAATCCGTGAATACTTCCCTAAATACAACAACGGTTATATTTCAGAATTTGCATACAGAATAATTAAAAACGGCGAAAGCATAGAAAATATTAAACACTCAAACAATTCAAAAGGTTACGACATTTCAAGCGATACAAAAGACAACAAACAGATTAAAAACCTTGATAATAAAGCGACTTTCACAACATACGATTATTTAATAAAAGCCTGCAACAGAAAAGGTTATAAAGATATTGAAAAGGTAATAAATGCAATAGCAACGCTAAAAGAAATATACAACTAAACGAAAAGGTGTGGAACAGAAAATGTTCCACACTTCTTTTTTAAATTAATTAATTATAAATACTAACTAAATCAACACGCCAAAATATACTATTTGTATATTAAACTTTTTTGTTAAGTGTATTAGTTAGACAAACTAACTATCAAATCCGAGCTGACAAAATTTTAACAATCCTGGGACTAGCTGACTTGTTAAAACTTTCACAAACCGCGGCATCATAATAATTAATTAGGGGCGCTAAATTCGCAGGACTCAGGCCCAGGCTTAGCTAATACCTAGCGTGGGGGTAGGTTTTAGGAATTTTTCACTTTAATGCGCTAAAGTGGGGCGGGCCTGCAACATACCACGACCGAAATTAAAATCCATCCTCTACCCTCCAATATTTGACATTTTCCCAATTTTATGCTATACTATAATTAGATTAAAATTTTGGAGGTTAAATTATCTAACTATGATCAAACTCGATTTCAGTCTACAATCTGAACAACAAAGATTAGACTATATAAATCAATACGACCTCTCAAAACTTTCCCAATCTCAAATAGAACTCTGTGCAAATTACATACTTTATGGAAAAGATAAAACCGGTAAATCCGAAGTCGATAAAAAACACATTTATATAAATACGAAATATGATAGTTATAAAACCAAACGTCCAGAGTCACTAGATGCATTGATTGATACTGGAAGTTTTGACGAGGTAATAATACCTAAGTATGACCAGCACTATAAGACCGTTAAACCTACTATAGATAGGGTGAAGGACGCTGATATTCCCACGATGAAAGAAGTGTGGGAGGGAATAGATTACTTGCAACATATATTGGATGTGAATTTAGGGAAGGCGGAGCCGGACCCCGGTGAGAACGTTCCAAAATTAACTCCCACCGAATTATATAAGTGGCAACATATGGTGATAGACGTTAGGCGCAATCAGTACTACCTCAAAGATATATTCAAGCCAACTATAAATAAGTATTTCAATAAACTCAACTACATCCCCTACCACGATGCCAACGAAGCCGACTGGAACGACCCTAATTCAGACTACGGATTCGCGCCCTTAGGTCTAATCAATGATTTTGGGGTGGGTAAGCTGGTATTTAGCGGCGCCACCAATTATGAGGTAAGAACGCCGTTGTATAATGAAAATGCGCGTCATATAGTGGACTTCCGCAATCCTAAACATGTATATAGTTTAATGGACTATTATGAAGAGTTAGCTACCGCCGCCCTAGATAACCCAACTAGCCTTATGGGGCTGATAGTGAGGACGTTAGACTATTATATTGATAGAGCGAATTTGAAGGATCAGCATTATACTATTATTGAAATGAAGAAGTTACATAAAAAGAATAAGGAGATTAATGAAAAATTAACCGAATTATATGGATTACATCATACCGAAAATTACATTAGTACGATATGGACACATAAGGTGTGTACCGAAATTGCCGCAGCCGCACAATTACACTATGATGAGTTTTTAAGACGAAACGATGAAAGTGCTTGGAAGGTTTGCTGTACGTGCGGGCGCCGTTTACTAAGAGACAGCAGAATGTTTGTGAAGAAGAATAAGGCGAAGGACGGATTGAGTGGTAGATGCAAGATGTGCGATAGAGTAGAGAGAATGCGCAGGAGATGAGTAGTGAATGGCGAGTTATTTTAAGAAGTGTACTTCGTGTAATAGAGAGCAACCCATTACAAGTTTTAGTAAGGTAAGAAGTAAGTTCTTTAGTGATGGTATGCTGACGATATGCAATGATTGCTTAGATTTGATGGTAAAGGCGGGCAAACCAAACGAAGAATGGGATAGAGTGAATAAGATATGCCAATGGGCGGACGTACCATTCTTACCTGATGAATGGCAGAAGATACGTCAGGGCGCCGATAGCAATTGGTTCAGTAGGTACACTAAGATTTTTAGTGCTAAGGGATTTGAAGATATTAGTTGGCGCGATTACAACGAGTTGTATATGAAGTTGCATCAATCGGGAGAATTGGTGGAGGAAGTACCGGGGTATAGTGAAGCTAAGTATGAGAACTTAGTGAAGAAGTGGGGTAGTTCATATGACCACGAAGAGTTGGATAGGCTGGAAGACTTATTTAATGAGACTATTGCGACCCAGAACGTTACTACTGGTAACCAAATAGACCAGGTGAAAAAGATTTGCAAGACTTCTTTGATGATAGACCAGAGAATTGAGGAAGGTAATCCATATAAGGATTTGATGGATAGCTATGAGAAGTTGATAAAAGTTGCAGACTTAACGCCGAAGAATACTAAAAACTCAAATGACTTTGATAGCGTGGGCGAGGTTTACGCATACCTAGAAGGACGCGGTTGGGTGAATAAGTACTATGACGGCGCCCGTAGGGATGAAGTAGATGAAACGATGAAGAATATACAGAATTGGACTAGAAAGCTGTGTCTAGGAGAGTCTACTTTAACAGAAGAGATACTGCAGAAGATAAATAATTTAACTGGCTATAATGAGGGAGATGAAACAGATTATGACTCTTTTGATTATGACCAGTATGAGAAAGAAGCTATGGACCAAGCGCAAAACCAAGAGGTGGAAGTTGAAGTATAATGGATGAAGAGAATGTTTTAACGCCCGAAAAGTTAAGAGAAAGACTTATGGCACTGAAAGCTAAGACAGAGACCAATACTCACAAAAGTACATCGTATAATAGAATGGTCAAAGATGGAATAGTAGTACAGAAAGGTTCAACACTAAGTAAGCATAGAATAGATAGTCACTTAGCTTTATATCAAATATATTGTACTTTTTTCAGTGCCTACCCTGATTTATTTCTAGATTTAATTAAGCCAGAAAATAGTGGATTTCAGTTCTTTTTCTATCAGAGAATATTTTTAAGAGCCTGTTTAAGATATAGGCTAGTTTACACCACGGCGCCGAGAGCTTTCAGTAAGTCTTTCATTTCGATATTAGCTATACTACTAATTTGTATTTTCAGACCTGGAATGAAGGAGTTCATTTGCGCGCCTGGTAAGGAACAGTCCGCAAAGATAGCGAAGGAGAAGTTGGTTGAAATCTTTGGTATCTGGCCGCTCCTAGAAAAGGAATTGGAAAAGCAAAATTACGGCAAAGATTATGTAGAGTTATTCTTTAAGAATGGCAGTAAGTTCGACGTTGTCGGCGCCCTAGACAGCCAACGTGGTGGACGTAGACACGGCGGACTGGTAGATGAGATACGTGATCATGATGGTGATACTATAAATGAAGTAGTACTGCCGCTGATGAATGTATCTAGACGTACTACCAAAGGTATATTAAATCCTTATGAGCCTCACCAATGTCAATTCTTTATGACTTCTGCTGGCTCTAAGGCATCATACGCATATGAGAAGCTGATAGAAGTATTACAGACGGAAGTAATCAATCCTAAACAGGCTTTTGTCTGGGGATGTGATTATAGAGTTCCTATGAAATGCGGATTACTGCCTAAGGACTACTTACAGGAAATTAAGAGTTCCAGTACCTATAAGGAAGAGACCTTTGCGAGAGAGTATTTGGGTCTTTGGACGGGCAGTAGCGAAGAGTCCTGGTTTGATTATGAGAAAATTAGTCGGCGCCGGACCCTACTCAATCCCGAAACGCACCAAAAAATTGTACGAGGTAGTAAGGCTTTTTACTTACTCTCAGTGGATGTGGGACGTTTGAGTTGTCAAACAGTTTGTTGCGTCTTTAAGGTTATGAATAAGAAAGATGTACTGCACGCGAATCTAGTGAATTTATACGTTATAGGTAAGAATGAAAAGAATAGGCACTTTGAACAACAAGCATTGGAATTAAAGAAAATTATAGCGGCTTTCGACCCTAGAGAGATTGTTATAGATGGTAACGGTCTGGGCGTCGGATTGTTAGACTTTATGATTCGTCCAACTATTGACGGAGAAACTGGTATAACTTATCCGCCTTACGGTAGCTGCAATAATGAAGATTATATTAAAATTCAACCTAAAGATTGTCAGAGAATAATTTATGTAATTAAGGCTAACAATACTTTAGACGGAAAAATCCACGGAAATTGTTACTCTCGATTAACTAGTGGTTTGGTACAATTTTTAGTTAATGAAAGAGTTGCGAAAAATAAATTAATGGAACAAAAATCATATAATAATTTATCTCTTGAAAAGAAAGTTAAACGACTAATGCCCCATGAGATGACCTCTGATTTGTTTGAAGAAATGAGCAATTTGCGCTTGAAGAGCAATGCTGGTCTAGACATCAAATTGGAGCAGATACGTACACATAAAACAAAGGATAAATTTAGTGCTTTTGAGTATGGTCTTTGGAGAATAAAAGAGTTAGAAGACCAAATAATTAAAAAGAATAGAAAAGGCAAAATACGTGATTTAGTTTTCATTGGATAAGGAGTTGATATATTGGCACTTGGTTTAAAAGGAAAAGAAATTTCTCTGACAGAGTTTAAGAGAAATTTAGGAGAATTGATAGCTGCCGATGATACTGCTTACATAAGAAGTTCTAATAGAGATATTGTTAACAACAGAAATCTTGAGCGTGATTACTATTCGGAAGAAGATGTTAAGAACATCTTAGCTTCTGGCTCAACGCAAGAAAAGAAGAACTTATCTTCCTATTTCTTTAAGCATAACAGTATGTACAAGAAGATTATTCTACACTACGCATCATTCTTGACTTATCAGTATCTTTTGGTGCCACATACTCCAATTGAGGATGGCTTTAGCGATCCTAGCATAATGCTAAGTTATGATGATGCGGTAGACTTCTTGTATGCTTTTGATGTAGAAAATAAATGCTCTTATTTCACTTACAAGATTCTAGTAGAGGGCGCGTATTATGGGCTAATTAAAGAAGTTAATAAGAAACCAGTATTAATGGATTTACCCATAGAATATTGTCGTAGCAGATTTAAAAGTGACGACGATATAGATGTAGTAGAATTTGATTTAAGTTTCTTTGATAGCATCCGTGATGCAGACTTAAAAAAGCAAGTATTAACAACTTACCCTAAATACATACAGAAAGAGTATAAAAAGTATTTAAAGAATAAACAGAAATACAGATGGATGTTTCTAAATCCTAGCGATGGGGTTCACTTCAATTTCTATGCTGAATACCCATTCTTCTTAGATATCATACCTTTACTACAAGGATATGATGAACTATCTGAGATTAATAAAACCAAAAGAAACCAAGAAATACAAAAAATACTAATCAACGAAATGCCCATTACTTCTCAAGGTGAATTAGTTTTTGAGCCAGTAGAAGCTATGGAAATGCATCAAGGCTACAAACGAATGTTAAAGAATAACATAGATGTTACTCCTTTAACTACTTACGCAAAAGCTCACGTTGAGTCTTTACAAGATACTTCTGCGGCAGAACAAAATTATCTAGAGCAGGCAAGAGAAGAAATTTTTGGCGTAACTGGTACAAGTACACAGGTTTTCGCGCCGACTACTGCGGGAGCCATCCCTTACTACTTACAAAATACTTTATCTCTTATGAGAGCCTTCTCTCGGCAATATCAACAGTTCTTTACTATATTGATTAATAGATACTATGCTACTAAAGATATTAGATTTAATATCATAGTTCCACCTATTAGTAACTATAATACTAAGGAATTTATCGCTGATGCATTTAAACTTGCTTCGTCTGGATATAGTTTCTTTATGCCTTGTCTTGCTTTAGGTGTTGGACAGAGAGACTTAAGAGACTTGAAGTTGTTAGAAGGTACATTAAGACTTAGAGATATTCTTGAGCCGCTACATTCTTCTTATACAGAAAGTTCTAAATCTCAATCAGAAGAGCAAAACGAAACGGCGGCGGAAACTAAGGAAAACTCCAATGTCGATAACACTGGCGGCGCGCCCACCAAGGATAATCCGTCAGAAAAAACTATTCAAAATAGAGAAAGTTTATAAATGGAGGATTTAAAATGCCAGAAAAAAAGATACCTACTTCCTTTGAGGTTCAATTATATGGCGATTTAGTACCTTACTCTTCTACCATTTCTAAGGCTCGTGTACGAATTTTTTATAGGGGACTTAATAGAAATGGCTCTTATATATCGGAAGAGTTCGCTGAAAAATTAATAAAGACACTACCATATGCGCCTGTTAAGGGCATTTATGATGAAGAGGGCAAGGATTACACCGACCACGGCAATGGTATTAAAAGTCTCGGAAAGGCTTACGGTGTAGTTCCCGAAAACAATAACGGTAGTTGGGAACTTCATATGGACAATGATGGAGTCGAAAGACTTTACTACTGTAGTGATGTTCTTTTATGGACTTCCTTATATGAAGTTGCAAAAAGTATACCGGGCAAAGCTCAAAGCATGGAACTAGATTATGATAGTGTCAAAGGCGAATGGACTGATTTCGGAGATTTTATAGCTTATAAATTTACCGATGGCTGTTTCTTAGGATTACAGGTATTAGGTACAATTAATGGAGAGGAAGTGGAGCCTTGCTTCGAAGGTAGTGCATTCTACACTAAGCAAGCAGACTTAAATTACCAATTCTCGGAAATCATAAAAATTGCCAAAAATTATAATTCACAAAAGGAGGATATAAAAATGCCGGAAGAAAAACAGAATGTAACTCCTGAGTTAGAAAATTCGGTGGCTGATACATCCGCTAATGGCGCGAATACAGACACTTCGTTTGAAACTAACGAAGGCGCTGGTACAGATGCTGGAGCAGATGTTGGAACAGATACTGGTGCAGATGCAGGTACTGACGCTGGAACAGGCGCTGACACCAATACTGGTGATACTGGCGCGGACGCAGGTACTGCTGATACTAGTACTATTGATGCTAGTACAGGTGCTACAGTAGACATTAGTGGCGGCGCAGATAACAATGCTAACACAGGTACAGACTATCAGCTTAAGTTTAACGAATTAACTGCTTCTTATAATGAGTTAAATGAAAAGTTTACCAAACTTTCGGATGAATTTTCTGTATTAACAGATAAATTTAACCACTTACAAGCAGAAAGAGATAGTTTAGCTGAATACAAAGTAAATGCTGAAAATGAAGAGAAGAATCAAGTACTCGACAAATACTCCAATATTTTAAAGGCAGAAGTAATTCAGTCTTACAAAGAAAAAATAAATGATTTTTCTGTGATTGAACTTGAAAAAGAGCTATGTTTTGAGGCGCATAAGGATGATACCTTTGAACCAGATACAGCAAACTTCTCTTACAAAAACAATGGTACGGTTGAGATGACACCTTTAATGAGTTGTCTTAATGATTACAGAACTGAATAATGGAGGATAATGAATATGGCTATTCAAAGATATGGTATTGATGGCTATGGCGTACTTGAACTTAACCAGGTAGCGTTCCCTACAACTGGTACAGTTGAAGCGCAGTGCAAGCTAGACTATACAAATGATTTTAAAGAGCTGTCTACTGAAAATAGCGCGAAGACTATTTGCGAAGTAGGTATGCTTCTAGCCGTTGATAAGGCTAATGACGTTGTTAAACTTCCTACTGTAGACGGTACTGACGTAGATGGATCGACAACAGACGACGAAATACTTCCTATTGGTATTAACTACACATCTGAGTTCGAGTACAATCAGTATGTTAAGGGTCTAAACAAGTTTGCTATGACTAAAGACCTTTCTGTTGGTGGTATTGACCTTTATGGTGTAGTACATGGTGACCTTCTTCCTAGAATTGGTTACCTCACAGTAGGCGACAAATTTACTTCTAACTGCTTAGCTTATGACCCCGATGAATTTGATGGTACATACGGCGGACAGGCTCTTACTGACGACGCTGCTCTTGAGGCTGCTTTAGACGCTAGTGCTACAACTCCTGTATATGGTACTTATGGCACAAATGGCGCAATTCTTCTTACAAAGACTGCTCCCAAGGCTAAGATAGTTCTTAAGGTAGTTAAGGGTAAGGATTGGAAACTTCCTGACGGTATTCATCGTGGCGTAATGCTTCAGGTTATTAAGGCATAAGGAGGGATAAGGAAATGGCTAAATTATTAAGTATTGAAGACATTAAGGAACTTGCCCACTATGCTATAACTCGCAAGGTACCGGCTAAGTTCTCCAAAGATGGCGAAAAGTATGATATAGACCTCGCTCTTAGAGATCAGTTAAACCTGTTAGCAGGTGACATATATGCGTTCCAGAAGAACAAGTGGGATATCTATCAGATAATCCAGGAAAACGCAGATGAATTCCTTCCCAAGGAAATCAGAACTATCATGGGTCAGTTCGCTGAAATCAAGACAGTTCCCCTTGGCTCAAAGGCTCAGTTCTTAGTTAAGCGCGGTAGAACAAGAGCTAAGCGTTTCATCACACAGGTAGGACCTGCTGGTCTGTACGAATCGTTCAGAATGGACGAAGGTACATTTGACCTTGGTGGTTACACAGTAGGTGGAGCTGCTCGTATCGACTTCGAGCGTCTTGTTCGTGGTGATGAAAACTTCAGCGAGTATATGGATATTGTACTTGATGGACTTGTATTTGCAGTATATGGCATCGTTCAGAAGGCTCTTCGTGGCGCGATTGCTAATATGCCCGCAGGTTCTAATACAAATACAGTAACTTCCACTTGGGATCCCGATGCTATGGCTAAGATTATAAGCACAATGAAGGCTTATGGTGATGGCGCGGTAATCTTCGCTCCGCCCGAGTTCATCGCTGCTATGGGTCCGGACGCTATTGGTGCGGCAGGTAACTTCCCCACATATTCTACTAAGGATATTGACGATATCCATGACACAGGTAGAATCCACACCTTCAGAGGAACACCTATCATCGAGCTTCCTCAGAGCTTCTTAGATGAGACCAACACTACTACACAGATCGATCCTCAGATTGCTTATGTATTCCCAACTGGTGGAGAAAAGGTAGTTAAGATCGTATTTGAAGGTCCTACACAGATTGATGATTACAAGTGTAAAGATCGCTCTCTTGAAATGAACGTTTACAAGAGAATTGGCGCGGCTATACTTACATATCACAACTGGGGCGCTTACAAGAACACAAGCATTCCTCAGACTTACACAGACGATTCGTTAATATAAGCAATTAATGTTGTGGGTGGGTAGAACTTCTATCCACCCATAATAAAAAAGGAGTTAAAGGAGAATATTATGGACGACAATACTAGAGTACAGATAAAGAGTATGATTAATAGTCATGTAGTAGTTAAAGATAATAACCTACATATTAGACGTGAATGGAATCGAAAGGGGCAGGTTCAGACACTACCGTTAGGTATAATTAGAGATTTATACTATGATATCGGTTTCCAAGCTATGCTTGAAGAGGGCATATTGACTATTGAAGATAAAGACGTAAGAATAGAACTAGGAATGGAAGCTCCTGGAGAAGAACCTTCTTTCAAGTTTTACACCGAGAACCAGATGCTTGCGGCGCTTGTTGGCACTGCAGCTGAGGTTAAAAAAGCTATGAATGAAATGCCAAAGGCTCAGCTAAATGATTTCGTTAATTTGGCTGTTCAGAAAGAAATTACTGATATGGCTAAAGTTGATGTCATTAAGGCTAAAACTGGTAAAGATGTAATAAAAATGGTACAGACAGAACGTCAAGCCAAGGAACCGGTTAAGACAGACGTGACAGATGATTAATGGAGGTATGATATGACCTCTTTAGATGTTATATACAAGGCTTTTTTAAATAAAGTAAAAGATGATGATTGGGACGATGCGTCCCAATTAGTCTCTTATGAAAAGACCTGGAAAGAATACCTTCTTTCTGCTATAAATCTTTTTAAATTTCCAAGAGTAGATTTGACATACAATGAGCAAGGAGAATATCTAGAAGGAGATTTATCCAACAATGAAATTCAAATACTTGCAGAGTATATGAGAGCAGAATGGCTTCAAGGCAATATTTCAACTTGGGAAAATATTAAAGAGCAGTATCACGAAGCCGACTTTTCTCAGGCTAATTTTCTTGATAAATTAGATAAAACTTATAAGACTGCTTTAGCGGCTGCTAGACGCAGAGAAAGTAATTATTATCGCTCGATAGGTGGACAGCCTTTCAATTATTCTGATTTGGCGGGTGATGATAATGGCTAAAAGCTGGAATAAGGATTATTTAAAAAGACTTCGTAATAGACTTTATGGCGTCCTTTGTGAAAGGGAAAAAGGCGGAGAATGGGAACAGTTTCTAGATGGTATAATAATAGAACTGCTAGGGGTAGAAGAGGATAGGAAAAGCGTTTACTATTATGCTTTAATGCATAAATTATCTTCTTGCCGTTTTTTGGAATATAAGTATTTTAGAAATACAATATTAGAATGCATGGGAATTTTTGATAAGTTGTGAGGTGTTAAAAATGGAATACTTCTCAGATTATCTTGAAAGACTAAACATAGATGGCGATGATTTTCCTTCTAGAGTACAGGGTCGGCGTGAAAAGCGTTTCCGTGCATTTCTTAAACGTACTGTATACTCTTCGGACCAAATTACTGACGAAGCGGGTAATAAGTATATAGGTTCCATACATCCGACTAAAGATTCTGAAAAAACGTGTATATATACTTTTATGTCATTAAAGAAAGATGTTTTCAATCCAGGACAATTGATAACTAATGATGGCAATACTTGGTTAATTACTCACAAAACATTAGATGATACTTTAGGCTATAATAAATATCTTCTTATGTACTTACCCACTATTTTAACCATTACTGATGGAGATGAAAAATTCTCCTTTCCGGCGCGAATTACTAACGATAGCGCAGAAGCAATAGAAGATTTCTTCTCGACTTTATCTTCTACTAATAGAAGTTATAGAGAACCTGATAGAAATATAAAGGTTATTTGTAAAAACTACGACTATTTTAAGAAAGACCAAAAAACTATGATTGAAGGGGATACTTTTAAGATAGAGGGTATTAATAAAACTGCGGTTCCAGGGTGTATATACTTAACCCTAGGTCAGTGTTTAACAGATGCGGCATTAAGTATTGAAGCAGACGATACTGACGATAGTTTTTGGGGGTGAGTAAATGGCAGTTAGAAATTTTAACGAAATGGGTGAGAATTTACTTGAAATAGTTAAAAGATTATTAGCAAATCAAAATCTTTGTAAACTATTAGAATACGCAGATAAGAACCCACTTAAGCACCCAGACTTTGAAAACACTAAAGATTTATTACATAAAAGAATAAGAATAATTCCTAAAGTAGACCCGCAAGAGGATACTCGTAGTACAATAGTGTTACTGTTAAACGAAGGAAGCGTTCTTGATGTTAACCCAGAATTTAAAACGTTGAATTTACTCGTATATGTTTATGTACCCTTTGAAGAATGGAGAATTAATGACACTCAACTAAGACCTTTTAGTATAATGTCTGAAATACAAAAAAGCCTAAATGATAAACAAATTAAAGGACTAGGGCTTCTAAGATTAGAAAGTTTTAATCTTGATTTAATTACCGATGAAATGGGAGCCTATGTCATGAACTTTACCTTGGATGTATTTAACTAATGCAGTCAGAGCTAATTACCGAAATTCAATCTAAGGCTTTTTTCAATTATCCATATGCTTTTTCTTCAATTTGCTTAGTATATCCCTTAACTATTGGTCAAATAATGGGTTCGGTCGGTATGTTAAATTATTCCTCTTATTTGTCTATACTTACTATGGATGAATTTGATATTGCTGAAAACGCAAAAAGAAAAGGAATAACGATTGACCCTTCCACCATTAATACTTTTCATTTTATAATAGATAGCGCGAAACAAAATTATTCTTTTTTATTAGAGGTCAAAAACGCCTTTCGCACCTTTGTGGGAGAGGAAATAACAATACTCTTCGATGAATACATAATCGTCATTGGCGATCTTGAAGAGAAAAGATTTATTACTTCAGAAAATTTTGGAGATTTCCAAAATATAGTCAGAGTACAAAATAAAAAAACAGTAAAGGAAGACCCTCCGCCAGATGAAAGTCCTATAAGACGCAAATTCCGAATGAAAGCGGAGTATAGAGATGCAGTAAAGCGAAACCAAAAAAGTAATGACCCTAACGCTCCCGATTTTTTGGCACTAATGTCATCTTTTTGCTGTTACAAAGATGGAATAACTCCAGAGGAGTTAAAAAACTATTCTTTCTTTGCTTTTAAAGAGGAATTTGAGCGCCATCAATTAAGAGAAAAGTACTCAATTGATGTAAAATCAATACTTGCGGGAGCCGATCCTAAAAAGGTTAAGCCAGAACCTTGGATTAAAAAAATAAGCAATTAATTTATAAGGAGGAAACTTCAAATGGCTAATAATATTTTTGAGAAATATGGCATTAAGGAAGTTGCTGACGTAACATTCTACGATACAGAAACTAACAAGCCTGTACTGTTTCTCGATACGCTAAAGGTATCTACCATTGAACAGACAGCTGAACAGACATCTGCTCGTGGTGGTAAAGGTAACCCTGAGCTTATTGTTTGGGACTACGGTAAGGAAATTACTCTAAACCTTGAAGATGCACTTTTCTCGCCTCAGTCTATGAACCTAATGCTTGGTGGTATTGAAGGTAAGAAACTTAAGAACGACCTTACTAGCGACGCTACTGACATAACTACTTTAACTAGAATGACTAAGTATGAAGCTCCGGATTCTAGTAAGTATATTTCAGAAATCAAGGCTGATGAACAGTGGTACGATCCTTCTACTATGGCAGCACTTACAAGTGTAGAAGCAGTAAATACTGCTCTTGGCACTTACAAGTATGCTTACTGCGAAAAGACTTACACTAAGACAGGTAGCTCAGTAGGTACAGTAAGTGGTAAGAAAATTGAAATCAGCGCAGCTAACTTCCCTGGTACATATCGTATCGTTGGCGAAACATTCGCTCGTTCGTCTAATACAGGTAAGGATGAGTACTTCCAGTTTGAAATTCCTAAGGCTAAGATGGGCGCTGAAAACACTATCACACTTGAAGCTGAAGGTGATCCTTCTGTATTCAACATGACGATGAAGGTTCTTCGTCCTGAGTCTGGTCCTATGATTATACTTAGACAGTATGACCTTGAGGATGCTACTCCTACTCCTACAACTAACTATACCGTAACTTTTGACGTTACTACAAATGCTAGTGACTTAACAGTTACAACTGCTCCTGCCGCTCAGACAGTAGCTGAGGGTGGTAAGGCAACAGCTCCTACCGGCGTAACAGCTAAGACAGAGGGTTATACAGTAGTTTGGAAGAACGGTTCAGACGATTGGGACTTCACCACTGACACTGTAACTGGTGACGTCACTCTTGTTGCTACAGCGGTTACAGAATAATCTATAAGTAAATACCTAAAGGTGGAGTGGCGGCAACGTCACTCCATTTTATTATAAGGAGAAATTATGGAAGATATTTTTGGTACGAAAGAATTGTATGATATTAGCTTAAAATCTACTTTTCCTATGAAGATAGGAGAACGTGAGATTGAAGCGGGCGAGTCTATCTTACATTTTGATAAAATAGATATTTCCATGCTAGACGCAGTAAATTCTCGTGTAGCCGCGGTTGGTGGATTTGATAATAGACCACAAGTAATATGGGAGCAAACTAAACAGATAAATTTCTCACTTAAAAGAGGAGTTATGTCTAAAACAAGCTGGGCGCTTATAACGAACTCTAAAATGGTACATAGTCAAAAAGGTACTAAAGTAAAAATAAGTTATACTGAAAAAGTAGAAAGCGATGAGTTTAATAAAGTGACCTTAAAATATGCTCCTTGTAAATTATTTTTATATAATTTAGAAAACGGACAGAAGATTACTGATTATACAATAGATGAAAAAGTAATAACGGTGTCGGCGCCCTATATGGAATTACTTGCCGACTATGAGTTTGAGTATGATAACGACAGTTATGAAACTTTAGTTATAGGAAATAGATTGCTTCAGGGCTATTTAAGACTTGAAGGCAAAATAGAGTTTAAGGACGATAAGGACGGATTAGAAAAGACCGGTATATTAGTTATACCTAAATTAACTTTGGTGACAGACTTATCTATTAGACTAGGAAAGAGTGCCGAGCCAGTAGTTGGTACTATTGAAGCTATCGGTTTCCCAGTTGGGTCAAGAGGAAATTCTTCGGTATGTAGTATTACATTTCTGGAAGAGAATTTGCGAAGTGACATTTAACGACCGGGCGCCAATAGGCGTCCGAGTTTGTTTATAGGGTGATAAAATGGGAAATATATTTAATAATGAATTGCTGCAATCTTCTTTTAATATTGCTTATAAAGAAAATTGGTTACAATCAAATTATTTTGTACATAAATTAAAAAGTCCCTATGATACCAACAATATTGTTCAAAATGATAAAAAAGAATTGTTTGAAAAAATAAATAGTAATATTGATAAATTAAAAGCTGAAAATAATGCTCAAGAATGGAAGGTTAGAAAAATTAAACAAGAAGCCTTGATGCGAGCAATATTAAATAATAATACTTTATCTGGAATAGATTTAATTAGACAATTTAATCAGGCTTATTTAAATTATTTGAAAGAAAGTACAGTTTTATTTGATGAAAATGGTTATTACAATATATATGTTCAAGAAGTTTTAAGAAAAGAATTGGTTCTGTTTTATAAAAGTATTGATGACAATTATAAAAGTTATCAGTTTACTCAACAGGTTTCAGGTTCTTTAATTGAATTTTTTGAAAAAGAAAAATTAAAAAAAACGTCAATAGACTATTTTACAAATAGAATCGCTACTTTAAAGAAAAATATTAAAAATCTTGAAGAGAAAGAAAAATTATTAAAATATGAACGAATGGATTATTATGATAATCTTTCTCGATTAGAGGCTTGTCAAAGATTTAGTAATATTTTGTCACATAATGAAAAGTTTATTATAGAAAATATTTTTATAGATGCTGGGAGAAAGCATAAAAACAAATTAAGTGGACAAGAAGCGGGTAGAGAATCCGAAAAATTATTCGAAGAGTTTGCTGGTGATTTTATTCAGAAACAATTGGGTAATATTACTATTAAACAAACAGGTGCTGGACAAATGAGAATTGAAGCTTCAGAAAGTTTAAGTCAACAGTCTGAAGTTTATACAATAAAAACAGATGTAGAATTAGAATTAGATTCTAGTATAATAAATAAAACTTTAAATCAGGTTGAGATAGATATCATTAATAAAATTAAAGAAGATAATTCTTTTAAAAAAGATAAAATAAAATTTAATTTTAGCTTAAAAAATTATAAAACTGATACTAATTTTGATATCAGTGCTCAATCTAATAATAATATTACAAGTTTTTTGAATATCTTAATTAAAAACACAAAAAATAGAAATACCTTATCTTTTTTAAAAGATAAACATAATATAGAAAATTTACAATATTTTATTTTAAATGATTTAGTAGACCACAGAAGTCAAAAAACAATAGAAGAATTTAAGAATCAATGTAAAGAGATAGGAATTAATGTATTATTAGCTTTAGATTCCGAAAGCGATGAAGTAGATTTTTTGGTTTTTAACCAAAGATTAATTCCTTCTTATTATTTATTAGAAAGCATAGAAAAAGAAAGGAAAAGATTAGAAAACTCAGCTTATAATCTTTTCTCAATACATATGAAAAAAGTACAACCTGTTGCTGTTATAGATAAAAAAAGAAGTGATAAAACTAATTTTTTAAAAGGATATTATTCTAAAAATTATTTAGAAAGTCATAAAGAGTATGGAGAAAAAATATATAACAGTATTTATATTAATACTAAAATAGATAAAAAATTTATTTTAAATATAATAAAAGAAATTACAGAAAAAGTAAATTAAGGAGGTAAGTAATGGCTAAAGAACGTGTAATACGCATAAGCACAGAACTTGACACATCAGGTATGCTTTCGGGCATTAACCAAATGCGTCAGATGCTTGGTAATATAAATGTTGATTCTAATTTATTTAAAGATGTCAATAAAGATTTAGACAAAATCACTAAAGACATCCTAGAAGTCAAAAACTCTTTAAAAAATGGTATTCCCGAAAAAGGAGTTACTTCTTTTTTAAATAAAATAGAAAACATTAATAAAGTTTATAGCGCTCTACCCGATAAAATAAAGCAGGTACAAATTAATACCCAAAACATTCGTTTTTCTAATCAAACTATTCAGCAATTAGAAACTTTAGACCAACAAATAATTAAATTAGGCGAAGATGCGAAAAAAGCTATAGGTGAAGATTTAAAAACTTCTTTAAGAAACGCTGTACCTAAAAATATAATTTCCGATGCGACATTAAAAACTTTAACAGAAGCTACTGATAAAACAAAGGCTTTTTCCGATTATTTTGACCAGATGGCAGATAATGCAGAAGCCGCGAAAGCTAAAGTAGCTAGTTCAATTAAAGATATTGCTAATACCATTGTAAAGAATACCGATGCAAACGCGACTCAAAAGCGCGCTGCTTTCTCGCAATTTGGTACTGCAGCTATGAATGCTTTACAAGGCGGCGCGATGGTAAATGTTGACGCCAAAGCTATGGCTCAAAATGCAGCAAATATTGGTGCGACAAAAAAGCAGTATGAGGCTTTAAAAAAGGCTATAATAGATTATCAAGATGCTTTACAAAGCTCTAACAACGTATTAGCTCAAAGACAAGCTATACTTGATATTATAAGTAAAGCTGAGTCTGATGCAACCCAAATGGCTACCCAGGCGGCTAATTTAACCGTTCAAAGAGAGCAAACTGTTACTAATGCTATTAAGAACGAACAACAAGCTCAACAGCAAGCGGGTCAGGCGGCAGAAGCGAATGGAAAAAAGACAGCCAATGCGTTAAATCAAGTTAGTGATAGCGCGCAAAAGGCTACTGCACATTTACAGAGACAAGACTCTCTTCTTAAGCAATTGGCTACTAGAGCCGCTTCTTTAATAGGTATTGGTGCTGTATTCAATTATATCACTCGTGGAATACGTGATGCTTGGAATAGTATTAAGGAGTTAGATAAGGAATTTACTGCTATTGCAGTTGTTACTGATAAGACCACTTCTCAACTTTGGCAATCTTTTAATACCTATGCACAAATGGCTCAAGGTCTTGGTGTTGCCACTAAAGATGCAGTTGCAACTTCTGCTCTTTACTATCAACAGGGTCTAAAAACGGCAGATGTCATGACTCTTACTGCTGAGACCATTAAAATGGCGCAGATTGCTGGAATGGACTTCAAAACGGCAACTGACCAAATGACAGCAGCTCTTCGTGGTTATAATCTCGAAATGAGTCAGGCTAATATGGTTAATGATATATTCTCGACATTAGCCGCTAACGCCGCAGTAGATACTAAGGAACTCTCTTATGCATTAACAAAAACTGCATCTATCGCAGAAAGCGCAGGTATGAGTATTGATACAACCTCTGCTTTCTTAGCCAAGATGATTGAAACCACTCGTGAAGCGCCTGAGAATATCGGTACTGCGATGAAATCAATCGTTGCAAGATTTGAGGAATTAAAGAAAAATCCTTTAGCATTAAGTGTTGATGTAGAGGGCGAAGAGGTCGTAGCAAACAAGGTTGAAGCTGCGATTGCACTTGCCGGAGTTAAACTTCGTGATGAAACTACTGGACAGTTTCGTAATTTGGACGATGTATTCCTGGAGCTTGCTAAATCTTGGGATAACCTAGATAGAAATACACAAAGATATATTGCTACTATTGCAGCCGGTTCTAGACAACAGTCTCGTTTTATCGCCTTAATGGACGGATATGACAGAACGTTAGAATTAGTTGAGTTAGCTCAAGATAGTGAAGGACAAAGCGCCGCGCAATTCTTAAAGACATTAGATAGCTTAGATGGTAAGATAAATAAAATTACTAACTCTCTTGAAAGTTTGTATCAGAAATTCGTCAATTCTGATTTCTTTGGTGGATTACTTGATGGATTGAACGGTTTGCTGCAAGACTTCGGAGATTGGGATGCCGGTACATTAGCAGCCTTTGCTACCGCTGGAGTGGTGCTGGGTAATAACTTAATAAATGGTATTAGAACAAGTATTAAACAAACGCCTGATTTGTTTAATCAGTTAGTTGACGCTAAGAAATTGCGAGCATTAGGTGTGCAACGCACAGCAGAGAATAATAAATATAACACAGAATTACAAAAGTACAATGAAGCTACTACTAATTATTCTGCTGCGACAGCGAGAGAACAGCTTGCTAGAAAAGATTATGAACAATACTTAAGTCAAGGAAAAGGTAAAAAATATAATATACAAACAGTAGACAGTATTATAGAGTTAAAAAAGGTAAAAAAAGAAATTATAGAATTAGAAAATAGAATTAAAGACCCAGATAAGTATAATATAGATATTACTCAAGCCACTTCTAACTTAAATACTTTACAAGCACAAGCCGATGCTCTTGAAAACGAAATTAAAAGTAAAATTCCAAGTCCTGCTATTTTAAATAGTGTTACTGGTAGTTCGCGTTTTCAGGATTATGAACAAGCTAAAGAAAATACTCAAAATGCTCAAGATGCAATGAAAGCAGCACAAGATGCATTGGTTGAAGCTGAAAAAGCTAAAGATGAAATTAATTCTACCTATGACGAAATGGAAGGCGAGGTAAATAAAAAAGCAGAAGAGCTTAAAGTTACTGCAGGCCAGGCTTTCCAAAATGCCGGCATGGCTTTGGTTAGTTCTTTAACTATAGGCATCTCTATGGCTTTAGAGCAAGATAATCCTTGGGCAGCAATAGCTACTAGCACTTCTACTTTTCTTTTACAAATGTTACCTACCTTAATTCAGCAGGGTACTGCCGTAGCAGCCGCGGGAGCTAAGAGTTTTAAGGAGATAGTTACTGCTGCAGGCGGCTGGGTGACTTTGACAATAGAACTTGTTGCATTAGCTATATCATTTTTTGGTCCACTTATTGCCAATTTAGTTAAGAACATAAAGAGCGAGTCAGAGAAGTTACAAGATGAACTTGACAAACTTCAAGATGCGCAAAAGCAATTACAGGAAAATTCTGAAAGATTAACAGCAGAAGCGGCGGTAGAAAAGACTAAATATAAAAACATTCAAAAACTAACAAAAAATTACGATGAATTAATTAATAAAACAGGTCGTACAACTGAAGAAAATGAAAAACTTAATAAAACAATAGAAGAATTAGCTACTGATTTCCCAGATTTAGTTGATTATTATGATGAAGCTGGTAATGCCGTATTAAAACAACGTAAAGAATGGGAAACTATAATTGATTTACAGAAGCAAAGCGCCCAAGAAGCAGCCCAATCAGCATTAGGAGCTAAAATAGCTACTGATTTAAACCAAATACAGATTAGCAAACTCAATACTCAATTAACTGGAGCAAGAGCACAAGAGAAGATATCTCAAAATTATACTTGGCAAAAGTCTGGTGTAAATAGTGACGACTATCTTAAGGCATTTAGCCAATATGGTCCAGTATTTGGTGGAATGGCTCTACAAGGTACAGCAATGTACAACGGCATAAGATATCTGTCTGATGCCTGGGTTAATCTTCAGAAAACTTCACAAATACAAGATATATCAAATATAGATTTTAATAATCAGGATGAAGTTAAAAAACTTAGACAACGATTAGCAAATATTGAAGCTGAGAATATTGGTTATCTTACTGATAGCGATTCTTACAAAGAATTATTAGCGTTACCTAGTACTCAATTATTAAAAACTACCGAAGATTTAAAGAAATGGGCAAACTCTTTAAGTTCTGATAATACCCTTAAAGCTCAGCTACTAGAAGATATCGAAAAGAACCCTCAAACTGTTTTAACTTATTATCAAAATATTTTTAAGCAGATAGATGATCAAGTAAATGCCTTAAATACCGACTATATTAGTGAAGAAACCAAAAAAGCTATTGAACAAACTAAAAAAGATTTACAAAATTATTTTATTAGTTATATTCAAACATTTAAACCAGAAGAAACCGAAGGATATACCGAAAAAGGTTTGCAGTTCTTTGGACAAGTTTATGGTAGTCAGCAGTCAAAAAATGTTAATCAAACTTTTGGCAGCTATATGGCAAGTAAAAAGGGAAATATTATAGGTCATGACAATACTGCCTCTAGAATTATTGAAGAGTTATACCTAGAACAAACTGGAAAAGTAGCTCTAGATAAAGAATTAAAAGATGTCATAGACACACTTCCTACTACTTTCGATTGGACAAATTTTGATCAACGAAAAGATTTTACTTTACCTCAGATAAATGCAATGGCTCAAATTCTAGGAGAATTGCAATCTATTGATCAGCAGAAAAATGCCGAAGATTTTGCAGAAATGCTACCTCAAATTAAAGACCTTGCCGATAAAGGGGTATTAGATCAGCAAATACTAGATGTTATAAACTCCGGTGATTGGGGAGCTTATGGTACAACCATACTTCAATCATTAGCTCAGGGATTCCGCGAAGCAATGGGAGAAGAAGGTTCGGGTTTTGCTAATACTTTTGATGAAATGGTATCAAAACAAATTGATCAATTAAAGCAGATGCAACCCGCTTTTGCCGAAATAGGTAGACAGTATGGTACTGATTTTGCACAAGCATTAATAGATGCAGGAGCTTCGCCTGAACAAGCGGGTAAATTAGTTAATTCGCTTAAAAATAATCTAGATGTCTCTCAAATGTCTAGTATATTCTCAATGGTTACTGCTGATAGTTTTGATTGGGGTAGTATTGATCAATTGAAAAAATTAGGCGTGCAGTTCATGGATATGGGAATGAGCGCAGAAGAAGCAACTGATACAGTTTGGGAATTAAGAAACGCGTTAACCGATCCTATTAACTTAACCATAAATGCTGATAAAGCTATTGAAGATGTAACTAAGGTAGCTAATAGTTTGACAGATTTAAAGAAAGGTTTAAAAGATTTAAATGCAGCAGTTCAAGAATATAATGAAAACGGTAGATTAAGTGGTGAAACAATATTAGATTTAGTAGCTAATGGACAATTAATGTATCTTAGTTATGATGAACAAACTAAAGCTATTACCATTAATAAAAATGCAATGGTTGATTATTACAATGCTCAAGTTGCTCAAGCTAAATTAGAAATACAACTTAAAAAACAAGAAGCTGAACGTTCTGTTGCTGCTTTAAAGGTTAGACAAAAAAGTTTAGAACTCCAAAGAAATTTATTAAAGACTGCTTTAGAGAATGAAGGAAAATTAACTGAGGAACAATATAAAGCATTAACAACCTTAAACAACACTTATGATGAAGTAACTTTAACAGATACTAGTAACTTTTTAGGTGATTTAATTGATAGCTACGCAGAGGCTTTAAAAGAAATGCGCGACCTTGCGGCTCAAGGTGGAGTAGCAATTCATGATGCTTTTATGAGTGGCATAACGGGTGGTTCAGAGAATGTTACCATTCCTTCCATAGACTCTAACAAAGCTGCATTAAATGACATATTAAATAATGCTAAGAAAAGATATTTACCTTCTAATGTTCCTGATAGTAAATACGTATATCAATTAGATCCAAAAGCTGCTGCTGCGCAGCTCGAATTAGTAGAAAAAGAACTTGCTGGTTCGGAGAAGATAATTGCTGAGCAAGAAAAACTTGTTGGTTTATATTCCGAAGGCGAAAATATACTCGATAACATTACTGGCAGTGGACTTGATAGCTTCATGAATGATACCGCTAAAGCTGCAAGCGAAGCTAATAAAGAACTTAAAGAATATGTTTCTACTCTTGAAAAGTATTATAACTTATTAAAAGATACCGAACATGCAGAAGAAGACTATGAACGTGCTAAAAAAGAATATGAAAGAAATCCTACTACTGAAAATTACCAAAAAATGCAGCAAACTAGAGTAGATTATGGTAAACAGTTGTTAACACAAAAGGCAACCTTTGAAAAAGAAAGAGACGAAGATGTACAGCGTGGCGAGCAGAGCTTTATTAAGTTTGGATTAACACCGCAAGATGCTAAACAAATAGCTGAATTAACTTCTCGAAAAGATGTTAACCAAGATGAGTTACGCAACTGGTTAAAAGATCAAGGATATGATCAAGACACCGCAGAAAAATTTGAAAAATTATGGGAAGATTATAAGAAAGAAATAGAAACTGACAATAGCAATATTAAAGCAGCTGATGATAAACTTTATGAAATTCAAGTAGACCAAGAAAATGATTTAAAGAAAATAGAAGAAGATTTAAGAAACTTTGATAGATTAAAGAATATAGAACAGGCTTTAAGTCGTCTTGATAAGTTAATGCAAGATGCTGAAAGAGACTTCCAAGACTATTACGAAAGCGGCGGAAAAGAAGGAATGGATTTACAACAATACCTTCATACTCAGGGCGCCGGAATACAAGAGTTAAATCTAGCCGCAAGTGAAATTTCTAAGGTTAAATCAGATATAGTTGCTGAAAACAAACAGTTATTAGATAACTATGCTATTGAAGTGGATGGAGAATGGTATTTAAATCCAGACACAGTCGGTGACTTAGATCCCAATGGAGAAACTTATAAAGCATTAGAAGGAGTCTTTAATCAGTTAAATAAAATTAAAGATAAAGAAGACGAAATCACAGATAAACAAAGAGATTATGCAAAAGCTGCTAAGGAAGCATTAAGAGCGGCAAGAAAGTCATATAGCGATTTAGTTATGAAAGCAGCCGATGCTTTGGCTCAACTTGACCAAAAAGCAATAGACGAAGTAAAGAAAAAGTATGCAATGATACAAGAAGAAGATGAAAAGTATCTGAACTCTTTACAAAAATCCATTGATAAACAGCGTCAGCTCCGTGACCAAGCTAATTCTTACGACGATTTAGAAAAACAAGAAAAACGTTTAGCTTTACTTGAAAGAGATACTTCTGGCGCCAATGCGGCAGAGATAGCGGCATTAAAAGAGCAAATTAAAGATGCTCGCCAAAGTCTTGTAGATACTGAACAAGATAATATTGTGAATAATATTTCTGAAGCCAACGACTTAAGAAAGGAAAAAATGGACGAAGAAACCACTTTCTTACAGAACGTAATGGATGAAAGAACATATGATATGCAATATTATATCGAACGTGCGCAAGATATAGTAAATGCTGCGATAGATGGTGATGAAGGAGCTTATAAGCGCTTATTAGAAATTCTTCAAGAAACTGATGAAGCCTATTACAAAGGTACCAAGCAGATGCAGGAAGAGTGGATGGAGACTACACAAACCAACATAACTACTGCTACTGGTTATGTAACTGCTTTGAAAGATGGTACTGTAAAAATATTAGGCCAAACAACCGAAGAAATAATAAAATCTTTATCCACTTTTGCTGGACAGAACATTGGAAAAGTATCAGAAGTGGAAACGAAGGTCAATGAACTAGCTGAAGTTACTAAAAAAATTGACATGACCAAATGTTTTGAAGACATGAAAACCGCCGTTGAAGAAGCACGCAAAGAATTGAGTGATTTAATTACAACCTTTGATGGTAGTAAAGTTCACACCCAAGTCGAAATAGAATATAAAGCTACTGGCGATATACCAGGCGAAAATCTTTATCCGGGTGGTACAGATCCTAATGAAGGAAAAAAATGGGTAACTTTTGAGAGCGCAACGGGTAAGATTACTGGTATTTATGATTCGGAAGACCAAATGAAGACCAATAAAGCCATAGACTCAGGTGGTTCCGGAATTAGTGGAACAGCAAGAACAGCGTCTCAAATATCTCAACTGGGAGATAATTTTAAAGTTGGTGGATACTTGTTTGACGGTTCTTTAAAAGATATGAGTAAGAAAGAACCACCTTCTCAACAAGCACCTTCTTCAACCTCTGTTCAACAAGAATCAAATCTGTCAGAAGTAAGTTTTAATAAATGGTGGGATTGGTGGAATAGTGAAGGTAAAGCAAGTAGAATTGCTATTGGTAAAGATGGTAATGTAGAAGGACAAGTAAAAGTTTTGGGTCCTACTGATGCAGACCCTGAAGGAAATTATCATATATTAAATGCTAATTCTTTAAAAGACGCTATTATGTATTGGGATAACGATAAACTTAAAAAATTAATAAAGTCTGATGGAACACAAGTCTTTAAAAACGGTGGCTTAGTCAAGTACACCGGTCCCGCGTGGGTAGACGGTACTCCCTCCACTCCCGAAGCCTTCTTATCTGCCGACGATACTCGTAACTTCCAGGAACTTGCAAAAATACTTCAAAATGTTCTTAACTTTGACAAAGCTCCAGTCGCTACAACCGAAAAGGATAAGATACAGATAAAATCTGGAGATACCAATATAGAAATCCACATAGAAGTGGACAAGATTGATAGCGAAGAGTCCATGGAAGAACTTTGTGAAATGATGGCAGACAAAATACAGCAATCTTATTCTGGTGGTATTAGTCAGCCATGACCGAGTTAAAGGAGGAACATTATGGGTATAGCTTTAGATGAAGTTAGAGAAAAAATACCGGTTAATATTGATTATGTGGGCTTTACTTTTAATGGCATTCATTCCTCTCAATTAAATATTTTAAGTGTTAGTAATGGTAGCAGGTACACTATGAACCTGCTACCTACTATTGAAGATTATTCTATTGATATTGTGGGTGGAATTGGTTCTAATTATTTTGGAGGAACTTTTAAGAAGAAAGAGTTCTCACTAAATATTGCCTTCGATAACGTAGAAGAACTTCAATTGCGCGCGATGCAAGAATTATTTTCTGAGCGAGAGGTACATGAATTATATTTTGATGAAGCTCCTTATAAAGTATATAATGCTGTAATATCTAAAACACCTACAATTACCTACATAGCTTTTGGTGATGTGGGTACTAGAGTTTATAAGGGTGAGGGTACTATTGTATTTACTTGTTACGATCCAATAGCTTATAGCAAAAATGGAAATTATTTAGATGATTACGATAACGAAAATATAGAAGAATGGTCAGTAGCGAGTGGAATGTTAGATAATAAGTATAAGGTTGTTAATGGAGTTAGAACATTATATTACGATACTCCTATTTCTATTACTGACGGATTTACTATTCGCGCATACAATGCTGGATTAATAGAAGTGCCATTTAGAATGTACTTACACTGGAGTACCGGCGCCGACACCTTAACTTTAGTGAATGGTTCTACACAAAAGGCGCTTGTATTAAAAAGAACAGCTACAACCGATTATCCTATACTTATTGATACAGAACGTAGTTTAGTTATTGAATTAAAACAAATCAATACAGGTACAGAAGCAGAACCGGATTATGAATGGTCACACACAAGAGAAGAGACGAATGTATTAAATCAACTAGTATCTGACGGTAGATTTTTTACATTACAGCCTGGAGAGAATACTTTGGTAGTAACTGGCGCGACACTACAGCCAGGTTCAGAGTTGTTAGTTCCAACAACCGACAACGGTATGATTTATTACCATAGGTATTTATAAGAGGTGAGATAATGGATTTAATCAAACACGAATATGAGTTAAGTATTTGGAAGGATGTCTGGGCGCAACCTACTTTACTTGACGACTATGGTAATGTTGTAACGACCTTAACCAGTGTAGATGATAAACCAATTCTAGATGAAGAGAAGAGTGGAGTATTATCAACTGATACTATGACCTTCCCTGGTAAGGCTACTAATATTATTTTTAAAACTAAATTAAATGGTACTCATGAGCTTACTTTTGATTTGCCAGGAAAATATGTAGACACCACTACGGGAAAGAAGGTAAAGAATTATCTACGAGATTTAATAGATAACGAAACGAAAGTTAAGTTATATTATAAAGAAAAATGGTATAGTTTTTACGTTAAAAAAGTAACCGAAAAGCGCGAGAAGAATTATATGGTTTATAGTTATTCTTGCGAAGATAGCTTTATTACAGAACTATCTAAAAACGGTTATAAAATTACTTTTAACGAATATACTGAACACTATATAGAACAAATCCACACATTCGCGCAAGATATACTTGAAGGCTCGGAATGGGATTATAGCATAGAAAAAACCGAAGCCTTATGTGATTTAACAGAATATCAAGAAGAAAAGTTAGTTAAGTATGTAACAAATACGACATTAACTGGTATGCGCCCATTAATTGGTACTCTAAATCATACGATTTATTCTACAGACCAATCAGCTACTCCAATTACTATTCCTAGTGGTACAGTAGTTTATGGATTTTATTCTGAATATAAGAAATCTATTGTTAATCCACGAGATAATACAGAAGTAAAGCAATTCATTTATATTCCGGAAGATGAAGAAGTTTTAATTAGCGGCAACACGATAGTTAATAAGCGCGTGAACTATATCTGTAACGCTGAATATCTTACTGAACCAGACCCGGCAAATATCTTCCACGAAGATTATCGTTATGGCAATAAAATAGTTTATAGTCCTTATACTGAATACATTAAGGAATTAGACCGTTTCGCTAAGAAATATTATAAAAACCCTAGCCTTCCTGGTGATGTATTTTATAGCTATACTAAAACCAGAATTATGGTTCCGGAGATAGCTACTAACTATGCTGCTAATGGTAAAGATATGGTGGACACTACTGGCTGGGCGCCGGAAGTGGCAACTGACAAGTTAGCTGTAGATAAGCTAAGTAGCGGTTTATTTGAAACTGATAGCTCTGGTTATCCGACTTTAGTATATGACGATAATGGTAATTTTAGTCCTAATACTTATGGTATAGTTGCTAGCCAATTGACTACAAAAGCTACTGGCGGCAGAACGGTTCGTATTATTAACAGCGGTCCGTATAGTAGAAAACTTACTATTGACACACCTACTTCTTTTGCTATTAAATTACAATATAAATGGACAGACCCCAACGACCATACTACCGACCGTCTAGGTAGTCCTAGTCAATACCTGGGTGGCGCCGTTAGTGGTAATGCTCCTAATGTATGTATTTATCAACCTGTAGTTTCTGGTATAAAGGACTCTTATTACTCTGAAATAGTTACTGAGTCTTCTGCTTTGGACGATGACGGCAACTATGTATTTGCAGCTACTCCGTTAGTTAAAGTAAATTCAATAGTAAATAATCAGTACGCAATTGTTAATTTTACTAATGATATGTTAGCTGACGGTCCTCTTACGGATTTATTCATAGTCATAGAAATAGATGCACAAACAAACCAAACTCTTGATTTTTGTATTCAAAGTTTAGAGTTCTTTGAAGCGTTTGACTATAATGGTGGACATACAGTTCCGGCGGCAGATGGATATTTAAGAAGTCAAGAATGCATAGCTCCTTCTTGGGCTAGTTATGCTAATCCAGTAACTCAAGACCAATATTATCAATGGATGCATGGATATATTAGATATCTGCATACAGGAGAAGTTCCTCCAGGTGGCGAAATACCAACTGCTTCACAGGCTTATACTGAAATGCAAAGTAGCTTACAGACTTGGGAAGATAAAATCATTAGCAACTATGGAGAAGATGGTTTTAAATATACTCTTGTAACTAGTGATAGTATAGTAAGTGGAAAGAGTTTTGACGAAGAGATTTACTTTAAGTTAGATGATAATAATAGAAGTTTTTCGGGTAAGCGAACAGTTGTTTATATAAATCCTAAAGAGGGCAGCGAGTATTATAATATGCTTCAATGGTATGATAACTTTAAATATCGTACCTTAAAGCAAGAAAAAAGTAATAGATTTAATTTAACCCAAGAATTGTCTAAGCTATTCCAAGTTTATCCTTGTTATGATATTGATTACTATGCAAATGGTAAAGTAAAGAAAAAACTATATGATGAAGATAATAATGAAATTACGATAGATAATTATACATCACAGGCTGTACAATATAGCAAACGAGTTAAAACTTTATATTATTCTGATAGAGCCGAAAACGAAAATAAATATGGCTTCAAATATGGTCACAACTTAAATTCTATTAGTCGAGTTATAGATTCAGCAAATGTTATTTCTAAAATGTTTGTAACTGATAACTTAAGCCAGTATGCTAAAGACGGAATTTGTACCATAGCTCGCGCCGCGGATAACATTGGTAAAGACACTTATATATTTAATTTTGACTATTTTGTTGATAGACAGCTAGTTAAAAAAGACCAAATTACTCAAGACCTTTATAGTGCTGATACGGTTAAAGATAGTCAAGGAAATCCTTATGTTTATACTTGGACTGATTACAGAAACGGACATATAGATGATGTACCTAATTCCGAGGCTTATTCATTTGATAATGTAAACGTCTACAAAGGCTTTTTAAGAACTATCGGAGAGATAAACTCTCGTTATGATTATCTAACCGAAGAGAAAACTACTCTTGAAAAGTATCAGTTAGTAATACTAGAAGCGTCCGTTCAAACTTATACATCAGCAGTTAAATCTTTAAGAGAACAGTTGGCTAAACAGAAAAATTTACTAGAAGCCTATCAAAAAGAGCAAGTAAATAAAAAGCAGGCTGAATACGCTGCTTCGTGTGAGCGCATAGAAAGTAAAATAGCTACTTATGAGATTTATCTAGAAGGCGCGCAAAGCCTATATGAAACTTATGCTGACTTATATAATAGATATAATTGCGAACAGAAATTCTTACTTGACGCTAAAAAGCAGGAAGAAGATAAATTCAATAGCAGATACGAAAGTCTTATCAAAGAAGGCGTATGGCAAGATAGTAAATATCTAAATGATGAAGCATATTATTTGGACGCAGAAAAAGTTTCTAATGACTCAAAAGGTCCGAAAATAACCTACACTATTAATGTAACAGACCTATCTGTATTACAGAAGTATAAATTTACTGACTTTAATGTTGGTGATGTTACTTATGTAGAAGATTATGAGTTCTTTGGAGACGACCCAGACGGTACTGCAAAATTCTATAATGAAAAGACTATCGTTGCTGCAATAACTTGTAATTTAGATAACCCTTCCAAAAATTCCATTTCTTTACAGAACTATACTACTAAATTTGATGATTTGTTCTCTCGTATTACTGCAAGCGTTCAGAGTTTAACATTTAACGAAAACATCTATCAGAGAGCCGCTAACTTCACTACGACTGGCGCCCTTAACGGCGATAGTATGCAAGATAGTTTATCCAATAATGATTTGACATTAGTGGGTAATCAGGATGTCCAAATTGACGGAAATGGTATATTAGTTACCGACCTTAGAATACCAAGTAATAAAGTAAAGGTAGTTGGTTCGGGTGTTTTCTTAACAGCAGACGGTGGTAATAGCTGGTATGGCGCTTTTGAGAACGGCGGTATTAACGCAAGTTTGTTAACGGTCGGCGCTATAAATACTAAATCAATTAGTATATTTAATGAGAATTATAGTAACTTTGTATGGGATAAAGATGGACTTACTGCTTATGCTACTGCATCTGCTTTTGAGGACGGAAGTTCTTCAGTTACTAATAAATCTATAAGTCACTCATATGTAAGATTTAATCATTATGGATTATACTTTGTGAAAGATAGTGACCAATTTGACCAAGACTTGTTAACAAAGACAAGTGGCTCTGGTGGAAAAATTACAGCAGACGCACTTAATTTCATTATGAATAACGCAGACGTGGCTGTTACTTATAATGGTTTTGCTATTAATGGTCTTTCGGGAAAGGTTAGATTTACTTCTGCTGACGGTATTGTAATGAAAGACGATTCTGATGAAGAGGTTATTAGATTAGGTCATATTACAAATACTGAATTAGACGATGATATCAAGGACTTCTGGGGCTTATATGCGCGTGGAGCGTATATAGAAGGTAAAATATATACCAATAAGGTAATCCAAAGAACTGTTGATTTAGGAGTAACAGGTAGAGTTAAAGTCGATGATATAAGTCGTAGTATGCTAAACGGTGGTAGACTAGAAATATCTAAGACTGTAGTTGAGTCCGGATCGGTTGACGTAAGCAATAGAGAGCTAAAGAAGATTACCTCTTTTGGCGCCGCCCTGTATAATATGGGAACGACCGATGATGATTTATCAGTAAATGACCAATTAAGTAATTTAGGTAGTACAGTCTATGTCCATAAAGACGGATGCTTCTGGAGTGTAAGTAGTTATAATGATACTGCGAACACATATAATGCTAAATTATTATATGTTCGTAAACAAATGGGCGAGTATGATGAAGATACTTTTGTAATAAAGTGTAATCATTTCAGAAATGACGCTCAAGCAGTAACCAATGCTGTGGCTCCGCAAACTCAATCCGATATTAAAATTAAGAAGAATATTGCTACTATTTCCGATAATTATTTAGACTTCATAGATAAACTGCAAGTAAAAACTTACAACCTTAAAACTCAAGACGACTCGGCGCCGAAACACATCGGACTAATCGCTCAAGAGGTTCAACAGGCTTTAGCTGATTGTGGCTTAACTGATAATGGCTTAGTATCACAAATGCCCGATGATACCCTTACAATTAATTATACCGAACTTCTTACTCTCGCAATAGCAAAAATTCAGCAATTAGAAAAGCGTATAACAGAATTAGAAAATAAAAAGCCCGGAGTTTAATCACTCCGGGTTTCTGTTATTTTCATTAAGGTTTGCGCCTGTTTTGGAGTTATCTTTAACTGCTCCAATTCATCTTGCATTATTATAGTTGAAATCGCAAAATTAGTTTTTTCCAACTCATCAATACGCTCGTGCCATAAAGATACCTTATCTGGTATTAGAGCTAAGGTTCCGTCTTCAGCTATGTCAACTGGGGTTCCGTCTTCTTTCTTTTCTACACATTCTTTTATAAGTTTATTTACTATATCAGTATAAATCTGTATATTGGAGTCAACTTCTTTAGCAAGTTTGGCTAATTTTATACTCAATTCACTAGGAAATATTGTATCACCATTTGTGTCCAACACATCTTTTAAATCTTTTAGTTCTCTTGGTACCATATATTACTCCCAAACAATAACTCTTAGTGCTAATTTTTTTGAATAGTATCTACCTATACAAATTGCGTCTGCGGCATCATCACTAGTAACATCTAAGTCATACCACTGTTTAACTAAAAGCTGTGCGCTCTTTTTGCGGTCCGCTCTATACTTTCCTTTAACTCCACACCCTTTTCTCCAAACAGACGGATAAACGGTTTCAAAAGGAATTTTTAATTCAAAGGCAGTATTTTGTAATACTCCTTGTAGATGCGCCAAAACCTTATATGTGGTAACATTCTCTATGGCATCTCCATTAGCTCCTTTTTCATTTTGAAGCTGTATATCTTCTATGATTAAGCTATCGGGGCGCCAAATAGAAATCATATTAATCATCCACTGTTTAATAGCTTCTATACGTTCTACTTCAGTAGATTGATTAACGGAGAATGTTCCAAATTTGATTAACTTACTATCATCAAATATTGCCCAACCAGTACTATATGTTGCATCATCTAAAGCAAGTATTCTTTTTTTAACACCTGTTTTAGGCATAACTCTGTTTTCAACGGGAGTGTAAGTTGTCGCATCACAGATTGGACAAGAATGGTTTTCGCGCCATAATCGGTAAGTAAGAGTTACTTCGTGTCCTTGTGGACATTTATATTGAAGTTCAGTATCTAAATTTGTATAGGTATCACTAAGAAGCGTCCAATTTATCATAGACGCTTCTTTTTTCAAATCTTCTATATGAAATTTACTCATTGACGGTACTGGTTCCGCTAGAGCCGAAACCATTTTCTCCTCTAGTATTATCTGCTTCGGCGCTTACATCGCCTTCTTCAAAAATACCAATAGGCACTTCATTAAACACCATCTGAGCTATTCTATCTCCCTTAGCAATTACATAAGGTGCATCTCCATAGTTATCAATAAGCACCTTAATTTCACCGCGATAGTTACTATCTATTGTTCCAGGAGCATTTGCTACTCTAAGTTTTGTTTTTGCACTCATTCCACTTCTCGGACGTATTTGTGCTTCATAACCCTTGGGTATCTTTAGCACAATACCAGTACCGACAGCTACTGTTTCATTAGGATTTACTGTACACGCTTCAACAGCATAGATATCGGCGCCTGCATCACCAGCGTGAGCATAGGTAGGAACAATAGCATCTTCCGAGAGCTTCTTATACGCTACATTTATTCGTTTAGAGGGGTCTTCCTGATAGTCTAGAATGCCCTTATATGAAAGCTGCATTAATTTAAGAAGGAACTCTTTCTTTTGGTCTGAAATTTCGAAGCTATTAATAACTTCTATCATTCCATCGTAGCCCTTTTTCTCTCTTTCGTAGTCTATGTCAGAATAAGAAGCTAAATGCTGACTTACTGTATTATGGTAAGCTGTGGAATTGAAAACTTGATCCATAGAACCATATAGACCACTAGCAAGGTCATTAAACTCATTATCGTCCAGAGCGATTATTGCTGAAACTATACCACCAAGGTCTCCATCATTTAAAGCCTTTAACAGGTCCTGCTTAGGATCTGGAACACCATTTTTCTCAGCCATTTTAATTTTATTATTTGTCATATTTTATCTCCTTGATTAGAAAGTTTTAGTAAGTTTAACAACAAACCAACTGTCTACTACTTCACCCTTAAGTTTCTTTTCCTTTTTATCACAACTATACTTAGCTAATGTGAAGGTGCTATCTGCCTTGGCTTTCTCTATAAGCCCCTCAGCCTGTTCTAGAGTATCTACCTGCCACTCTTCCGTTACTTTAGTCATTTCCATATTTTTAATCTCCCTTTAACTCATAAATTGATGGACTGTAACCACAACCCTTTGATTCTTCACAAAGAGGTATTACGTGCTGTCTGCACTTAGGAACTAGCCAATAGTTCCCAAAAAATTCGGCTTCTTCATCAGTCATTGTGGAAAGAACTTCTAGCTTCATTAATTTAGCCAACTGCCGAATTTCCCACTGGGCGCGAGTACACAACCTTTCGCCCATAAAGTTACCTAGCGCTCTTAAATTCATAGTTACTATCATTGTGGTCTTACAAGCATTAGGAAGTGTCATTCGAGCATCTTCCTTAGGAACGCCCGCCGCTACCAAATAGTCATAAGTGGAATAAGCATCTTTCATACATTCCTTATATCGGTCATAGGTTTCTGATGTAACTGTAGAAGGTACGATAAAATTCGGTTCGTCTCCTTCTGCAAAAGGTTCTTCACAATATCTCTGACTACGCACACTATAACTTGCAATTCTATGACGGGTAATCTGTGCTAGCAGCGCTCTGCTAACTCCTTCGATTTTAAAAGTATAGTTTGCGTGTTCAAGCACTGAAGTATGTCCACTTCTAACGCACGCCTTAAGTATGGTAAACGAGGGTTTACTATTATAACAAATTGAAGCACTTTCTTCACACGTTTTTATAGGGTTAGATGTACAATCAATTAAACTAACTTTCATTTTATTACCTCTCCGTTTTTACTATATATATTATATCATAATATTTAGAAAAAGTCAAATTTTAGCCTTTTATATTGTAACCATATCCTTGTCCTTCATAAAACTCGATCCAGTATTTTTCCTTTGCGGTTAGATCCTTTTTGTCACATTCCTCAACTACTTGCCAAGTAAAGCTATAAGGACCGTCCTCTTTCATAGCTGGATATAGTTTATTAGATGTCATAGGTTCGGCGCCGACAGCTCGTTTAAGGTGTTGCCGCCAACGCTCTGCTATATCTACTGCTTGACCTATATACACTTTTTCATTCAAAGTGTTTGTCAGCTTGTAGATACCAGTAATTTGTTTGGTTCCTATTACTCGACCTACCAAATCTGTATACGGCTTTTCGTAATAGGTTTTATAAATTAATTTGTCTAATATCTCTGGGTGATGAAGCAGATGCTTTATACTTTGTAAAGCCTGTATATCGGATATGTCGTTTTCTGTTATATTTAACTGATAAAATTTAGCCTTTTCTCGTATCTCTTCTTGCTCTTTGTTTATCTTTATTATACTTTCTTGTTTATCACGATATTCTTTCAGTATATGTTCAAAATTAGCTTTTTCTTTTTCATACTCTTCGGTCATTTGCCGTTTCAGTCTTTCACACTGTTGTTTATAACTTTCTACTTCTTTATTGGCATTATCATACATTTGGTTCTTAAATTCTTGCGTTTCGGCGCCGATACTATCTTTCTTATCTTTTAGTTGAGATTGATAAATCTCTTCTAAAGACTTTAGAGCTTCTTCTTTCTCTTTTACGCCATTAGATAATATCTCATAAGAACCAGTTAAATTATTAATTTTGTTTTCTAATGAAAAACTTTTGGATTGCTGCTCTCTTAGGTCTGCATAAACTTTATCTCTATTTGCAGATAAATTTTCATATTGTTCGTTTAATTCTTTTATCTCGTTTTCTTTAGATTCGATACTTTCTTTTAATTCTTGAAGACGACGTTTGGCTTCTCTACTTAAATACCAGTAGAGAAGCGCAAGTAGACAACTAAGAATTATAACAATTGCAATAATTATCATAACGCCGAACACCTCAGCAAATAGTGTTTATTATTTCATCTATAAAGCCTAATTCAAGCGCCTGCTGAGCTGTGAACCAGTTATCATCTTTACTCATTTTGTCATAATCTTCTTCCGTTATGTTAGAGTTTTTAATGATATGGTCTTTGAGCTGTTGAAGTTGAGTATTATAGAACTCAGCGTATTTCTTAAACTTATGTGCATCTTGCATACCACTACCAATAGAACCTTCGTGTAGTAGGAATGAAGTATGTTCATAAGCCATTCGCTTATCACCAGCAAGAGCAATAAAGAGTCCACTACTATATGCGGCGCCGGTAACAATAGTATAAACAGGAATTTTGGATGCTTTAATCGCATCTATAACTTCAAAAGCGTCTATTATCGAGCCACCATAAGAGTCGATATAAATTTTAATAGGTTCTTTTTCAACCTTGCCAGCATCTAAGATATTCCATATTAGAATATTCTGATAAATCTGTGAACCAGTGTAGTTATTCTTGACATCATTTAATATAATTGTACGATTTTTAAAAGTTACAACATCTATTAAATCTTGAACTGCACTGTCCTCATCCGGCGTTAGTGCGTTTTCAAGCACTTCCTCAAGAAAATCATCGAGGTCTTCTCCAGTCTTTAATTTGTCCTTATTCATTGTTATCGCCTCCAATATTCTTTTTATGACAATAAATACATTCGTTATTTTCGTATTTATGTGGACATAATTGTCGTAGCTGAGTAATCTCTGCTTGCAAATTTTGCATTTCTGGATTAAGTACAAAAGTGTTACAAGACCAATTTGAAGTTTTGCAATTTTCAAATCTTAATTTAAGGTCTGCATACTCTTTTTCAATCCACTCTGTTGTAATGTTTTCTGGCTTGTTCATCTTGGTACCTCACTGATAATGTGTAAGTTAATAACTGATAAAGCTCCGGGTCTTTAGCCTTTATTTTTACCATTAATTCATATTTGTGTTTGTTATTAAAGTATGTATGAAATATGTCGGCATCTTCCTTTAGTGTATAATTGCTGCCGTACCACTTCTTACCACAATCAAAAAGAAATTTATAAGTTACATTATTTATCGGAGCGACTTTTAAGTTAGGCTTCGGGTTCATAAATTTTCCCTTTTGCGCCATTCTCAAAAATTTCTTTAGCTCTAAATTGTAGTTTTCTACCGAGCATTCTCCAAAAATAAAAGAAAATTTTTGTCTTTGTGCGGCAGGAAAATCCAATATTTTACTTATATCTTTTTCAATACAGTTTTTAACTATAAAGTTGATATTACCTATCGCACGACTATAAACCTTAGCATCAACCCAGCGTTTGGCTTGGGTGTAACTGTGAATAGTAACAGGATAATAAAAGGATATTTTTTTATTTAGCTTAATTATTTCTTCATAATCGCTATCTGTGATATCTGTATCGTAAAAAGTAATTTCTTGGTTAGCCGAGCTAATAAAGCGCTTGTTGCTGCTTTCGTGTAGGCGAATGAAATCAGACTTAATTAATTTATTTCTTAAGTAGCTATATCTACTGTCGGATAATAGTTTCCTTACTATCGGCGCATCATAGATAGTTGTATCAGGATAGATTGCTCGAATTTCTTTTGGAACGGCGCAATACTTATTATAAAAATAACTACCTATCAAAGTTACTTTTTCGCTCTTAATTAAGTGATCTATATAAATTTGCTTTTCGCCATTATAGATTACATATAGCATACTATACCATTCGATATCTTCTTTTTTCTCTGAGGGACAAAGTTTAACTTTATCCCCCATTTGTTTATGATATCCAGAGATTTGCATAACATCTAAATTAGCTTCGTAGCTTTGCGGTGTATATAACAAATCTAAGTCTATAATTCCAACTACCATTAGGCTTCTGCACGCTCCGTTACTGTAGTTAATAAACCTTTATCATCTATATTTGTTATCAATTCAACTAGATGATAAGGAGTACTTTTATATTTCTTAGGTATGAAGTTATTCTCTCTTCTAATACCCGTGAATATAATTTTATTTCCTCGACTAAACCAAGACTTTTCAATAACCTTTTTATGCCCGTCCGTACTCATAACGCTAATCTGCTTATCAAAGATACTAAACTGATTAGCATATATCTTAACATCTACAACTCCTGTAGTTGTTAAAATAGTGACTGTGTTCTTATTTTTATTCTTATCAATTACAGTTCCTGCTATTCTTGTAATTCGATAAATCGGAATATCTCTTCCCTTTATGGGTATGGTGTTTACTACTTCAGCGGTCTCCGGCATAGATTTGAAATCTTCCAGTTCATAAATTATCTTAGGTACTTTCTTAAGTTCGTGATCGTGGAAGTAGAAGTTTACACTATCCATTTCCCATTTACTAATATTGCCCAAAGCATATTTGTTCCAGAAGTCGTCAAACAGCTCCTTATTGAGACCAATTAACAAATCATTCAAATGACTTTTAATATAATCACTCAAAGGCTGCATTAACTTTTTATACATCTTATCCCACATAGCGCTAGGAATATATCCTATGGGTTCATCATTTTCATACTCTATGCTAACATTTTCAGTATCAAAATTACTTTCGTAAAAACTAAAGCAATATAGGTCAAGATAATATTTATCTGTTAATCCCTTATCCTTGCTTATCTTTTTGATAAACTTGTTAAAGTTAAATACTTTTACATTAAAAGAAAGTTCTTCGGGGAACAATTTCTTTTCTATAAGTTTCTGCGCATTTCTCATATTGAGAGTAGTTTTCGCGCCACATATGGAAAGAATATAATCTTTCATTATTTCCGTTCTTTCGCCAAAGCTATCAAAAGCTCCACTTTTAATTAAGTTTACCATTTGCGGCTTATTGACTTTTACCTTACACAAAAAGTCATTAATAGAGTTATAAGGTCTATTTCTTATGATATCTTTTGCAAGGTCTTTGCCTATCTTTAATATTCCTTTAATTCCATAGTATATCTTATTTTCTGATTCTACTGGAGTAAAGGTAAAACTAGACTTATTAATATCTGGTAAAGCTATTGTTATTCCAGCGGACTGCATACTTCCGATTGCTGTAGCAATCTTTCCGTAGTCAATTTTATTCGGTTTCTTTTTCTTGACCACGGTGCCATTCTCTTGTGGATTATCTTCTTCAGTATCCAGGAGTTCGTCCTCCTCTTCCTGTAGTTCTTCAGAGCAAAATACAGATTCAGTTGAACTCTCTGATTCGTTGTCTTGAGAATCATTTTCTTCATTTTCTTCTTCTCCGTCCGCAGCGCCACTATTAACTATTAAGTTTGCTGTGTTCCAATAAATTACTGGATACTTACAAGCAAGTTCCATTTCTTGAAGTCCGACAATTGAGTAGGCAAGGGTATGTGACTGATTGAAGCCATCAAGGTAGATGTTATTTTCATAACTGACTACTACCTTAGACTATATCTTCATCGTTTTTAGAGTCAAATAGCGGCTCTACCAACCGATATTTTCGACTAAGACAGATTTTACAATCTTTATACAAAATGTTAGCTAAACATTTTGCAGTTTTTTGTTTTGTAGTTTGACAAACATATCCATTATTTTTCTTATCTTTTACATTTATTTTATTAGTAAACGAGGCTTCTATAGGAAGAAAAGAATTGCAAAAAGTTTTAAAATCCTCACAAGTGGATTGATAATTTGAAACAAAACCTATGTGATAATAATTATTTTTATCTATAGAAATCCAGCCGTCTCCATCTATCAAACCTCTTATAAAATGAGGTCGCACAGCTAACGATAACTCTGGTAAATGTTTTGTTTTATGTGTTTTATCTGGCACTATACCATATTTAGCCAAACTATTACATAAATGTTCGCTTATCATTCGGATAGAACAAACTTCTGTATTACCTCTATTTCGATAAGAAATTTTACTATTAAGATTTAATTCCTTTTTAAATCTCTCTAATAATTCTCTGTCTTTAGCTTGTATTTCTATAGTTAATTGATGGTTATAAACGTTTCCATCTGCAAAAACAAATCCTAAAAAATAAGCCTTTTCTTCTGTATCAATATTATCAAAAAATTCATCATTCTGTTCTTTATTGAGCTTAGGTTTATTAATTATTTTTATATTATTTTTAACTAAAACCTTATGGATTGTTTCGGTACAACAATTATATTTTCGAGCTATTTCGTTTTGAAACAAATCTGTAGTTGTATATAATTTAATTATTTCTTCTTCATCTTTTTTATTTAATATTCTAGGACTTTTTTTACTACGAATTTCAATATTATTATCTTTTAATATTTTACTTATAGAATTTGCTCTGCAATGTAAAATTTGTGTAGCTATATATGAAATTGAAAATTCATCTTCGGTATATAATTTTATGATATTTTTAATATCATTTTCTGTCCATTCTCTTCTTTTCGGCATTTTATCACCTCCTTTTAATTTAATGGTAGATAAACGATGCGTGGCACTTGGGATTTCTCCTACTCTATACTAGATAGTCGTTGAACCTTCCGTTAGCTAAACGGCTTGGCTGCTGATAAGCATATCATATAGACTTAGCTTTCCAGCAATTCACCACGTTATTCAAATAATCTTACGATTATAGGGAGCAATTTTATTTACCCACGGCTCATAGCTATCAGCACGTTCCAAACGTACTTACACAATTTCTCATTACAATTCTTTTGCTTGGTTACTTCAAAAAATTCTTTAGTTAATGCATCATATTCTTTAGGATTTTTCTTGGCAATAGACTTTCTTAACTTATCTGCCCAGCTTAACGAAAAGCCGCCGAGTTCGGGTAACTGAACCAACTGCATAAATTGTTCCTGCGCAATACACAATCCATAAGATATTCCAACTATAGGTTTAAGGATTTCTTTCTCCTTCTCTCCTAAGCCGTATTGCTTCAATTCTTTATCCCATTCCATTTCATTAACTTTAAATCTCGCTAGCTTATTTAATGGCATTTCCGCGCCCTTTTCGGGAGCCATAAGTCTTAATGCAGAGTTAAGAATTGCCAAGTCATCGACTGAGGTCGGCTTCATTAAGGCGATACCCTTAATTCCACTATCTTTTTCCATTTGAAAGAAAGACCATATTTCGTGGTTCCAAAGTCTTTGCCAACTATTTATATTATCTCTTTCTATTTTATAAACGCCGACTATACTTTCATATGTTTCTCTAAGAGAACCTTTATTTTCTACTCTGCCCGCTTCAAGAAGCAAATCAATACAAACTCTCATTTTATCAAGAGCTTCGATTGAGAGTAGATCCCACTTGATCAGCGGTTTGTCATATATTTCTATATGTCCTGACTATCTTTTACCTTATAGGAACTCCGTTTCGAACTACGTATCAATAGTAGCCCTACTCCCAGTCTCACCCGGGATAGTCGATACACACATATTTTAGAGTAAATTTTTCCAAGTTGTGCCATTTATGACAGCCCTTATAGAAGTGGGTGTCACTTGAGGGTAGGCTTTATAAATTTCAGAATTAGAAATGCCTTCTTTGTGCATTTCTCTTATTTTTAATACATCTTGAGTAGTTAATTTCGCTCGACCGTTATATTGTCCAGCTCTACGAAGACTAGAATGAATTTTTCTGTTTTCTTCTGTAAAAACTTCTGGCATTACTAGTTTATATCTATTACCATAATAAACATTCCAAAATGTCATTTCGTCTTTGTATGCCCATTTATAATCTTCGTAAACATCCTTCCAATACTCACCTTTTGCATATCTTTCTCTTAATTTTACCACGTCATCATATTCGAGAGGACCGTTAGTGAATTGACCAGCAAACTCTCTATTAAAAGGATATTCTTCAGTGGTAGTTGTGAGATTTTTGTAAGTTATATGATGATATATTTTTCTAAAAGTTTCATATTTAATTTTTTCAGAAAATTGTTCATATAACAAGCAAATAGGAATATTTCGATGGTCTAAGATGTATTGTGCTTCTTCTTCTGTTAGATTAGCATTATTATTATCAGCTCCAGCTTTACCTTTATAAGTAGGAAAATATTTTCCACCAGGGTCAACATTATATCCATTAGGGACTAAGCTGTTAAACTCTTTAATATATTGTTCTTCTAGCACAATTGCTTCTTCAATTGAAAGGTTTCTATGTAGCACCTTAAATTCAAAGTTATCCTTTCCATATTTATGGATAGCTTCTTGAATTACTTGTCGATGTTTAAGGTCTTTAGGATAACTTTTTTCGTTTCCCCATTTTTTTTCTACATTGTTAGTAATACCAATGTATATTTTTTGATTAATTAAATTTGTTATTTTATATACATACATATTAACACCTCGCACTTTATTACCCTCATAATAAAGTGGGATTTATGTAACGTCTACTCTAAAATTTTGGCGCGGGATTACCATATCACTGGGATTATGACTTAGGCTTCCCCGCCGCTATATAGGTACTGTTTACTTACGCTTTCGCTGCCTATATAACGCTGCCGATAAGCAGTTAGAAGTTTACGAGCCTAACATTTCGTCAACTCACATCTTCGCACTGGTGTAGATCGAACTGAGTAATAATATCTCCACTTCTTGTTCTCATAAGTGCAGAATACTCACTAAACGGCTCTTCTACCAATATTACTCCACCTGCATGAGAGCCTACTCCATTAACTAATCCTTCAATTCGCTGAGCAACTTCCCATACTTTAGGATAATCTTCTGTCATAAGTTTAACAAAAGTTCTGTCGGGTTCTATACCATTTTCTTCATCACCATAAAAGGTCTGACTAAGAGTTCTGGCAATACCACGTTCAGCTTTTATAAAAGAAGCCAAGTAACTAGCTTCATCTATATCAATTCCTAATCCTCTGCAAGCTGTAAGTATTGCACTCTTACTAGCCTCGGTTTTAAGAGTTTGAACTTTACTAATACGGATATCGTTCCAATCCTCTGTATCGTCAGAACTTTTGCGAGAAGCATTATACTTTTCGCCTAATGCCTTCAACACCGACTGGCGCTTATTTCCTTGAATATCTATATCAATATCCAATACAGATGCACGCTCAGGGTTCAAAAATCTCCAGGGGAATGTTGATGTTCTTTCTCTTAACGGGTTAATCTGCGTGATGTCAAGCAAGTAAAGAAGAACAAAACCTACACCAGAACCTCTTCCCGCGCCAACCAGTGTGTCACCCTCATTCCAAGCTATTTTTACTAATTCACTCGTCTGAAGAAGATAACCTGACCACCGAGTGTTCATCTTTTCCGAAGATACCCACAACGAATTAAGACATACATCAATTGCTTTATACATCTCTTCGTTCGCGCGCTCAATCGGGTCTTTCTCAATTGCTTCAACTATTCTACGAGCAAGGTGTCTATCACTATCGTACTGCGATGTGGCAAACTGCTTTAATAGCTTTATATCGCTGTACTTATCTATAAGTTCCATATCAGGCTCTCTCGTGTCTGACGGAACATAAGGTATGTGCAAAGGCTTTGTTAAATCATAGTTTTCACACATATCATATATAATTTTTGTGTTTGCAAGTCCACGACTTACCGCTTCGGCGCCGATATTGCTATCCATATATTCGTGAATTTCTTCTGTACTCATAAGATAAGTACTCGCGTAGAAATCCATTACTTCTCTTTCGCCGTCTTGCGATTTGAGAAATGCTTCGTGTATGGGGCGCTCTTCCTTTTTAAGATAATGTGAGTCGGTAGTTATTATATAAGGTATATACATCTTAAATGTACCTAAGTGTACTAACACCTTATTAACAAACTGCTGTTCTTCACTTGTCTTTGACGGTTGAAGCTCTAAAAAGAAATTTTCCTTTCCGAATATGGACTGAATATTTTCTATCCAAGAATACAATTCATTCCAAAATTCACCGCTCCACTCTGGGTCATTTGTTATTTCTGCTCTATGTTTTAATATCCAGCCGTCTATCCACGAGCCAAGACAAGCACTCGAAGCGATTACGTGACCAGGGTTCGCACCGATTATTTCTTTTAAGTCACTATAATAAGTTGGAACTCTTGTCATTCGTGCCGTTTCAAAACTATTGTTCCAAGCACGAGTTGATAACTGACGCAACTGCTTATTTCCTATTTCATCTTTAGCTAATAGAATAAAGTGATAATACTTATCTTCGCCCTTGATGAAGTTCTCTTTACATAGTCCGTTACGACATAAATAAATTTCGTTTCCAAGTATCAGCTTAAAATTCTTAATACGTTCTTTTTCTTCACCTGTCGCGGCGTTCTTTAGTCTTTTCTGATAATGTTTCTGCGCCATTAGGAAACCGCCAATAGTCTCGTGGTCTGTAATGGCTACTCCGTTATGTCCAAGTTCAATTGCATAATCTATAAGATTATCAACCTTATTAATACAATCCCTTAGACGATAATTACTGTGCTCGGTATGATTATGACAATCTACGAAAAATTCGGGTGTCAATATCATCGCCTCCTTTTTCCTTATATTAATATTATATCATATTTTTTAAAAAAAGTCAAGAGTAGACTTATAGCCTACTCTTAGAAATCAAATATTGTACCACCAATTTCGTAGTCTTTTATTATAACTTGTGGACTTGTTGTTCCATTCCATTCGTTAATTGCTCCTTCCCCTATGATAGTAATAATAAACTCGTCTCCTGCTTGTCTTAGCTTTTCAATGTCTTGAGATGCAAAGAACTTAATATAAGTAATACCATTTACTTTAAAACGGAGTGTATCTGAACGGGCGCCGCACACTTGAATATCACTTTGGTTGAGAGATAGACCAGTGACGGCTATTAAAGGTGCGTCATTTTTCTGACCCCAAATTCGGTCATCTTTATATACATCAAATATAAAATCACTAATAGTTTCATCTGTACTAGGAGCAGCATATTCTACCTCATAGAAATTATCTGAAAAATTAACATCTTTTAGTTTTTCATTTGCATAGTTAAGGAACTTACCAACATTTTTATCGGGAATACTTACGCCAAAAGCATTTTCGTGACCTTGTGCATATTCAAAGTAGCCACTTTCAATTAAGAAAGAACGTAAATTTTTAAATTCTCCCTTTCCGTCATTGCGCGCACTACCACGAAGAAAGCCTTCGTCGTTCTTTCTAACTATCAGCACTGGCTTTTTGTACTTATCAGCCAGCTTCATAGCAACTAAGCCGTTTAAGGTAGTGGGAAAACTAAAAGTATCATCTAATATTGCAATAATTACAGTATTATCTATTTCTCCCGTACCTTGCAAAAACATATCAATACTATCCATAGCTCTGGTAACGGAAGTATCTTGTCTATTTTTCGCGTTAGTTCCTTCACGCGCCATTTGATCTGCTAAACGTTCTGTTTCACCTTTTGCTCCACGCTTGGTGCTAGGAACTACTTTATCGCCGTCTATAAAGGCTCCAAACATTCTCTCTTTTTCATTTGGAGTTCCAACTCTAACGATAGAGTTTATTAATGGAGCAATAAAGAAACTTACTCCAGTGGGAGAGATGTTATTAGAACGTTTTAGGGAAAAGGATTGTTTACTAACGATAGCTTTTAGAAAGGCATTGTAGATAATATGCAATCCATAATAAGAGAAAGCTCTATTCTCAATCTCTCTCATATCCATACAGTCGCCTATAATACCGACCGCCGCCAAATCCATAAGTGTATTGACTATGGGTGGATTGAAGTCTTCAGATGCCCAATCTGTAATCATTTCCTCATAATACTTACAGAACTGCCAGGTAACCCCTGCTCCAGAAAGAGCCTTATTGGTATAATTCTTAGACAACTGATTATTAATGATAACAGTATGCTCGTTATTGAAATAGTAATCTTCATCTATATCATCAACCAAGTGGTGGTCGAGTATTAATATATCGGCGCCGGCATCGTTGAGAGCCTTTTGCTGCTCAAAATCATTGCTACCAGCATCGGGTACGATAATCAATCCATAATTTTTATTTATTAAGTTATCTATTTGATCCTCTAAGCCGTGTTGCTTGCCTTCGTGAATATAATAATCTATATCAATTTCATAATAGCTTTTTAAAAAATTATATATAATGGCGGCGCTAGTATAGCCATCGCAGTCACAATCTACAATAAGAGCAATCTTAGAATGATTATGAATGTGTTTTTCTAATAGCTTATATCCTCTCTCAATATTATCTAAATTAAGAGGTGGCTCGATGTCGCTCATTAAAGGGTTGGCATATCTTTCGGGGTCTTCAATTCCCCTTTCTTTTAGTATTGTATTTAAATAATCTTGCTTAATTAACGATTTGACCTTATATTGCATTTAATCTCTCCTATAATTTATATTCTAACTCTCTTTGAAAGTAAGTATTCAAAAACGTCTTGACCTTTATCTATTGGAGAGTCTTTGTCTGATAATAACCCTTCTCTATCAAAGATAAAACTAAAATTACAATAGTGCTTATACTTATCACACATATTGTATAGTTTATTAAAATACAACTCATTATCTTTAGTGGTTATATTTTCCTTATCATAAGCTATTATTATTTCTGATACATTTTTATTTAATAGTAACTTTAATTGTGCCTTATGAAAATTACTTCCACAAGATGCTACTGCTATATTTTGTGGATAATATTTATCCATTAACAACACACTTTTTTCTCCCTCAAAGACAATGGCGCAATGTCTTTTATTAATATTGTTTTTATTAATATTAAGTCCATATAGATTGAGGGATAGTGGATGTGCATAAGTAATTCCTTGAATAGTTACTGGACGATACTTGCCTTTTTCTATATCCTCTGGATTTAGGGCGCGACCTCTAATTCCTATTAATTCATTGTTTTCATCATAATGAGGAATGATAATTTTATTTTGAGAAATGGAATATAAAATATTAAATTTATCCATACTTTCTGGCGTGATACCTTCGTTCAACCATTCGTATGTGTAATATTTAATAAATGGAGAAAGAGCAGCGTCAGGGAAGGTTTTCAGTTTTAAAGGTTCTTTCTTCTTAAACTTTTCTGATAAAGGAACATATCCCAGTTCATCAAAACTACTTCCTTTTATTAAAGGCTTTTTAGCTAACAGAGTTTTAATAGTTTCTTTATACTGTTGCTGAGACATCTGTCTTGTATCACAATATCTTTTTATCAGTCCAAATATATCAAAACTCTCGCCGCAGTCTGTATAACAATGAAATAGTTTATTTGATTTGTAGTAGTATAATTTTAAGCTAGCCGTTTCAACATCTGCATTATGACAAATGGTCGGGAAAATTAAATAGTCATTTTTGTTTTCATAGTTATTGACGCCAAGTGTTTGTAAGAAACTTATTACATCTTCTTCCGTTAAACTATTCTTAAAGTTTTCAAAGAAAATACGTCTTTCTTCATTAATCAAAATAACACACTCCAATCTATACTTTGCGGTTCAATAACTTCTCCGTCGTCTGTCAACTTAACATTATTAGTCTGTTCTAGAAGTTTCTTGGTATACATTCTAGCTTCTGGCTCATATTGAGCTGCATTATTATATTCAAACTTATAGTTTATGACAGTGAAGTCGGGAACTTCTTCATATCGAGCATTGGTTATAAACAAATCCCTTTTCTTTAAGGTTCCCAAATCGACGTAACTCCAAATTCTAACCTTAACATATTTACTACCACGATTCTTACATACATCCAATACTTGGTTCGGAGTAATCTTATATTTCTCTATTAAAGGAGCCAGAATTTCTAATTCATCTTGTGATATGGTCGCGCCTATTGCTCCGACATCAGCTTTATCCAGAATTGCTTTAGAACCTCTAATTAAAGACTGATCCTTAATCTCCTTTTTTCTACCTGCTTCAGAACTAACATCATTTAACTGAGTAGCTGTCATAACAAAAATTTTGAGTTCAACGGCAAGGTTCTTCAAAGCCGTTGATAAGATATTTAAAATAACATCTTCTCTTATTTTCAAATCTCTGTACTCATTCAAAAGTCCAGGACCAGAAAAGATATAGTCATAAAAAAGATTTTCAATACCATCTTTAAAATAATGATATTTTACTTTAGCTCTAATCTGTTCTATTGTAGGGTCGGGCATATGAACTACTATAAGATTATCCTTATATTTTTTTATAACCTCTGCCGCAATTTTCAGTCTAGTCTTTATTTCATCACTATAATTTCCTTGAAGTATAATGTCTTCGTCCAAATCTGCTACATAAGCCAAAACCATAGTCTGAATTTCTTCCAGTTCCTGCTCTGTTGCAAAGTACAGACACTTTTCACTCATACCGGTGACTTCCCACTCACCCTTAGCGCAATTGTAGACATAAGGGAAAGATAAATAGCAAACATCACCTATCATATTTCTTGTCTTACCAACGCCAGTTCCCATTGAACGAACGTAGTATTTACTCTTACGGGCGCCACGAACAACTGTATTAAAGATATTTCCTTGTAATGGACTACCGACATCAGGGGTTGTGTTTAGGTTTTCAATTAAATCACTAATTCCATCTGCAATAGAATAAGATTTGCTTTCTTGGCTAACCTTATACTTTTCTTCTAATACAGAAAGTTTTCCTGTAAAGTGATCTATTATATCTTTAATACTTAATTCTTCGAACTTTTCGTTAATGGCTTGCGCACTATCCAATAACATATTCTCACAATAAATAGTGTTAGTTGGATATCCCATTAACTTTAAATCTTGTATGAGTTTTAACTTCTTAAACTTATTATAGTAATAATCAAAGTTATCGACTTGAGCTAAATCCAAAGCGTCTTGCAAAAACGCTATGCCTTTTTCTTTTTCAAAAATAGCATAACAGTTAGGTTTGTCGCTTAAGTAAGCATCTATATCTTGAGGAGATATGGTTTCGGCGCCGTTTATATATAGATTATAGATTGAAGCAAATATATACTTTTCAAAACTAGTACCAAAGTCTTCTGGCACTATATTATATTTATCGGTTTGAGCCATTAATGTCGGGTTTAGCATTAGGCTCCCAAATAATTGAATAATAATCTTTTTATCAATTAAAGAGTTCAAACCAAATCCTCCAAATTAATGTCTTTTTTCCGTCTACTCGGCGCCTTTTTGATAACAACTACCTTTTCTTCTTGACTTAATTGCTTTTCAATATTAACTAATACTCTATTCTGTACATTAGTTAAATTTGAGTAGTAGTTCTTTGCATCATCATAAATGTAAGGAAGAATACCTATTCTATTTTGAGATTTTTCTACAGAACCTTTTTTGACCTCAAAATAATATTTGAGAGCATAATACATACTTTTATAAGAATAACCATTCTCTTCGTGAAAACGCTTAATCATTGCCGAGTTTGTAGGTCCGGGCGCCTTAAGGTGAAATATTTCGCAAATATAATCATTTAATTCTTTTTTATCCAAATCTTCGGAGCTAATACAACTCTTGTGAATATATCCGTTAGATTTCTTAATATATTCATCTGTTAGCTTATTGATACCTTTTCTACAAATCTGACAAATAACAGTATTCTTTTTGATTTGAAAATTATCTTCACATTGTTTATGAGCATAGCCATTACTAAGTTTGACGTAATCATCAACGCGTTTATCTACTTGCTGACCGCATCTACGACACTTTACTATATCCATAAAATTCACCCCAATTCTATAATATAGTATATCATAACTTTAATAAAAAGTCAAGTTATTCTATTTCGTCAAGGTAAGCAGAAGCCTGTGCCGTTAAACTTCTTTCTATATTGTTTAATCTTACCATACCAAAGATAGGCGAGAACTTATCACTAAAGCGCAGTTTAGTTAAAAGTCTTAATCCGCTTCTATCTCTAAAAGTATCGCTATCAGCTTGCTTAATATCTCCGTCAAAGAAGATACGAGTGCCTTCGCCGCAGCGCCCTATAAGTAGTTTAATATGTTTATCGGTTAGATTTTGAGCTTCGTTGACTATAATAATAGATCTATCAAAACTACGACCTCTAGCTATTGAAATCGGTACTAACTCAATTTTTGATTCATCAACATAAGACTTAAGTCTATCGTATCCTATCAAATCTATCCAGCTACCTAAATGAATTAACTCTTTATCAAACAGCTCACCAGGAAGGGCGCCGATATCACGAGTATCTTCATTGAAGCTATTGTTTGGCACATAAACAATTTTATTAATCTTACCCTTCTCTAACATTTCAAGGGCATAGTTCTTTAAGCAAAAAGTCTTTCCGGTGCCAAAAGGACCAGTAGCTAAAAGTATGGATATCTTTTCATCACGCAGTAGATTAAACAGCGCAATCTGCTCGGGATTTCTTGGCTTAATACTATCATAAGGATTTTTAATTTGCTGTTGAGTTAGGCTAAGTGGAACTAAGCGATTGTTATTAAAACGATAAATACTATGCAATCTCTCTAAATCTCGAATACTATTGTCCTTTTCTTTTAGGTCGTATTGCTTTCGGTATACGATTAAAAACTCATTCTCATACATTTCTTCTTCGGTCCAATCTGTTTTCTGAAGAAGATTATCTAATCCTACGTTGTAATCGTTCTCGTCAAAATCTAGGGTTATGGTTCTTACTCCACTGTAGTCGGTAGCAACTGTCTGATATTTCTGAATTTTTACTTGATAATAATCTGCGATAGCCCAGAACACTACATTGTTAGTAATTATAATTAAGTTTTCTCTTTCAGAAGTGCTACCTAAACTTTGTATATATTCGTCTATATCTTTCTTAGGAGAGAAAAATATATTTTTGTACACTTCTGTTACAACTCGTATAGCTCTTTCCGCCTTTATCTTGTTGATATTATCTCTATACCTATCATTTGCTAAGGCATAAACCCTATCCATATCTCTTGTTAAAATAGTGATATCGGTTAATTCCTTTAATATAGAGGGTTGATTCATCAATAAATCTAAAGTTACTAGATAATTCATACGAACTCCTTATTATACAAGAATAAGGGGAGGCTTAGCTCCCCTTGCTCATATTCTTCATAAAGTCTACAACCTGTTGAAGAATTTCAATTTTATCTTCTGATATTGCTGAGATTTTAGTATGGGCGCCGGGAGTTCCCATTAGTTCGTCCACTTTATCTAATATCTTTTGAGCGTTTTCTCCATTGGCATTGGTAAGGTCAAGCCAATCTTGTTTAGCTTCATCCATAAGGCTGCTGTAGCTAACCTTGAAATATGGATTGTATTCATCAGAAGTTTGGTTCTCTATTGAACCACCAGTAGTAGCCGATATCTCCTTATCAATCGCGGAGTATATCGCATTTGCAACACTTTCGTAAGAGAAATCTACAACTGGCTCAATATATTTGAACCTCGATCCTGCCCAGAATCTATCATTACCTCTTAAATAAATCTTAACGTTTCTTTCGTCGGGATTAACTGGAGGCAATTCTCGGATATAGCCTATAATATCCACCAACTTATTAACTATATCATAAGCTCTATTGGGCATCGCGGGAGCAAGTTGAAGAAACTCTTCTCCCTTTTCATTAGTAAGTTTCTTTTCGGTTGAATGGCTAGTAAATGCTAAGCCATATCCCATAAACGCAAGTTCGTTTAAGGCGCCCGAAAATTCTTTCTTTGCTAAATCATATCCCTGTCCATAAGGAATATCTCCAAGCTGACTAACGCCATTATTGGAGCAAATCTGCTTAATGCATAGTTCATAAGCCATATCAGCAGTATCTATACCTATAACATCAAACTTCTCTTTTAGTGCGGGAAGTCGAAGCTGACTGATAGCGGCTTTAAAATCACTCCAAGTCTGAATAGGAACTGCATATACATTGTTTAATGCGTTCGTGCCGGGTTCAAAACTTAATATGAGCGACTTGGGCATTTTACTTAGAAATTCAGTTTTTCCTACTTTGGGTAAGCCATACAATAGTATGAACTTACCCTTTAAATTCTTACTTATGCGAGTCGGCTCAAGATGTAATAAATCTATCATTTAACCACCTCGCTGTTATTAGAAACCATAAGGATTGCTAGATTTTGTTGTAGTTGTAGTAGACTTCTTAGTCTTAGCCTTAGACTTGGCGCTCTCGATGATTTCATTTCTGAGCTTAAGACCCTTTTCTATCTCTTCCTTAGTGAACTTCTGCTCTTCGGGAAGGTCTTCTGTCTGAGAACCTATAATAAGCTCTCTGCAGTTAATGGTCTTAGTCTTTACAATCGGATCTCCAAAAGCAGTAGGTACTTCTATCTGTTCTGTCTTTACAGTAAATCTTACCTTACCACTTACCTGTACTGTATCACCGAGCTTCCAGTAAGTACGAATGTAATCGATAGCGTTCTTGTTTTCCACAAAGAAGTCTATGGTATCCATTGTACCATTGTATCTACATATCATACCCTTAATCTTAAGGCGACCAGTAGAAATATTTTCCTTATCTACCTCATCTTCAATATTACCTACTACCATATCCACGAGGAACGTTGCTTCGGGAGTATAGTTGCCAGGGTTAGTGATGGAGTTAATAAAGTTTGCCTGAATACGCGGCGTGCAGAACACTCTTTCGCCGTCCATACTGTAAATGTTTTCAGTGATGTTAGCGGAGTTAATCATAACCTTTGTAGCCTTGCTTTCATCATCGCAAACAGCAAGACTAATATAGCTATCCATAGCTCTCTTCATAGACTCATAAGCCGGATTAGCCGCGCCTGTAGAAGTTGTTTCGGGAACCCAAGTGCTTACTGGGATTTCTTCAATTTCGTCCTTTCCACTAACGTTCTGAGGAACTCTAACCGTAAGAGTACCAGAAATGTAGTTAGTATCTATTCCGTCCTTGTTCTTGTAAATACCTGACTTAAGGCTGTTCTCAACGAGTAGACCTATAATTTTAAGATTATTCTTAGACTGTTTTACATTATTACTTGCCATTTAATTTTCTCCTTTACATTAAATAAATAATTGAGCAGCCGATTATAAAGGAGTTGATAAGACTACCAACTCCTTTTATTATCAACGTAATAAGATTACTTCTCTTCCGTCTCTGCGTCAGGATCGAATGCCTTGCCATCATTTGTAAGAGAGATGTACTTAACGATCTTGCCCTTGCCGTCTTCGCCTACTGTAGTTTCCTCTCTACGAATAGCTCTGCCTTTCTTAACAAGCGCGTTTACAGAACCTGTTACTGCGTTTACAGATACGCCTAGAGCAGCGGAAATCTGCTGAGCTGTAAACTCCTTGTCGTTTTCCTTAAGGAAATCAAATATCTTTCTCGAATTTTCTGTCATGGTGTTTTTCTCCTTGTTTTATAAAAATTTTAAAATAATATATTTATAAATAGCGTTCGCTATTCATATCTTGATTGTATTATAATTATAACATAACTTTTGATTTTTGTCAAATGTTTGCAAGTCAATTTTCTGACTGAATGTTAGCTATAATTATTTTTCCTCTTTCTGCCGCCGCTTTGTATGCTTCTGAAAGATAATCCATAAGCACTACTGATGTGGCAAGTGCGCCAACAGCAACACTTTGGCTTTCTTTATCTAGCTCTTTTTTAGACTTTAGCATAATTAGAGCTTCATTAAGACGAAAAATATTGTCACAGATTTCTTTGTATTTCTGCCCATCAATTATTTTGCCTTTATTAGCTTCTAAATCCATTAAATCTCTGGAATTGCTGAGCATATCAATGGTTGCATTTATGGCAGATATAAATTCCTGTTTGTGTCGCGTAAACATCTCGTCCATTGGTATCACCTTATCCTTGTAACCTTTATGGGGTAGTAGAAAATACTCTTACTTGTTATCCTAACTACGACTGTTTTCTTCAAAACTTCCTTTGCAGTTGCGGTATAAATTATTCTCATAATCATTTCCCCTTTCGATTTACTATAATAATTATACCACAACTTTCAATGAAAGTCAAATGTTTAGTAGTTATTCTATGCTACGAATTAATTTTCGTATCTTGTCGGTTTCGTCTATCTTCATACTATGCGTACCCTTTGTTGTTCGTGAAGATAGCTGAATTTCATTGGTAGAAAATTTAATAATATTTCTACTTGAAAGAACCAAAATATCCTTATCACTACCAAGAGGAAGTACCGCCGCCAAATAATCATCATCAGATATCTTTTGTACTGCCGATCCCTTAGTATAACGATTACATAACGGATACTCTTCTATATTAGTCTTTTTGATATAGCCCTGCTCGGTTACTGTTGCGAGATATTGAGCATCTGATGCTATTTTCGCGCCAGAAATTACATAATCATCTTTATTGAGTTTAATACCAATTACGCCTTGAGTTACTCTACCAGTGGCAGGAATGTCGGTAGTATTTATTGTTATACCCAAACCTTCGTGTGTAGCGATTACATAATTCTCGTCGTTTATGAAACTAATATCTACTATTTCATCATTATCTTTGAGTTTGATACCCTGAATGCCAGTAGACCTTTTAGTTTTATATTCTGATATTAAAGTTTTCTTTATCATCCCCAGCTTAGTAAGGAAGAAGATGTACTTAAAGCTATCAGTTTTGTTATATGCCATCGCGCCGACTAGATGCTCGTCAATGGGAATATCAAATGTTCCGTATATATTAGTAGTTTCTCCTATTGTGAGATCTGATAAATTAATATTGTAAACCTTGCCCTTATCAGAAACCAGTAACATAGAGCCTAAGTTTGTATCGTTGATTGTTGCAATTACATACTCATCGGCGCCGAGTTTTAGCTTATTACCCTTTCCGCCCCTGCGCTGACTAAGTAGAGTAGTAGACTCACTTGTATAGATGTTACCTTTGTTAGTAACGTGAGCAATAAGAGTTACTTCTTCGATTATTTCATCTTCATTGTCTGACGAAAGATTTAATACCTGAGTCCTTCTTGCGTCGCCATACTTATCTCTTACAGTGATTAAATCCTTTTCTATTTCTTTCTTTAAAAGAGTTTCGTTAGAAAGAATTTTTTCAATCTCTGCTATTTGAGAAAGAAGTTTAACTTTCTCCTGCTTATACTTTTCAACTTCCATATGAGTAAGTCTAGCAAGTTTTATTTCAAGTATCGCAGTAGCTTGTGTTTCAGTAAGTAAAAAATTCTTCTGTAACTCAATATTTGCTATTGTCGCGCTAGTTGAAGACTTTATAGTATTAACTACTTCGTCAATATGAGCCAAAGCAATTATAATACCTTCAACTATATGGAGTCGCGCCTTGAGCTTATTGAGTTCAAAATTAAATACGTTAGTATAGACATTAATTTGGTGAGTTAGATAAGCCTGAAGTGCTTCTTTCCAAGTGAATGTTCGAGGATATCTACCGTCTTCAAGCATAGTAAAATTAATGCCATAATATGATTGAAGAGAAGTATTCTTGTAAAGATACTTAATTACCTTATCGGGATTACCTCTACGATTAAGATAAATCTTTATCAACGGATTTTCACCAGTAAGGTCATTATATCTTTCTATACCACAATCTGGCTCTTCATCGAGTATCTTATCAAGTTCTCCACATATAGTATTAGTGTAAACGCCATAAGGTATTTCTGTCACTACAAGCGTGCGCTCTTTTTCATCATACGATACAACCGAACGCAATTTACAAGCCTTGCCAGTACCATTTTTAAGACTTTCTTTTACTTCACTTTCGTTTAGAAGTAAACCACCAGTCGCAAAATCGGGGCAACAATAAATATCTTCAAAAGGTATATCGGAGTTCCACAGTAATTTAATCAATGCATTGTTTACATCGGTTAGATTGAACTGAGGTATAGAACTTGCGGCGCCGACACCTATACCCATTGTGCCATTAACGATATTGTAGTATCCTTTAGTCGGTAATACGGCAGGATACTGCTTTTCATTACTATAGTTGTCGCGCCATTCTGTAATAGCCTGTTTGTTTATATCTTTAAACAATAAGCCCGAAATTTCAGAAAGTTTACTCTCGGTATAACGCGAAGCCGCCCAGTTACCACTTGCTATTAATGTACCACAGTTACCTTTTATGGCAACCAAAGGATATCTCATAGCAAAATGCTGCCCTGCTCTCATTATTACGCCTTCGCAAGATGCATCACCGTGAATGTAATAATCTGCCATAGCTAAACCGACAGCATTCGCAGTTTTCTTAAACTTATTGTCATAAGTAAGTTTATTTTGCAACATTGAATAAAATATTTGTCTAGCCGATGGCTTAATACAATCACGAACATCTACGAGCGCACGGCTTTGCAGCACAGCTCCAGCGTATTGACTAAACGACTGTTCTATTATTGTTTTAAGTTCGCTCATTTATTCACATCCTTTCTATAATAGTATTATATCATAATTTTAGGTAAAAGTCAATCATTTACGGGTTCAAAATATTTTTCTATTTCATTTCTATAAAATGGTACAAAAGCACCGCCTACTAATAGATACCAGCTATGTCGAGAAGGAATATCATAATTTATTTTTGTGATAGTACCAGCTGGAATATAGTTATTAGCCCAGGTTCCACCTACTTTGGCTCTTACTAGTCGAACATTAAGAGACTTGGGCGGACTAGCAACGCCACCTATGCAGCGTGCTATCACTTCTCCCTCGGCATCGAAAAGAACTCCGCTTTCAATGCGATATTGTCCATTTTCTTCAAATGCATTCATTATATTACTCCTAATCTAGAGGTGTTTCGTCTTTAGGCTCAATTTGTTCAAAAATTATATAACTTGAATATGGATATTTTGAAACCATTCCATTAATTCTCGTAATAATTATTTCATAATTCTCTACATTGTTCCTAGGACTAGCAAAAGGTAAAGATACTTCTTTTACCTCATATTTCAGAGCGTGGTTTATAATCTCATAGCTGTGACTATGAACATTCATTACTAAATAGGTTTTCATAATTACCTCATAAGGTTTTTAATACTACTACTTGATGTTTACAAATCGGACATTTAATATAATATAAAGTACTCGGAAAAGAGGACATTGAACTTTCAGTGTCTCTCTTCTTTACATCTTCTTTCCAATTATAAGAAAGTAAACTTTTACAAATTTTACATTCAACAAACCTGTCAGGTTCTTTAGTTACTATAATCATAATTATTCCTTTATTTCTGAAAAGTCAATATTATTAAACACGTATTCAGTTCTCGGTTCTACTCTACTGCCCATTAGCTGTTCAAGCATTTCAATACCTTCTTCCGAATACTCAATACGTTCAAGACGCTGATATTCAGGACTAAACATTGATTTTCGCGCCGTTGCGGCAGGCAATTCACCTACGTATTACTCAATTATTACTAATTGTACTGACCATTTCTTCACATATAGTGCATACCGTTTCCAATTGCGTATCAATAGCAATCGTACTCTCCAACAACGGAGATGGTCGATACAGGTTAATTATTCTTTTCTAAGTTCTTAATCCTTTTAAGATTAGTAGCTTTAAAGCTGTCGTAACTGGAATATATATTTTTAAAGTCTTCGTAAATGGTTCTTAAACTTTCACCATTTGCATATCTTAATCTAATGCTTTCAAACTGTTGGTCACTAATTTTTGCTTTTGGGTTCTTTTCTCCTGGGTTGCTATAACTTTTAGAATTATTTCTATGCCACTCTCTATTTTCTTGTGTATTTAATTCGGGTAAAATATTTTTCCAAGTTTGCCAAGTATATACTTTTTTAAAACCGGTTTTTTCTATTTTATCCTGATATTCATAATACATTTCTCTTGTAGAGATAGTCTTGGATGCCCACAATAATCTTATTTCTATAACATCTTTTTCTGTTAATTTGTGCTTAGGATGTTTTTCGCCGTGAGTATCAACTAAATCTCCACCCGGAGTAGCATTATATCCTTTTTTAAAAGTATTGTAATAATTTATCCAATAAATTTCTTTTTCTTTTAGCTCTTCTGGTTTACATTCTTCTAAAACTTCCCATTTGAAATTTTCTAAACCATATTTTCTGAACGCTTGATACAATACTTTATCATACTCTTTATTATCACTATCAAAAGCTCTTTCTCTATGAGATTTCCAGCGATTTTCAATATTTATAGATAACCCAATATAAGCATTATTATTAATTAAATTTGTAATTTTGTATATACCAGTCATACATTTCCTCCAAGAATAATTCTTCCCACGAGATTATCCAACTTGGGACTACCCTCGTTAGCAGTCAATGAAGACTACCCCGCCGATAAGCGGAAAAGTATGTAAGGACCAGACTACCTCTTATCCTTTTGCTCTCGTTACCTCTCCCTTTACTGTTGAACGAACCTTATTAAACTCCTCATCAGTAAAGTAGTAACTTTCTACTCCTTTATTTTCTACTATATAAAGAGGAGATTTAAGCCAATACAGTCTACCTTCTTTTATAAAGTCTGGCGCAAGATACCATAAGTTTGCCATAATTAACAATCCTATGTGACTTCCCACGTTACCCATTATTTCTAATGGCGCTGACTATCTGTTACTCGTTAAAATGAGAATACTCTTTCCAATCACGTACCAATAGTGACTGTACTTCCCTTCCGGGGAATAGTCGATACAGGCTTCATTTATTAACCCAAACCTTTTGTTTTTTCTTGTATATTGGCAGGTCTTTATAGGTGCGACCCCACAATATTTGTTGTAATGTATTGTAACTGCATCTATCTTTAAAATCATTATAGATACTTCTTGCATCTTCATTAACGTACCGTTCTCGCATTTTTAAGACTTCTTCACTTGTAAATTTTGCGCTATCTGAATTAGAGCCATCTGTTGCGTGATATTTATAGAAATTTTTATTTTCCTCGGTATAAACTTCCATTTTAATATCTTTCCAAGTGGTTCCGTCCCAAATGGATGCGAAGCTGCTAAAACTTATTCTGTCTTGAAATTGTTTATATACTTCACGGCGTCGCATATGGTTGCCATAACACTCTCTAATATAAGCCACATCTTCATTAGTGAGTTTCGTTCTTCCATTATTTTCACCACGACTATTTCCGCCGCCTTCATTGCAATTATAACCAAATCCTTTATAAGTATTATAATATGCAATCCAGTATTTTTCTCGTTCATCTAATTGTTCTAATGAACATTCTTCTATAATTTCAAAATCAAAAGCATCAACGCCATATTTCTTAATGGCTATTTCAATCGGTATATCAATTTTGTTTTTATGTTCGGAAAATCTTCTCTCTATATCATTACTTTGACCAATATATGATTTTCCATTTTCTTTCTTAGTTATTTTGTATATGCCTATCATTGCGGCACCTCCACAATTATTAGGCTTGGGTCAATTCTGATTCCCACGGGATCTGCATGCCCACGAGGGGTTTAGCTTCTCTTATCACCATAACCTTTCGGTTTAGTTGCCCGTTAGCCTTCTATAATAATGTAGGGAATATGTAAACCCTCTCTACATTTTTCAGAAGACCCCGCTGGTTAGCGGTAAAGTATTTACGGACAGAGTTACTTATCCGAATCTGCGTCAGTTGCTATGGCAATTTTACCATAATGAAGTTTTTTGCTATCATACTTTCCAGGCAGTATGTTCATGGCGCTTAACAGTAACTTTATCTCTTCGTTCTTAAATATTTTTTCTTCATCATTGGACAACGAATTAATCATCTTACCACGAATTGCCATAAGACCATACTTAGTTATATCTCTTGCCCGCGACAGTCCGCCTAACGCCGAGTCTCCCTCACAGATAAGTAAGGTACTGTCCTGTCCAAGAAACTCTGCGTCTTTCAGCTTATCGCTAGCAAACACTTTTTTCTTCTGATTTTTCTCGATATCCTTTGTAGCATCAAGCACAGCCTGTCTTGCCTTTTCAGCCGCCTTTTCAGCTTTCTGAATCTTATTCATCATTTCGATGATACTATTAAATTCACCACTATGTTTAAGCGCAAATTCATCAAGTCCAGACTTAAAAGCCGTACTAGCTAAAGTTCTAAGATTAGGATTATTTATTTTAGACTTGGTCTGATTAGCAAAAGAGGGGTTAACTACTTTGCAGTTTATCGCATAAACCAGACCCTTACGAATGATTTCGGGATCGAACTCCTTCTTGGACAAACGCTTCATAGAGGTTGTAAAAGTAGTTTTCGCGCCTGTAATGGGAGAGCCACCCTCGCTGCAAAAAAGTCCGTTGACAAATACATAGCTGGCACCCGGACCATCTGTCCACATAAAAGCTACTTCTACTTCATCAGTATCATCTTTTGCTGTTGTAATGATTGGCGCAGACATCAATGGTTTTTTGACATTGTCCTTAATAAAATCGCCTATACCATTTTCGGAATAAAACTCTACTGTTTTTCCAGTATTAACCAAACCAACTTTAAAATGTACACCTTTATTAAGATAAGAAATATTTCTTATTTCATTACATATTCTATCATAAGAAAAGCCGTCAGTCATTAATTTAAATACTTCGGGGTCTGGAATAAACTCTACCTTTGTGCCAGTATGGGCGCTTGTATTGGGTATTTCTTCATAATTTACGAGTATTCCTTTTTCAAAGGTAGCAGTAGCCTGCTTCTTTTCTCGATAGGAAGTAACGACAAAATTTTTAGAAGACATACATACCGCGGTTCCGCCTATACCATTCAATCCAGAAGAATTTTTGTATGCATTTTTGTCAAATTTTCCTCCAGTATGACTTTCGGTATAAATAGACACCAGAATATTTCTTCCGTCTTTAATACCAAAAGGTACTCCTCGTCCGTCGTCTATAATTGTAATTTTATTGTTTTGTTCATCAACAGCTATGGTTATTAAATTACCATATCCTGCCAATGCTTCATCTGTAGAATTGTTGACTATTTCTTTAAATGCTTGATAAATACCATCGGTATCATCAGAACCGAGATACATCTGTATCCTTGAACGCATAGCTTCACGCGTTTCTAAGTGTCTTATGCTATCTATACCATAATTATCCATTCGCATTCTCCTTTTCACTTTATAATAATATTATACCATAATATAACGAAAAAGTCAAGGGATTTGACCCTTGACTTAATCGGTTTAAAGTATATTCAGATACTTAAGTAAGTTTCTATACTCTCTGTCTAAAAGCAGCGAATCATCTTCGGTATCATCTTTCTTGAAAGTTCCTTTTACGCTATATTTTATAATAGGAATTTCACCGTACTTTTCAAAATACTTTTCGGAAAGATTTGCTGCCTTATCTATGAGTTCCTGTATCTCTTTCTGCTTACTTTCTTTCTCTGCCTTCAGCGCTGCCTTTCTCTTGTCTTCCGCCGCCTTTTCAGCATTGGCTATACAATCGCGTTCGCACTGGTTTCTTTCAGCTACGGTGTTGTATCTCTTACCACATATTCCACAAGTATAAATCTGTTCTCTCATTTTTTAATACCTCTCTTTAATAATATTATTGTAGTGAAACCTATTGTATATAATCCAAGTAATACCCAAAGTACCGGCATATATGCTCCCGTAACACCAAATACAATAGAACTAATATTGTTACCTACTAATCCTGCTATTCCCCAAGCAGTTAATGACAGTCCGTGTATTGCACTAAGTCTGTTCATTCCATAGATATCAGATAACAATGTTGGCATATTACTAAAGCCAGCGCCATAAGTGCTAGAAATAATGCATAGACCAATAATAGTAACTATAATATTCTGTGTTAATAGCATAAGTACCATTGTGGCTACGGATATTAGAAAAATTACTAAGTAGATGTTCACTCTACTATTAAGTTTATCAGAAATTGCGGAAAAAGTCAAACGTCCGAGTCCATTGCAAATTCCCATAATAGCAACTGCTGTTGCCGCGAGTCCAGGACCACAATTAATTGATACTAGTAAAGGAGATGCAATAGATATTAACGCTAGACCACACGCAATATTTAAAAAGAACATTAACCAAATTTTTCTAAATTTGCTGTCCTTAAACATAGTTAAAACTTTAAAATCATCTTTTGTAGTTTGTTCTACATAATTAGGCGGTCGCTTAATTAGTATAGAAGCTAATATTAAAGGTATTACTGATATGGCGGCAAAACCTAAAAATGTAACAGTTAGATTAGTTGTTTCAAGTAAAAAGGTAAGTATAGGAGTAGCTATTGTACTTGCAAAACCAAAGCCCATAATTGCTATTCCAGTTGCCACACCTTTGTGTTCAGTAAACCATAGCATTAGGTTTTTAATAGGTGTTAAATATCCTATGCCAAGTCCACATCCCATAAGAACACCATATCCTAAGTATATAAGCCATATGGATTGCAACCAAGAGCCGAGCGCCGTAACGAGCAGACCGCCGCAGAAGAACAGCACACATAATCGAGAGCTTAGCTTAATATTGTGTTCAACTAATTTACCCAAGAACGCTGCCGACATTCCAAGAAAGAATATAGCTAAACTAAATGCGAACTGTACCCAAGCCACTGACATTCCGACAGCCGCCGTTACGGGGTTTACGAGTAAACTCCAGGCATATACCGAGCCTATTGTACAGTGGATACATAAAGCTGGAATGGCGCCATGTATCCATTTTCCTAATTTTCCCATAAAACAACTTCTCCTTTTAATAGTGATTCTTGCACATCTATAATGCATTGATTGCTTGAACCTCTAAATTTTAGTGTAATATCTCGCTTATCTATCTCAAAAGGTCCGTCAACCAAAACGTCTATATATTGTAGTATTCTTAAATTTTTAGATAGTTGTTCAAAAGTAAAACCAGTATAGCACCAAATAGTTTTGTCTTTATACTCATTCTTTATATCCTGTAAAAAAGATAATAATGTTTCATTACTACTATGATATATAGGGTCGCCGCCGGTTAGTGTTAAACCTTTAATGTAAGGATTTTTTAATAACTGTTTAATATTATTAATTTCAGCTTCTCCAAAAGGCTTTCCTGCATTAAAGTCCCAACTTTCTGGATTATGACAACCTTTACAATGGTGGTCACAGCCAGAGAGCCAGAGGGTTACTCTGACTCCTGGACCATTAGCTACATCAAATTCATCTATTGCTAAATAATTCATACTTACCTCTTCCAGTTCGGTAATTCTTTTGAGTGCTTATATCTCATTTCAACTTCTTGCTGTTTACCTTTATTAAAAGCAGTTGTATAATTTCCTGTTAAATAACCTGTTACTCGTCTTAATCTGCTAATGTCTGCGCTTCCACACTGTGGACAAACCTCATTAATTTCATCAGTATAACCGCATTGATTACACATATCATTAGGAACATTAATAGCAAAATAAGGAACGTCCTTATCCATAGCGTAATTTACTAATGTTTCAAGTGCTTCGAGGTTATTTTTTACTGTACTTTCTAACTCTACATAAGTTATGCATCCAGCATTTGAATAATTAACGAGCTGTGCTTCTATATCTATTTTCTCAAAAGGATTTAATTTTTTCCATACCGGAACGTGCATAGAGTTAGTGAAGAACTCTTTATCAGAAACATTCTTTATAATTCCATACTTTTCTTGGAATTTCTTCATCGCGGTATAGCATAAATTCTCAGCCGTTTTTACCCTCGGTTTCCCGATATTTGATAGGGGACTAGACTATATTATCATCTTATTATCTTTCTCATATAATAAGAGCCTTATCTTTTGCTTTATCAGCTACTCTACTCGCTTCTTCACTTTAGATTTTAACTAAAGCTATGCTTTCGATAGTCGTTAGAGAACAAAACCTTTTTCATCATATTCTTTAAGAAATCTATAATAGTAACCTTTTCTTGGTTTAGTTTTTAGTTTGTGGTTGCATTGGTACAAGATACCAGTTTTTGTCATACCAGTTTCTCTTGTTGCTTCACCAACCGAACCATATTTTTTTATAAGATTAAAATTAAGGTCGAATTGACATACTGCTATAGATTGATTATCATCCCAACTCTTAGCATTTACTGCTAGCCCATCTCTATAAGCGCCTTGAGTGTTTTCTTGGACCGTGCCCCATTTGAGATTTAAATAATTGTTATTAGTTTTATCATTATCTAAATGTAACACTATTGATTGATTGTTAGGATTTGGAACATAGGCCTCGGCAACCAATATATGTACTCTTCTTTGTCTTTGTCCAGTTGGATAAGTTATATTGCAATAACAATATCCATTACTTTTATTAACAAAAACTGACTTTTTAAACATTTTATTATTGCCGTAATCTTTGTAAATTTGACCGTCGGGAGTAATATAATCTGTATTACTGTCTTTTATTAATCTTAGTTCTTCGGTTATTAAGTTTTTGTCTATTAGTTGATTTTCCAATTTTCTTTTAGCCATTTTTATCACCTCACTTTAAAGTGAAAGGTAACTTATTATACTCTAAAGAAAATCTGTGATAAGGTTTTATCCTACGGGATTAGCCTGCCTTACGGTTTAGCCTCTCTTACCATCTTATTACGATTGCCCGTTTAATAAGGTTATTTTTTCACATAATCACTTATGCGACACCCAATCTGAGAGTTTTAGGTGTATAATATACTCCAAAATTCAGCTTATACTTTTGCTTAAATTCTGCACATCTAGTTTTGAATAACTGTTCAATGCGCTTAGCCAGCTCCATTCCTTCGGGTTCGGTATGGTCTTTACCAATTAATATCTGTAAAGTTTCTGCCAATCCTAACTGACCAATAGCAAGTGTTCCGTGCTTTAACGCACTACGAATACCCTCTTCGGGTTTGTAGCCAAGCATAAGACCGTTTTCGTACATAAAGGTCGCACTTTCTTCGTTTTGAGAACAAATCCACTCAAAGCGCTCTATTAATGTATCTTTTGCTTCGCTTATCTTTTTATCAAGTAATTGTAGGAACAGAGAGGAAATGTCATTGTCATATTCATAATTACACAATTCTTTAGCCATCATAGCAATAGTTGGCATAATAATGGTAACAGGACAAATATTTCCACGTCCGTCTTTAGTTTGCGGGTTAACGCCTTCTTCCGCATTAATATCGGCGCCATTGTATGTACGACAACCCCTTGTCGTAATCATTAGACTATGTCATCTTCCAATATTGTAATAACCTTTATTGGAAGCCTATCGTTTTGGGGACAATGGACCCCTACTCTACTCACTTCTTCATATTAGTATTTTTCTAATATTATGCTTTCGATAGTCGTTGAGCTTTTAATATTAATAAGTATTACTTAAAATATCTACGAACACCAATTTTTCCTAAATCTTTATGGTGCCAATCTTTATAAAACCAACCTCTATTAATTGAAGCCTGAATGGTATTTCTTGACATAGGATAATCTATCAATAAATCTTCTCTACTAGAATATTCCTTGATAAGACTTCCAGTACTATAATCAAACACTTGATAGTAGGCATCTCCAGAACGGTGAGGTACATGAACGTGACGTAAATCGTTTCTGAAAGCGTGTAAATCATTTTCACTTCTTGTTACCCATTCTAAGTTATCAGCCGCATTGTTTAATTTATTACCATCTTTGTGATTTACAACTAATTCTTCTTGGTAGCCATCACAAAAGTGATACGCAACCAAACGATGTATAAAAAAACGTTTCTTTACCGGAGCATATAATACTACTCGTCTATAACCACAAGTATTTATATCTCCTTTAAGTATTTGTTTGGTTTTATAATTTCGCACATTTCCTAAATTACTAACTTCATAATAGGTTTCATAATTTTTAATTGGTTTCCAAATTTCTTTCATACGCCCAATTCCTCCTTAAGAATATGGCTTTTATTAATATATTTAGCACACGAGTAACGTCTTAGACGCTTCCTCCGTTTAGATAGGTTTATTTATACTACATTACTGTAGCAGACCACAGGTTGGTTTATGGTCGATACATAGGTTTTCGGATCCTCTCTGTTGTATCCAGCATTAGTGGACCAGTCTACATTAGCATAATTAGGATAAAGTCTTTTCGCAGTTGACCGTAATGCTAATTTAAATAAATCATAATTTGGGTCTCCAGGCTTTCTATTAACTCCTATCATACACTGGAAAATTCCACAAGGAAATACAGGTGTTTTATGAAGTTTACCTACACCCTTAATAGAACCGTGTAAAAGAGCCTCGGTCACCATTCTACCTTCGGTAAGTGTACAAGTACCATAGTTGATAGAAGTAAAAGGAAGCTGATTTCCTGCTCTACTTTGAAGAGTATTTAGGTTGTGATACATACTCTCAGCAGCTTGTTCGGTTTCTTTTATGGTGTGTTTAAGAGCGTACTTATACGCCTTATCACAGCTATAAACTTTTCTATCATCTATACTAAATTTATCAATAGCTTCATAAGGAGGAAGCTGATATTTTGTAAGTAAATTTTCTTTTTCATCTTCCAAGTCAACATCTTCTATAAATGCAAGTGCATCTATATAGTGTTTATAAAAACTCTTTCTTACAAAAGGAACCATTGTCCAATCTAAGTGCGAAGCGGATACTCCACCGAACTGCTGAAGGCTCTGTAATTGGAAGATAACAGCTAAAAGTTGAAAAGCTGTATTAATAGACTGAGGCGGGCGCACGTCTGTCTGTCTAGTATTAAATCCTTCTTTAAATAGTTTGTCAAAGGGAATTGTAAGGCAATTACCAGTTGGAATACCATTCTCAAGAACAAAAGCATGTTCATCTTCTACATTCAAACACCATACATCGTGTAATTCGGTGTCCTCTTGAGTTATATCCTTTACATACCAATTGAATTTATTTGAATGTTGTCCAAAAAATTGATAATTTTTAGTGTATCCTCTAACAGTATAGTTGGTTTCTTGCCCAGTCTTATCTTTTATTGAATTTACATACAAACCAGCAACTGGGAAATATTCTTCCACAAAATCACATAATTCTTTGCTTGTAAATTGGATGCTATAAATAGGTTTTCCCGTAGTAGCGGAAACGCTATGAGTTCCGTCAGCATCGTACAAACCGTGGATAAAACTAATTAGACATTCCAATGGTAGATTGGTGAAATCTGGAATGGTTTTGTCATATTTAATACCTGTAATTTCCGGCTCTTGTGAAGAACAATTTAAACCATATCCTATTTCTTGGAAACGATATAAATATTTCGCTTTATCCTTACATAATTTTACTTTAGTGAAATTTGATTTATAATATTTCTTTTCTTTTTTAGAATATCTTGTTTCAATAATTCCGTCCCCCATAATAAAACCATAGCACCAATATTCTTTTCCGAGTAAACTTAAAGATTCAAAATCAAAATCTTCCCAAAACCACGGAGAGTCTAAAAGTTTATCATTAATAGACAATCCTTCTTGGAAGTCCCCGTCTATATTTATCCACCTGTGGTCTTCTGTTGATTTTATGGTTATTTCTGTCCTATTCTTTTTTAAAGTATAAGACAATAATTTTTGTTTTCCATGGTAGTTTACAGTTGCTTTCCTCCAAACTCCACTTGGAGTTAGCACAGTAACGATATCCCCGTCTTTAAAATTACTAAAAGCCTTAACTCCTTCAGAGGTTATAAATCTTGTAGAGGGGTCGAAACAGTTATGCGAACCAACTGCGTAATCAGTTAAATCGTGTATGTAAATGATATTGTCTATATGATTACGGCGCGAAGTCTCTGACATATAATCTTCCAATGCTATTTTCTTCATCAGCAGATCAGTTACTTCACCCTTTCTACCATTAAAAGACTTTTCATCTACGTTAGCGTTTTGGTGTTGAGGGTCTGCCGCCGTTAATTTCTTCTTAACGTCCTTCATTAAAGAAGCATATCTATCTCTTGCTAAAGCGTGACGATAGCGATAGGTAATGAAGTTTTTAGCCATTATCTGGTCATACTTCATTAACTCTTGTTCTATAATATCTTGAACATCTTCTATGAAAACTTGCTCACCATATTTATCTGCTACTATTTGTGTGATTTCTTCTGTCATTTTCCGCAAATCTTTTGAGAAATCTTTTGTTGAGCATTCGGGATAGGTGTCGAGCGCGGCATTGGTGAGAGCATTGTAAATTTTACTTGGGTTAAAAGATACTTTACTTCCATTTCTTTTGATTGCATATTTTGTTGTACTCATTAATATTCTCCTTATATGAAAAAATCAAGAGATTATTTCTAATCTCTTGTCGAAAATTATTTTACATCCATATCCATCATTATTTCAAAATACTCATCAACGTGATGATTGCCGTGAACATCATGATAATCTTGATGTAACTCAACCAAATCTTTTTTATCGGCTACTGTTATGTATCCTCGTGCAGAACTTCTATCATAAATGGTCATTATTGAATGTCCTAGCTTAGCTCGTTCTCTCTTTTCTGAGTTGTTTAGTTTTTCAACTAAATTAGTTAAGCTATCGTTGATAGGTTTCAGTTGTTCATTAAATTCATCTTTAGTTATTGTTATAATCCATTCCTTTAGCCATTGCTTAGGTTTTTTAAACACTAAAGAAATTAAAGCAACCAGAGCCATAATAGCACTACAAACGGAGCCGATAGTAATAATAGTTGTAATTATTGGTTCCATACTCACCCTCCTATTGTTTCTGTCAAAAAATAAGTAAAAGGGCTTATAAAGAACTCCAATTTTTTACTTCGGCGGCTTCAAGATATAGTTATGACGCTTATCCGTTACTACAAAATGTGGATTAGTAAAAATTTTTTCGTAAGTAAGATTTTCTATCTCCCAATAAGGTATCCTAATTAATTTGATATTTTTTAACAGACAATAGTGATTTTTCTTTTGGTCATATGCCTGTTGGCGCCGAAATTCTGATTTTCCGTGTATTGGGTGAAAATGATATTCTCCGTCTACCTCAATGAGACACAATAATAATCCTTTATTATATATAGCAAAATCAAATCTTAGAGGGGTATTTTTCATACCTGAAAGACCAGGGAAAGTCACTTCTCTTTTATAGCTGACTTTCCCCTTGAGTAAGTTCTCTACTTTCTTTTCATAACTACTTGTCGCCATACACCTTCTCCCAAGTGCAGTCCTTCCAAGTTATATCGTCTCTGAATTGGAGTATCTTACCGTGACGAAGGCAACCACTTTCATTATCCAATTCCATAGCACTAACTAGGCAAGGTTTATTAATGTAGCTTTCATCTCTATTGGCTATTGCAATTTTGACTTCATCAGATACCCCGCTTATCCAACCAATGGGTATTATCTCTTGTGTGGACTCTTTATATAGTCCAATCTCCAGAGAGCCGGGAACTCCATTGAAGTAATTAGCTTTGACGGGAACGATGTCTGCGCCGTTAACATACTTCTCATAATACTTACCTTTCATCTTGGCGTGTGTTAAATTGCTTTCCCAGAACAGCCAATCTTCTATATTCTTTCCTTCATAAATTCGATTAGCCATTTTGTAGTTGCCCGTGAGGAAAGCATCTATTGGAGTATCCAATTCTTTCTTTATCTTTAAAGTTTTTCTAGCTGTGCGCTTGCCAGGCTCTGCGTGTGATGTAGCTTTTGTAATTACTATACCTTCTTCATCATTTTCTCTTGCCCACTGAAGAAGCTCCCATAACTCCGAACCCCGTTTATAACGTGCTATTTCTACATACGGCGCGCTTATAGTGCCTTCCAGATGTATGGTTAGCTGTTTGAGCATCTTAATTCTATCTGTTGCTGCTATGTCCAATAGCGACTGTCCATTATAAGCCCATATATCGAATATGTAATAGTGTAATGGATTGGTTTTCTGACGTTCGAGCGCCTTAGGAGTAAGACACCCAAGTATAGTGGTTACATTCTTACTGCCCGGATTGTCGGGGAAGTAGGCTTCTCCAAGTAATACAGTGCCATTGGGAAGTCTATCAAAGAAGCTATTGAACTGGGGTACTTTGTCTATTTTGTTGATGTAGCCGCCGTTTACGCTTTCACTTCTGCCCTGCCAAGACATTTCACCATTCTCGTCCTTAACGAAACGCATATAGTGACCGTCTTTCTTTATGGCGCCGATATAGTCTCCAGACATAATGTGGTTTTTGATTTCGTGCTTTTTCTTGTTCTGGTCGTATCCTTTGGTGTACTCCCAATATTTTTCAGCGGGCAAATTGAAAAAATCTATTCCAGAAATCATATAATTCTCCTTTCATATATCGCCTATTTGTTCTATAATGAAATTTTCAGCTTGCTTCTCTAAATTTTCAAATGTACTGTTATTGTCTATAATTATATTATATTTGTAGTTTTCAACTTCTGTATCGGACTTAGTTAATTTTTGAGAACCACTTAGAACTGCTCGTTTAGCATTATCATTTTTAATAAAAATCGTCGGGGCGCCGAAAGCACAAGAATATTTAAAAATATTTTCAGGTTCTCTACAATGAACAAATACTATATTTCCTTTTGACTGTTCTTCTTTTATTTTTTCGCTTGTTAGTACAAAAGGAATATCATTCCAAAGAGCTAATTCATTATGTATAACAGATAATGCTCTTCTAGCTTGCGGCGTTTTATTGCCGTCCCAGTTAAATTCCTTTTTAAAGATATCTTTAAGATAATCTATTGTTGAAATGTTAATTACCTCTGTCGTGTCTAATCCTAGTCGATATCGCCACTCCTTCCAAAGTTTAGAAACCATTGTTACGAAGGTATCTTTACCAGACCTTAGATACCCGTTAATTATAAATACCATTTATCCTTCTCCTTTTATTCTATATGGTCACGAGCATAAACGGCTAACGCATCAGCTTTCTCGTTATATTCGTTTCCACCGTGACCTTTTACCTTTTCTATTATTATATCACATTTTTCGTAAAAAGTCAACAATTGTTCCCATAATCCACGATTTTCGACAGGCGTTCTTTTGGAAGTTAGCCAACCATTCTGGCGCCATTTAATATACCATTTTTGGTTTATACAATTATAAATATACGCGCTATCTGTATATATTATATTTTTTTCTTTTTCTTTACTATTATTAATAATATATTGTAAAGCCATTATTACTGCTGTTAATTCCATTTGATTATTAGTAGTATTTTTAGAGTTAGTGTACTCTGTACAAACTTGTTCATTATCATTGTTTAATACTACCATTGCCGCGCCGCCATTCCAAGTTCCATTGGTGCTACAAGCTCCGTCAGTGTAAAATATCATATTTGCTCCTTTTCTTAGATAGTAATGCTTAAAAATTAACTTATATTTAGGATTGTTAGCCTATATTTTTATATTATCATAATTTAACAATATTGTCAAGTGATTGACTTTTTTAAAATTTTATGATATAATAATAATAAATGGAGGAATAGAAAATGAATACATTTACTATACAAATAAATAATGATATTAATAGTAGAGAAGCTGTGGGTTTATCTCAGGCTTTATCTCCTATAAAATCAGAAATATATTTACACATCGAAGACCGTAAGGTCAATGCTAAGTCTATCTTAGGTTTGCTTAGCTTAAGTATTAAAAAAGGAGATATACTTAGTTTTGATGTAATCGAAGACAGCGAGGTAGACGGTATTCGCGCGGCAGTAGAGAAAATATTAACAGAGTGAGGTTTGAATAATGGCAGATAAAAATTATTTATATGATAGTGAAGATTATTTAGAAAGACCTTCACATTACGATAATTTTTTTAATCCTATTATTACACCTTACAAGTTTCAAAACGTAAACGAAGAAAAGTATAATAATAATGTTGACCTTATTAATAAGGAATTTCCTAAATCTATTTTACAAGATAGCACGGGACATTGGATAAGAATTATCAACACAGAAGATTATATAGATGAAGAATCTGCCACTATTGAAGCAGAAATAATTAAGAAGTATGGAGAATTGGTTCAAAATTACTATGGTTTAGGCAATCGTAATTTATTACAAAATCCAGACGTAGATTATGAAGTAATTCGTAGCTATGGATATGAAGTATCTGAAGATTCGATATTATATCCACAGAGCGCCTTGCGTTGGAGTGAAACCTACAATAAATGGTTTGCTATTTGGTACACTCCTATAAAAGAAGATGGGTCTATAATTAGCAAAGCCAATGCAAAAAGTTATTTAACTACTTTATTTACTAGTACAGACTTCCTGGTGGCAGATAAAGAAGGTAATAATATAATTTTAAGAATAGACAAAGAGTTAGGTTTCAGTGCCATAGACGTTATTAGTGTAGATAAAACCTACGAAACTGATAATGTTAAAAGAGTAAAACAGGAATTATCCAATTGGAGTACTGCACTTACTCAGGCTCAACAGTATTACTGGGATTTGGTGGAAACCTATGGAAATGTAGACGGAAGCAATTATCTATTCATTGATGAAGATAAAAATATTTTTAGTAGGACTAACAGAAAGTCCTACTTTACCTTTAAAGTAGAAAATAATAATTATACCGATTTAGGAATAGCATTAGATGAAGAAATAAGTAGTCTCCAAGATTGGCAACAAAATACCGATTATAAAATTGGAGATTATGTGCTACACAGCGAGACAATAAGCGGGGTTGAAACGCCCTGTTTGTACTATTGTGTAAAGGATAATAATAGTGGAGAAACTTTTGAAGTAGCTACCATTGTTAAAAGAAAACAATATGGACAAGAAGTAGATGTCTTGGTGGCTCAATGGAAATTAGTATCTACCGAATATGGAAAAGAATTAAACAAAATCCTAGAAAGATTTCCAAATTTCAATCCAGAAGGATATTATAGATTTGTTTTTCCTGCTCTTGAGAGTCGGCGCCCGCGCCAATATTATCCCAACGGTGAATTAAAGCCTGATGCACAGCGTGGTAGCCTATATATAAATCAAAGTAATAATGAAGAAAATCGGTTCTTTGCCATTACTCCTTGTTATGCTTACGACCCAAACACAGGGAAAGACAACATCGAGTATAAAATTATTGCGAACGCGGATATTTCGAGTAATTATATCGAAGAAGAAGAAGGATATGTCGGACCTAAAAAATATATAACTTCCGCGCAGAAAATAATAGTTTACTTTGAGAAACTTGCTTTAGCTAATAATAATATAGTATCAATGAGTTTTGATAGTAAAGTAACCAAGATAACCAAAGATGCTTTTTATAAAAGAGATGACTTGCTAAAGGTTTCAATACGCCAAGGCGCCCAGTCAATAGGTAACAGAGCTTTTGGCGGCTGCACCAATCTTCAGCAGGCTTTGCTTCCTAGTAGTTTAGTTATTATGGGAGACGGTTTATTTGCAGGTTGCCGCCTATTGAAACGAGCCACGGTGCCGCCTAATATTATTTCTTTAAATGCAACTTTTAATGGTTGTGAAAATTTAGAAAGCGCAGTATTAAGTCCTTTTACAGTTGAAATAGGAGACAGTGCTTTTTCAAACTGCTTGAATTTAAAGAAGGTTTATAACACAAGTAAAGTTTCTATATTAGGTAAATCAGCCTTTTTAAATTGCGAAAATTTAAAGAATTTTACAATTAATAAGGAAATAATTAGCATACCCGACAGAGCTTTCAAGAATTGTAAAAATTGTCATTTTACCCTTGAAGAAAGAGAGGAAGGAGAAGAGTTAGTAAGTTTAGGAATAAGCAGCTTTGAAGGCTGTGAACAGCTAACCAAAACTTTTGATTTATCCAAAATTCAACTCTTAGGTGACGGCGCCTATAAGAATTGCTTTAATATACAAGAAATGAATTTCAATTTTGGAGACGATTATGTAAGTAAACTTATTCCTAAAAATTTTTGTTATGGTTGCTATAATCTGAAAACTATTAATTTAGGAGAAGCAGAAATACTTGACGACGGATGTTTCCAAAATTGTGCTTCTTTAAGAGAAGTTACTATCCCTACTACAGTTAAACAATTGGGTACTAACGTTTTCTATGATTGTTTTAATTTAAAGACATTAAAAGTTCCCACTGTTTATCCTAGTGGTGTTGGCGCCTGGATAGAAAATCCTAATATAGTTTCAGACGCAAATAGAATAAATTGGATAGACCCTACCTTTACAACGGTTACTAATTACAATGGGGATGTGATTAAATGGAAGAAAGCAGTAATACATTAATCAGAGAATTAACCAATTTATTTAAATTAATTTTAATTAGTGGTGAACCCACAAGTGAAGTAGAATATAGAGAAAATGTGCAGGATACTGCTCATCTATTAAATATTACGGTTCAACAAAAGGATAAGGGCGAAGCAAAGTACGAAGTTAGTAGATTAAGTAGTAAATATAAAACGCAATACAATACTTTGCCCGAAGAAGAGGGTGCCACCCGGAGATTATATTTTATAAAGGAGACTTAAATGTTACAAGAAGTTAGAAACATTAGCGGTTATTATATTAATGATGCTAACAATATAATAAATAACGCCAATGCTAATATTTTGGAATATAATTTCGCGCAGGTCATACAAGACCCAGATAATATAGTAAAGTACATAAAGGTAGTTTCGTCTGAGGATTTTAATAGCTTAGAGTTAAGAAATGATACTTTGTATTTTATTAATGATATTAACGAAGAAGTCTCTGAGGTTACAGATATACTTGATATTGCATTAAGTAACTACGGAAGTGAAGATGGTGAACCTAACACATTATGGGTATTAACCGTAGATTACGAAATGGAAATGGTTTATCTATGGAGTAGCGCGGTTAATAAAGGACTTTTTACCATTCGTAAGGTTTGGAAAGGTTTTAAAAATGGCGCGATGGCTTTTGATGGAACGTGGGATTATGTTAGAGGAAAAGATTATAGTGTACTTTACACTGAAGCCGAACCTTTTGTAGTCCTTATCCGTAATGATGATAAGCTATTTGCTTTTCCAAGTTTAAATTATAAAACCAGTGGTGGAACCTATGAAGCTAAATTAATTGCTCCCGCCGAGTCCGAAACCGAAGCAACAGTAACCTATGTTAGTGTGGATAAGGGATACGGATCAAAGCTATTTAAAGATACCGATATGGGTATGGTTATCTGCTTTATTCAAGCAAATTCTGGTAGTTATAAAATTGCTTACTCAATGTACACCTATCCAGATGAAAATACCGATACCAAAGAATTAATAGGACCAGAGACTATATTCACTCAAAATGAAGCAATTACTCAGGTAACGGTTCGGCGTCTAAATGACTATCGAGTTGGTATTACATATAATTACAATAAGACAGTAGATGGTACTTTAACCTATAAAACTGGTTTTAGATATAGTAGAAGAGAATATTCGGGAGTTGCTTTTCACCCCGAATTTTTTGAAATAGAAAATAAATTTCGACCAAGTAGTATACTATATGGCGCTGTAAGAACAGATAATAAGAATACAGTACCAGTACCTAGATTAGTTTTGGAAAATGATAGGCGAGATAATAGTTCAACACTATATTTCCAACTTGGTTTAGGTAGCGAACTAAATCTACAATTAGTCAAATTAGAGGCTTTAAATCCTAATGACCCTAATAGCAAAGGCGCGATCACGTTATTTGCCGATGCAGGATTTGAAGTGGTGAATGATTATCCTTATGGTTATTACGAAGTAGATGGAACACCTTCTAAAGCTGAAATTGAATGGATAAGAGCTGAGGGTACAAGATTAATTGTTAAATTAATGGGCGATAAAATGCCCTTAACGCCTTTTGTGTTACAGCCTAATTATCAATCAACTTATAGCTATTTGCTTCGCTTTGATGGTAGTGTAGATAAACAGCAACAGCATGGAGATGTTAAAGGTTGGTTTGCATTTACTAATGGAACTTCTTATGAGTATAAGAAAAATCCAAAAAGAAGTTGGGGAGCTTCTGCAGATGAAATCTTTTGGGGATTAGGCACTAGCACATTTCAAGTAGATTGGTCCAGTTGCTTTTATGCTACTTTTATGACCTCAATAACTATTGGTGTAGAATTAGGTTTTTATCATTCTACTTATAATAATAATCATATGGACTCTGTTCAATTTATTACTCCTACCTTGTCAGAGCCTTATATTCGTCTTAATGTAACAAGCAGTTACTCTAATGTTATGAGTTCTGGAGGTATTATAGATGTTTAATACAGAAAAACAAAATTGTATAGAATGTCATAATAAATATGAATTTATTGTTTTAGATGAAAATAGAGAAGTCGTTGAAAAAGGAACTTACTATAATTCCGCTGACTCTGGAGTATATGCAGAGGAAATTGGAAGTTCCAAAACTAATTCTACTACTGTTAATCTTATCTATACACCGCCCGAAGGAGAAGAAAGTACTACTGGTTTCGGAGTAAGTTTTAGTAAGGTTAATGCTGAAACTATATATGATTTTGGAGATACTATTGAGTTTGTTGGCTCATTAGAAATTTCTTCTAATCAGTTGATAGGTAGTATAAGTAAAATAGCTTTAGGTCATGGAAAAAGGAATGAAGATGACGAAGAGTCAAATGAAGTTAAATATTGGTCAGAAACTAATTGTAGTATTAGTATGGGTGAAAAAAACACTCTAATTCTGAATATATATTTAAACTTTAGCGTGTTGGCGCCGAGTGGCAAAAGATATGACAAAAAATTTAGTTCGTTGTTGAATAACGGATACAATTATTTTCCGACCCCAGGCGCGCTTTCTATAGAAATAAGTTCTGTACCAATAAGTGGATTACCTTCTCCACTTGCCAAAAGAGTACCTACCTTTATGTCATTACCTACAACAACAGAGTTAGGAGATTTTAGTTCTCCTTGTTTTATTAGAAGAAATCCTAGTAATTTGGAAGACCAAGAAGGGGTATTGTTTTTACCCTCTGTGGGTGTCAAAAAAGTATACGGTTTTGGAGACAAGAGTAATTTCAATTGTGGAATTATGGAAACTATGGTCTTTCCAGATATTGGCGCATCAACCTTTACCGCTTCGGGAGCAGGAGGCGGGGTATTTACAACTATTATACCCGTCGTTAAACTTTACGCACAGGATTTAAGAGAGTTATCAGACCAAAATACTGACCAGTATTTCTACTGTGCAATACCTAAGTGTTGTTTATTAGAAGAGACGCAAATAGTAGTAAACAATACAGTTATAGAACCAGGCAGTATTACTTTTACTGACCCTAGTGAATTACATACAATTGGGGTTACGGCAGTTGGTATGACTTCTGATGAGCAAGTAAGTATCAATACTTATCGAAATACGAATGTAGGTTCCAGTTATGCCAATTATCTCTTTGAGACTGATGGTTACTGGGAGCCGCCAAGCGGATCGGCTGTTAGTCCTACTTATGTATATTTAGCATCGGCGCCAAAATATGTAGTAACAGGAGCAAATATTAGTTGCTCATTCCAAGGGAAGAATGTAAATACAGACGATTGGGAAAGTATTGGTTCTGCATCAAGATATGATAAAGTAACTCTAAATTATGACACTTCATTATATAACGCTTACCGAGCTATAGTGTCGGCGCCGAGTAGTAGCAGTACAGGATATTATCTAAACGAAACAGAAAAAGTAGTTTTATCTTTAAAATCATATGACGAAATGATTTTGAGAATTGGTGACGAGTCCAATAATTTTACTAGAACAGGTATTAAGATTACAATTGGACAAATTAATACTTGGCTTGCAGCGATGGGAGCAGACCAATCAAAGACAGCCTATACGGTAGGCTTGCAGGTTACAATACGTAATGCTATGTTTAAGTCTGCTAACACCGTAGCATATATGCAATATAATGTTACTACAACGGGGGCGAGTGTATAATGGATTTAAGTCTTTTAAACCCCGATATTCAAATAACTAATAATTATTATTTTACATTAAAAAACTCAGAGGGAAAGGTTATTCAACAAGAAGTTGTTCATAATGAAGCTCAATGGAAAAAATATATTAGACACCGAATGACAAGTTTAAGTTTATATTTAGGAATTTTTACTGAACGAGATGCTTTAAGATATCAGACTAATGGATATTGGAATGAAGGATATGCTGCACAAATTAGTGGAAAAACCATAAAAGACTCAGAGGGTAATGAGATTTTTATACCAACTGGTGGTTATACTGTAGAATCAGGCAAACAGTATAAAGTAGGTGAGCCTAATGTAATATTTAAACCAAGTATGAAAAAAAATCCTTCTTCGTTATTTGGTACACAAGTATTTGCAGGATCAATGAGTTGGTCTTGTGATAAAATATTTAAAAATGATGAAGGTTATTGTGTAAGATACGTGGGTAAAACCACTTGGGGATATCATAGTGACACTAATCCTTATAATCAATATCACGAAGGTTCTGGCAGCGCAAGCAGTAGTAATGCTGGTTTTGACTTTAGTGAACAATCACCAAACGAAAATAAATTTGGTATAAAACTGTTTGATGGTGGGTTAGGCTCTCGTAATTTTGGCTTATTTACTCACTTCGCTACAAGTATGATTAAAGCTCCTACTGATATTCTAGAAATTAAAGTTGAAGTTGTTTTTATGCGAATAAAAATCGGTATAGCTGGCGGCACACCGATAGCTCCTTGTATGAACGCAGGATTTGGTCACAGTCTTAATTCTCCTAATTCTTCTTTAACTAGTTTTTATCCATCTACCTTTGGTGTTTCAGTGTATCCAACATATAGGGTGCAAAATATTGATGAAGTACCTGATGATATGACGGATTTTCAAACTGCAATTACTGGTAACATCCCTCCAATAGGAAGTCATAGTCTATTTAGTTTATCTAGTTATGACGTATACGATCAGTGGTTAACTACTGATACTCCAACAGATTGGGATGAAGAAACAAATGGAACTTGGTATGGTTTTCCATTACATCTTAATACTCATTGTGAAGGCTGGTCTCCTTATGTAATGCGTACTGAAATTTTAAAAGATGGTACTGAAGTTAAAAAATATGTTTGCGACACTGACGGAACACGAAGAATATCTTTTGGTGAGTTAGAACAATCAACTGTATTGAAATACAGAAGTTCTTGTATTGGACCCATTTCATGCACTTTGATAAATGGTTTTACTACTTATGGTAACCAGAATCTTGTGCCACAAAATGGAGATAGTCATACAGTTACTTTTATAAATATAGGTTATGGAGATGGAGTAAGAACTAGATTTTATCATCCTTTTACAAAAGGAATAATTAAAGCCTATTATACAGTTGGTTCATCAATGTATGATGCACAAACCATTAACTATTATCGCACCTCCGATAATATATTTGCAAGATACCCTAACTTCTCTTGTTATAGAAATGGAGAAAAACTTTTTAGTCATCGACCTAGAAGTGTTGATGGTTCTCCAAGTTTACCTATTAATAATAGAATTTTTAATGAAGATTTAGCAGATAGAAAAAATATTGAGCACCCCTACTCAGCTTATCAAAACTATTTTCCCGAAAGTAAACAGACTATTTTTGGTTTACATCCTTTTGATAATAATTACTATCCAATTAGAGGATTATTAGGGAAAAGCGAAATCGTAGTTCATGACTTTATTACTGCAGGTAAGATTATCGGTAGTGGCTGGAATGGACTTGACCGTGACCAATGGTGGTCGGCGCCAATGCATATTATAACAGGTGACAACGAGGACGAGGTTGGACAAGGAATAGGACGAGAAATAGTGCTTCAATCTTTTCCTTCTCAGCACGATGAAACCAGATTTAATTTTGAATGTGACCGATACGTAGGTTTTTATGGTGGCGAATACTGGCAACTTGGTAGTGCTTACGCTGGAGGATTAAGATATGCAGGATATACTCCAATGTCGGTAAGAATAACCGAAGGACGGGATAATGATGTAGAAGGTTATATAGAATTTGACCAACCGGTCCCTGCTAATGCCAAAGTATATGTAAATGTTGATTTTAGTGGAGTTTCATTTTTGGGCAGCTTCTCAGAAGTTAGTGGTAAAGGATACTTTTCATTAGGGTCAAAGAAAGACAATGGTAAATCTTAATAACGTAGGTGAGTGATAGAATTGTTAAAAATTCATAATTATTATGAAATAGAAGTATTAGATTATGATGGAAATGTTAAATCTAGTGCGAAAGCCTATAACACAGCTTATAGTAAAAACTATAATGCAAGTCCAATGATTTATATTCTGCGACTTTTCAAAGCTAATGGTGGCTATCGTGAAAATTATATTGAACCATATCTCGATCCCGATACTCACGAACCAATAAATGACGCTAACTACTGGGAACGAGAGGGAGAACCTAGTTTTGAAGGTACTGCATATAAATGCGTAGTTCTCTTTCTAGCCGACGGTAGTTCTGGACAACTTACTAGTGTTCAATTGCGCGGAAACTTGGAAATGTCAATGGCTGAGCTTCAAGATATAGAAGGAAAGGCTATATATTTAGATTATGGGGCAGGAGATAGTTTCCGTGTTACAGCGCATATCTATTTTGAGACAGATATAAATGAAATAAAAGGCGGCAGCGCCTCTACAAGTTCTTTTTATAGAAGACTAATGTCATTTTATCCTATTAAATTTTTTAACGCACAGAACTCTATATTCTGTGGCTGCATAGGGCGCCAAACAGAATTATTAAAAGTTGCGGATCGGCGCCCATCGAGAGAAGGATATACTAGCGACGGCTATTTACCTCAGTCTCATTCAAATCAATTGGGAATTAGTAAAAATCCTATTCCTTTGTTAGATGATAAGGGCTTCCTTATGGGAAACGCTGATAATTGTCAGTTATTTCAAAAGGTAACCGAAGGTTTGATTTATAAAAATTCCACGACTAAGGGTTCTCAATGGAAAGGTTTAATTACTTCTTTGGTCTTTCCCGGTATTGGATTGATAGATTTGCGCGACAGCAATATGGGACCGCTACATGAAGGAATATTGCCTGGGAACAAAGTAATAAAACAAAGCGTACCTAATAACGAAAATGGTTACTTATATGAATGTTTCGTACCGCAGGAGTATGTTAAAAATGGAGAAAGGTACGACAGCTTAATTAGTATTACTAAGAACGCTTTTTATAATGCAGAAACCATTACGGTTAAAAGAGATAGGCTTGGTTTTATAGATGTTGTTCCTTTGGATAAATCTTATTTTTCTGATTTAATAGATGATTATAGAATAAGAAGATGTAAGAGTTTTATTCAACCCATTCCACTTACCGACAAGCATTGGGTCGGCGCCGAAAGCATTATTCCTTGTGGTAGTGGTGATAGTCATAGGTACTATATTGAATATGGCAGCGACCCAGATAGTGATAAATTATTAACAGCTAATTATGCAGTAACGGGAGAAGTTCTTGTTAAAACGGGAGTTGACCCAGTTATTTATAAAAAATGTACTTATTGCTATAAATTAGAGTATTCATATAATGGTAATGATTTCTTTACAGCGATAGATTTTTCCGATACTAAATATTTACCATATAAGAAATATCCTTTCAAAGACTCGGAAGAAAATAATATTACGATATCGGCGCCGATATGGAGAGTTTCTAGTTCTATGACGGGTATGAGCGAGCCCATGACAACTTTTAGTGACCCTAGGATTTCTAGACTTTTCGGTCATATTGATAATAGAGTAGACGGCCCAGCTTCTTTGGGAGATGTAACTAATGGATATGAACATTTATATATGTTTGTCGGTTATGATAGTAAAATAGATACTAGACAAAATTTAACTCCCGAAGAACAAGAGTCTTTAATGCATACTCCAGACTATTCCTACGAAAATAAAGGATCTGACTTACCCAATACCTTTGAAACAATAGTTCCATACTTATATCATGCGAACGATACTATTTTCTTTAGTGGAAAAATAGAGGTGAGATAAATGGCAACTCGTAATTTAGACTTCTCAGACGAAGTCACACTTGGTGATAATCAATACAACAGTATAGTTATAGATATACCAACTCATCAAAAAGATACTAAACTCTATGATTATGGTTCGATAAAAAGCAATACCGTTCCTCCATTCTTTACTCTAAAAAGAGGAAATATTACTTTTGGAACTCCCGAAAGGGATTATGATAGGTTAGAAGGTGTACACCCAGTAGATACAGTTGGAAAGCAAAGTAAACCAATCACTAATTTCTTTACATATAGTATTAAAGTTTTTCCACATTTCGGTGCCTATGGGTTTGTCAACTACAGTAGTCCCGAAGCTGAAGAAGAAGATAAAGTAAGTACGATTTTCTTTGGTGACAGTGCAGCTACTTTACGAGGGGAGATAAAGTTAGATGAGATTGAGTGAATGTAAACAGATATTTTACGGAAAAGAAGACCCCGACGCCGAGATGATGGAACGTAAGGATATTATCTATCAGATTTTTCTCGGTGATAGACAAGTTTGGGAAAGAACTTCTGACGAAGGTACAGAAAAGGCAAGCAATAAAATTACTACCACTTGGAGAATTACAAACGACTTAACTCTTAAGAGTTTAACTGATAGCACAATCATTACAGGTAAAATTAATTGGGGAGATAGTTCGGTAGACGATTGGCGGTCTGGAGAATTTAATATACATTATTATGTTGACAGTGGATTGTATGGTATAACCTTTGATTGTGAATTAATTAAAGATTTGCCTTATGGAGAGGTAGCCGCCATTTCGAGAATAGAAGAATATAACCCTGGCGGAACTTCAACTAATGAATTAATTGGAGTAACGTTAGGTAAAGTGCCGTTTGCTAGCCATAGACTTGACGATGATTCAAAGGGCGTTTTTGAAGATGTACTCACTATTGAAAATATAGTTGTACCACAAGGAGTTACCAAAATACCTCAGCGTCTATTTTATAATACTTCTTTTGAGGAAATTATAATTCCTGCAGCTATTGGAGAAGATGATGAAGAGTTACAAATAGATATTGGAGCTTATGCTTTTACGAGCAACGTGGCACAAAAAATTAGAATTGAATCAAAGAATACTATTATAGGAAATTTTGCTTTTGGATATAAGACAGATGGTACTTTAATTAATAATTTAATCTATCAGTGTTATGAAAATACCAATGCCTATAATTATGCAATAAACAATGGAATTACTCCTACGATTATTACTTAAAAATTAGAGAAATCTAACAGCAACCCTACTTTATATAGAGGTGATAGCAATGCTTAGAATAGATAATAACAACAATATCTTCTTAACAAAAGGAGATAGTGGAATAATTAATATAAAATTAGACAGTACTCCAGCAGGCTATGATGTTATGGAGTTTTATGTACGTCAGGCTCAAAATTTAGATAATGTTCTTATATCAATAGTTCAAGGCGTGTCTAGTGAATGTGGACAGATAGCTTATGACAGTGGTACAGGTATTTACACTTTAACTATTTTTAAAGCCGCTACCGAAAATCTAAAAAGGCGCTCGTATGTATATGATTTTAAACTTAGTGGAACAAATGTAGTTACTACTTTTATTGGTGGAGACGTTAGTAAAAATCAATTTACAATAACTTAAGGAGATAATTATGGCTGATATTAATGGAAAAATAATCCCTGGTCAACAGCTAAATCCTAAAGTAAATACTACTGCTCCTAACATTAATTCTAACGTAGATACCGAAACAGAAGAGTTAGCTTCGGGCGCTGAGACGGGGGTAGATGTAAATGGAACTATCAATGCGGTCGGCGCCGTAAATCCCGAAGAAGTTAATTCAGTAGGTAATCTCAGTGGAGAGTTAGTAAACGATGTTCCTTCTGGTTATGGATATATTTACATCAGATATTCTCACGAATATCCTACTCAAGACTCCGATATGTTATTAGTACCCGATGAAGATACTAAATATATGGGTGTTTTGGGTTTAAATAGTCCATTCCCTCCAACGTCTTATACTCGATATCAATGGTCTTTAATCAGAGGATACGACGGAGAAAAAGGTGACAAGGGCGACAAAGGAGACAAAGGAGAAAGCGGAGACGCGGAAATTACCATTGTTAATGGTTTTTTAATAACTGGACAACTTAATGTAGAAGGATGGCAGTTAGACGTGTCGAGAGATAAGTCTTTCTACAGTCAAAGAATTGAAATCACAGAACCTTTATTGCAGGTTATAGAGCAAACATTAACGGCGCGAGAACCCAATATAGGTTCAGGTACTGTTTATAATACTTACGAAGATGTTATAAATTCTATGTCTCCTGTTGTAGATTTGATAGTTAGTTCAAATGTACAGACTGGTCAGAATGAAATTGAAAATTGGAAATTTATTTCTCGCGCGTATTTAATGCGAGAAGATTATATAGATGATACATATGGATATTATATATGTTTTGAATGTTATAATGATAGACCAAGTGTATTATTAAGATTTCAAATGAAGGTGATTTAATGGCTATTGATGTTGAGCTTCCGTATAGAGAAGGTGCGCAAGAAATACAAAATGCGACTGAGTATAGTGAAGTTTCGCCCATAAACACCGTTGAGGCTTTTTTAGTTAATCACGGTACAATACCTCTTGAATTACCTTTTGAATTATATGATACCCATGTGTGTATGGCTTATGAATATTCCGAATGTGCTTTATTAGAACCTGTAGATAGTGGAGAAGGCTTAGGCGGAATATTGATAGCAGAAAACGAAGAGGAGGAAATAAACGTTGATTAAAGTTAATAATGACCTAACCTCTGGCGTGTTTGATAGGGATTTAGTAGTTATAAATAATGATGTTATAACCGTAAATGGAGAAGAGATAAGTAATACTACTGGAAACTATTGGGTCGATTGGGCAATAGGTTTTCAGTCTTTTTGTATAAATACTTTGGGATTAGAAGTACAAGACGGTCCAGGAACGAGCGTAGGAATAGTACAGAGTGAAATGGGACCAGTTCGTTTTCAATATGACTGTGATTGGAACGAACCTTTTGGAAGAGTTAAAACCTTTAATGGACAAGAACATTATGTCTATCAAGAAAATGGATATACTCTGTGGTCAGATGATGAAAATACTTTATGGGGTAATATTACTCGACAGAATGGTATAGATAGTGTAAATAGACGCTTTGATTTCATTGTCTGGTTTACTGTTCAAGATGAAACAAAAGGTAGAATAGGATTAAGATTTAAATATCCAATTACAACGGAAAGAGGTTATAGTTGTCCGTATTATATTTCTTCTTCTCCTTTTATACAACCTTGGTATGAGAAGGGAGATAAAACAGCGGTTAATTATTATAGAATTAATGATAGTTGGGGAAAGTATTATAGTTCAAGTGGCAGAAGAACGGCTACTATTTCTTTGAGTAGCGATGATTTAGTATCTAATAGTTATGCTGTATTGGCTGGTCGTTATTTATATGCAACCACTAAAACTTTTCAAGATGAGGACGGCGCCAATAAGTTATGGATAGAATATTCTCAAGGCTTGTCTGGAACTTATTCCTACGAGACTTTAGGTGGTGAATACGCTTCTGATGGAGCTGCTTCCTTTTCTAAGCTAATGGCTGAGAACCCTAGTCATTTAAAATGTTTTGTTTCAAAAAATAAGCAACTTATAAATATTAAAATTTTAAATAATAGCGGGAAAGTAGAATTAGATATTCTTTATGGAGATTTAATGGATGATAATGGAGAAGTTAATTCTTTTGTAGAAGTAAAAAGCCATAATTCCCATACACCCTCTGGTGGAAGTACTATTTATGATATGGATAACTTTTTGATTACTGATAATCATTATAATGTTAGAACAAGTAATCAAATCAATCGTCCCACTTCTACCGCCGTTAATGATTATAGTAAATATTGGGGTATTACTAGGGTATTACTTCAAGAAGAAACTAAGCATTGCGCTGAATTGTATCAAGTTTTTAGTTTTGCGGATACTATGTCAAAGCATTTATATAAGCAAATTAATTTTATAGATACAAACAATGAAATTCAGCCTTTTATAGTATTTAATTATGGTACTCAAAATAGTAATAATAATTTCTTTAACGCTACTTTGTTAGCTATGCCAATATAAGGAGGTTAAGTATGACAAATGAAACAACAGGTTACTTAACCTTTTATGATATGAGCACTGGAATTTTTAATGTTCCAGATCCAACTAAACAATTAAGTGATTACGAGTGGCCAGGAGAAGACCCAACAGACCCCACATCAGACCCAGATTATATGGTTAAAGATTGGACCACTTGGATGTTGGCTTTAAGTTATTGGTTAGAATATTATTTTGATATTGAAGTCTCTAGTGGAGATGGTAGTAGTTTAGGGCAGGTTGGTAGTAGACGTTATAATTCACAGGCATTATATAGCGGAAGATATCGTCAATATATAGAAAGAGATAATGACTGGAGTAGCGATGATTTAGGCAGATATGACCCACCTTTAGATGATAGTTGGCCCAATTTCCAACAATATAGATGTCCTAGTCCTTTTGATTATAGAGCGAGTGATAGTGACCCTTACACTTCAGCAACTGGCAAATGGCAAGGTACTGAAAAATTTGACTTTATTCATAATAGATTTGATATTATATTAAAATTAAAAAAAGATAATAATAACTTAAATAATCTAGGAATTAGAATTAAGTATCCAATAACCACTACTGGCACAGCTGACTATGTCGAACAGTCAGATGCATGGACAGTAGGATGCTCTTCTAACAGTAATGCAGCTTTTATAGTTCCTGGTGCTGTTCCCATAGTAATAGAAAATAATGATATTATACAACCAATATTTAACGATTATTATATGGATACATGTGGTAACGATGAACTAACTGCAGGGAACAAGGCTTTCGGTTATATAACCTTTTTTTCTTCTACAATTAACAGCGGTTCGTCCGAATATTTTAATGACTATGTAGTTAACCAATATAGAATTAAATACAAAGGAAATATATATGATAGGCACTCACTGCCAACTTACGGCGGCGGAGATAGAGTGACCACTTTTCTAAAATGGAATAAGGATTTTGAACAATATTTAAATTCCGGTTATAAATTTTCAGTTAAAGGTCGTCCTTATAATCATATCTATTTTAGAAAATCAATGGATGATAAGAATATAAATATTTGTATTTTAGACCAATCCTATGGTAAAAAATTTGATTTTATAGTTTTTGAGAATACTGATGGTAGTCAAACATTATTGTTAGGTAATGACAATAAGAGTTTTTATAATGGTCGCTGCCGTGACAATATGTATCGTTATATAGACCAAGAAGTGTCAGGAGTCTATTACAAAAATTATGATATTGCGAATACCTATGGTACCATTGGCAACACAATGATTTCTAACAAACAAGAAAATGGTCAATATTTAAACAAACTCACTCCTTCAAAAGCAGGTTATTATTATGATGTAAGAGACAGTAATTATAATTTAATAGATGCCACAGGCAATTGGCGCCTTGAGCTTTTTAGTCCTTTTAATAACGTGTATGCTACTAATTTATTTTTAGTTACTCGATGTGGTACACAAGACTTATTAAGTATAGACGGAAAATATATAATAGCTACACTTAATGGTGATTTAACTAAATTCTTGGTGTTCACTTTTAACGGCAGAACATTACACGAATATTCAACAAATGATAATAACACTATGTTTGCAATACCAATAGAGGTGATAGAGTAATATGGCTATTTCAACTACAATTGAACAATCCTATTCTCTATACAGTATAACAGATAATAATATCCTTTATTGGTCAGATTGGATTAAACACTTTATAGACTTTAGTGTTAATGTAATGGGTTGGGAAGTAGAATGTGGACCAGGCACTAGTTACGGCGCGATAATGCCATATTATTCCTATAGTTCATATGGTAGTAGCTATTGGTATAGTCCAGGTTCTCAAAATGCAGGCTGGGATTGTGACTGGACTCAGCCTGACGGTATAATGCAACAATATCAAGACAGCACGTATCGAGACCGTCCATTATATACAGGCTGGTTTTATAACTATCCTTTATGGAATAGACTAAGTTATCCAAATGGGATAGATGAAACATATGGTCGTTTCGATGTGGTTATTTATATGAAAGAAAGTCCTAATAATGGAGAAAAAATAGGATTAAGAATTAAATTTCCATTGTGTTCTGTAGGATATGCTTATAATGGTATATCTGTAAGAAATAGCTTATTTACTGTTCCGGGATTTAGTGTGTATAGTAATTTAAAGGGAAATATACAATATCAATATTCAGAAAGTAGTCGAAGTACCTCAAATTATGATTTAATAGATATTTCATTAAGACAATATCTGAGTGTGTTTTCTAATGCTTCTATGGGTGCTAATAGTGATATTTTCCTCGCACTAAAAGCAAAAAGTGGAGACCCTAGCGCAGATAACCGCGAATCACAATTATTTGATTATGATTATCAATACAATGATATAAATTACTCGGAGTGGCAAAGTTCTCCTGGTATTAACAATAATCGAGTCTTTAGATTACATTGGAAGAAATATAATAGAGTAAATTATCATATTTCTAAAGATGGCTATACTGATTATTTTTATGTATGGAACGACGAAACTGGTGATATGGGTATGAAAGTTATTATTACCCAATTAGAAAATGGTGAATGGGCAGTAATGATTGATAGACACTACAATGAAAATGATAATACTCTATGTCAACAAATAGGTTATACAGGTACTTTTAATAGTCCAGGTGTAGCTGACGGAAACTTTTTGGCGCGAGCGCCGTTACGTCCTTTTATTGGAAGAAACTCGCTCATAAATCGTTTTGCTTTTACTCGTATGTTAATGCCTTATCAATTAAGTTTGTGTAAAGATTTATACTATGTTAGCAAAAGAGATGTAGCCGATATGGTAGAGTCTGGTCAATATGTAATGGTTAGAGATAAAAATAACGAACCACATTATTTCAGAGTAATTCCATTTGGCTCTTACCGAAAGAACGAAGGAAATTATTCAAGTTCATATAAAGATAACACCACGTTATTAGCTTTTCCAGTATCAGACCCAGAGGTGAGTGAATAATGCAAATTTGGGAATGTATTATTACTCGTAAAGTACAGGTTACGCGCCCTGACCCTACTTTTTATGATTATACTGATTGGTTTTCGGATACATCTGGGCGCCTAAACCCTGACTTTTGGGGAGATTTTATAATGACAGTAACTCAAATACCTATTTGTACTGTTGAGGGAGAAAATATAGAGGAGTTGAAGAGTAGTTGAGTACAACAATAGCCAATTTACCAAAAGCTGGTAGTTTATATGATAACCATTTAATGATAGTAGAAGAGGTAAGTAATGGTACTTCTGTTGAAACTCAGAAAACTACTCTTCAAGACTTATATGAATGGCTAAATAATGCTTTAAGTAACGTTTATACACAATCTTCACAAATACAAGTTATTGGTAGTAATATTGATAGAGAAGTAAATGATGTTACTAATACAGTAATATTCCACTTCGTTTTGCCTAATTATGAGCCTAAGACTTATTACGAAGGTGAAATTGTAGCCTATAAAGATTGTATTTATCAATGTATAAACGATACTCAAAGCGCGCAAATTGATGATATAAATTGGAAAAGAATGGGATACAATCCTGGCAAGTATATTACTATAGACGAAGATAATATTATATCGGCGGCGGGAGTAAAAACTTGGCAAAGTGGAGAAGAATATGCAATAGGAGATTGTGTAATTCGTAATAAACAATTATATCAATGTTTAATAGCAAATACCGATACCACTTGGGATAAAAACAAATGGCAGAATATAGGCGAAGGTAATGGAATATTAATTTACGAAGATAGAAAATACTATGATGTTGGCGCCATTATAATTAAAGACGATATGTTATATAAAAGAGTTAGTGGCGGCGCCGATATATCTTGGACTCCTAGCAATTGGATATGTATTTCAAGCGGTATTTATAGTATTGTCTATATAAAATATTCATATGATGTTCCTACTAGAGATAGTGAAATGTCAGATATACCGAATAGATATATTGGTATATGTAATGGAAGTAACACTAATGTGCCGCGACATTATACCGATTATGTATGGTATAAAATCAAAGGCGAAGATGGCACAGTTAATGTAGAAGCTAACTGCATTGTTATCGAAGCTACATTGGATAAAGATGATTGGAGTAATACTATTCCTCATACTATTACTGTTTTAGATAGTACAGTTACAGAAGATATGTACCCTATCGTTGATATCGTATTATCAGCTGATACTTCTCTTTGGGGAGACGAAAAAGAGAATTTTGTTTTAATAGACAAGGCGGTCGCCACTAATGGCGCTATAACTTTTTATTGCGGTAGTGATAAGCCAGCTATTGATTTGAATATTAAGGTAAGATTTAATGGCGATGTTAATGAAAATAGCTTTGCAAGGAGAGACGAATTGCAATCTTTTGAAACATCTACTCAAAGTGCTTTTGTTGCTATGGGCGCCAGAGTGACTGATAATACTAATGACATAGAAGAACTACAGGCTGGAATACAGTTGATAATAGATAAGTTAGAAGAATTTAATATGGTGGATTATAAATATTGGTTAGTTTTGGGAGAAGTAACTACTGAGTACGACAGTTTAGCAGAAGTATTGGCTTCTACCGATTATCCAGTGTTGTTAAATAATGAGCGTTCCGCCGCCTATGCAGCCTATATCTCGTCTGAAATTGCTACTGCAATAAAAAATAATCTAACATATTTAAGACAAGCATTATTATGTGATAATAGTGATATGTTCTTTAATTCTAGTTATGACTATGATGAACATATAGAAGAATTTACCGAGGTTAATCCTACTGTTACTAGTGGAACTTATCAAGGTATAGTAACTTGTAGTTCTGATAGAGAGAGTTATGGTTATTGTGGCTATATGGCTTTTGATGGTGGAGTTGATAGTAATGATTTGACTGTAGTAGGTGAAGATAGACATATTTGGTCTGCTATGGGATTAAATCAATGGGTACAATATAAGTATAGCAGTCCTAGAAATTTATATAAGGTTAAAATCTATGGTATAAGAGATAATGCACCATTAAGTGTAGAAGTTCAAGGCAGCAATGATGGCGAGAATTTTACTACTATAGATGTGAAGAATTTAAATATTGTACTTGATGCACAAAATTACACTGAGTTTATTTGTACTTGTAATACTAAGTATATGTATTATAGGTTTGTAATAAATGATAATTATTATAGTGGAACTTGCGCGGTAGGAGAAATTGAGATTTATACATTTGTGGAGGACAACAATGGCTGATGGATTTATAATTAAAAGAGGTAGTCAAGGTGGAACGAAGCAAGTGGAAACTCTAGCTTTTAAGGGAATTGACTATGGTAGTTTAGTCCCATTAAAACTTACCAAAGAGCAAGGATTAGATATGGCTAGTTTATTGCCATTGAATGATACAAAAAACCACGGTACTGATTATAATATAAATAATTAATGGAGGTAAATTATGCATACCTTAAATGAAATAGAATTAACCCTAGTATGCTCGCAAGAGGGAACAGAAACTATAGCTGAAGCATATCAAAGAATGATACTTGATGCTTTATCTCAATATACTGGTCTTATTAGAGAGGGTAGTAAAGTATGGTTTGATTCTGAAAAAAGAATAGGCTTTGAAGTTTATTGTTATAACACTAATTATATATATACTAGATGGTCAATAGACAACGTTACAGTTGGAAACAATTTGAGTTATAATAATTTGTCTGCAACTGGGGCTATAAAAATGAGAATACATCGTAGTACACAAGAAAGCGTAACTTACTTTACTTTAAGTTATCTAACGTCTGCTACTGCAACGAACACAACTGAAACCCCTTTTATGTGTGCTGAAACCGCGGATGGTGAAAAAGTCGTTTTCAGTTATTATGATTATGGTTATGAAAGAACAGTGATTTATACTAATACCATTAATTCCTTAACAGATACTGTGCTTAGAATTACTCGCGGCATGTATTCAAGCTATTATTGTATTACGAAGTATCCAGATGCTTATCATAATAAACCTTTTAAAGAATTATATTTAGTCTGCAGCTATACAGATACAGAAAAAGCTAACAATCAATTAGTATCTTTCCCAGATTCGGTTTATCGCTTCGTGAGAATGCACAATAGAAACGATGCTAGTTATCGTTTTTCTTACGGCGGCTTCGCCTTCCCCGTTTCTGACCCAGCATAACTTTTTTAGACCCTATTATAAGCTCCTTCACCTAATGGTAGAAAATATTAAGGAGGGATACTATGACCTATATCCAAACTACCTCTCCTAGGACGGCAGTATTCTACGGCGAATCAATGGCTGATTTAGCCTTAATGCCGACTACTACCAAAATAGGTGAGGGAGAGTATATACACGCCTTAGCCCAAGAAGGCAGTTATGCTATGATATTGCTCACAGACGGCTTGAAGAAATTTATGCTCCGTAGCACTGGCTGGGTTGAAGTAAAAGACCAAGGCGGTGGCGGTAGTTGGTTCGAGCCAGGCGGCAACACAACCTTTGCAGAATTGCCTACTCCAAGTGGAGATAATGTTGGTATTGTATATAATGTTACAGATGCCTTTACTACTGATGAGCGTTTTAATGAAGGCGCTGGGATAGATTATCCGGCGGGAACTAACGTTGCGATAGTAAATGTTGGTACAGACTCTACTCCAGTGTATAAGTTTGATGCCTACGCGGGCGCCTATACGATTGATGATGAATTGTCGTTAGTGTCGGAGAACCCTGTGCAGAATAAGGTTATAACTAGTGAGATTAATGGGATTAATACTGCGTTACAAAATAAACAAGATACGCTTACATTCGATCAGCAACCTTCACAAGGTAGCAACAATCCTGTTAAAAGTGGTGGACTATATAATTCTCTTGGTGGTAAGTCTGCACTTACATTTTTACAGGCTTATGATGCTTCCGTTGCACAACTTTCGTCAGGCTTTGTTTTCACGCCGCAAGGTGCCTACAATATGTACGAAAATGTTATGAGAACAATACCCTCTGTTGCCGGAAGCATAGCGGGTCAGTTAATTAATTCTGCAATACCACAAGTTATGCCAAAAGTTTATTGGTTTGCTGTTCAAGGTTCAGATTGGGACGAATATGGTGAGGCAGTAATAGATTTACAGAATGATTTCCAAATTGTTATTTCTCAAACTAATTATAACCAATTAATAGTACAAGATGGCTTGAATTACTGGAACGATTACGCGATGGAACTTCATACCGTTAATACAGATGAAAGTGGGAATATTACCACAATACAACTTGTATGTGATATTTATAATACCCAAGATCCACCTAGTAACCCTCCTACTTATATGGAGTTTTTAATAATATCAAGCCCAGCGACCAAAAATGGAGCAGCTTCGCTTTCAGCTTTATATGAGTCGCCAGGATTAAAGGCTCTTGCTGATAAACCTAATATAGATGACACTCCTAGTTGGACCAATACATATAGTTCGATGCGTATTGACGAAAAGGTCGCCGCGCTGATAGACGATACCACAGCCGCGCAGAACAAGACATACAGCTCGGCAAAAGTGGAAGAGAAAGTCGCCGGCGAAGAGATCACCACCACAGCCACCGGCTCTGACCTGACCCTTTCCACAAGCTCCGGCAACATCAACGCACTCACGGTTTACGGCAAGTCTGAAGTCGTGGACGGAAGCATTAAGAGTGCGGGTGAGGGGTGGAGTACTGTTGATTTAGGGACACTGACGTGGGGCTATAATTCATTCTCAGCTTCAAACCCGTTTTTTTATGCTTCTGACATAAACATCAAATTGGCTACAACGCAGGCAATAAATGAAAATCTTGTATGTGAGGCATATAACACATATTCCTTTAACACTGTGCTGTACGATGTAAATATAGACAAAGCAATCGGTGTAAATAGTGTTGATAATGCATATAAACTTGTCGCAACAAACACTGATTACGCCGACGCAGCCTCATTCAAAACAGCAATGTCTGGCATTATCCTCGCATACCAACTCGCAGACCCTACACAGGGCAACACAATAGCTGTCAAGACCGACAATGGCTCGGGCATAGACGGCACTATGGCTGTATTCACAACGGGGGCACCGCTGTATGGTGTTTCTGATACCGTAAGAGATGTTATGCAGTGGAACGGTTCGAACGGTGAGGTTACAAAGAATTGTGCGAAAGGTAGATTAGCGGATTTGACATGGACTTTAGACAATGATAGACAGGCTTTCTATACTAACGATTTGACCAATATAATTAAGCCTGCAATCAACTTTAATAGTCGACCAAATCTTTTAATAGACGGCTACACCGTAGTCACTCCAAGCCAAGTTCTGACAAGCACCACTGACTTGCGAATATCAGCATACCATTATGGGCAATTCGACATACTTACGCTCCGAAACCTCGCGTACACAACAGTCTCCGACTTTGTAGCTGGTCTCGGTGACGCAGAACTCATCTACGAACTCGCAACACCTACAACTGAACAGCTGACAACAGCAGAGAACGCAAGCATTGCAGGGCTTCGCACTTTCGCGCCACAGACACACGCGCAGAATAATGCAGGTGCGACGATGACAATTGAAGCATACGCTGGAACAGCGAACGGCAAGGCAATCAACTCTATACAGTCGGACCTACAGGAACAGATTAACAACATTAAAAACACAATAAAGCCAAGAGTTTATGCGTTCTACGTTGATCCAAACGATAGCAATCCTGCAACTCGCGTTCATCCGTATTATAACACAAAATACGGCTGTGATAATTTACTTTATATAAACGCATATATGGACTACGAAAAAGACGAGTTCAACTATGGTTCATGGGAAGATTTTATCAAAGAGTTTTTCAAGCCTTGTATGCTTGCTTATGATGGTCACGTAGATTATTATCTTGACCCAGATGATTATGAGACTAAACTTGACGGTGGTACAAGTGATATTAAGGATATGACCTATAACGGTAATGTTATGGTTCAAATTAAGAAACTTTGGGTTAAACGTTGGACAACAAACGGAAAATACTACTGTATTATTTCTGACAAAAAACTTGACAAATCTTTTAAGGCTTTTGCACATCACGATATAAAAGGTAATGTACTTGACTATATTTATCGCGCTTGTTACGACGGCAGCTATGACGGAACAAGACTACGCTCTATCAGCGGCATTGACTATCATAATCTCAATGCATTAACTGTTGACAAAATAATGTCAAATACTACTCGTCAACAGGAAATTAACTTTGCAAAAGCGAATAATGATACAAATGAAAAGGGAGAAGGCTGGAACATCCTCCATAAAGCTGAGTGGGACTTAATCAACGATTTACTCTTACTTATTGGTATGAGTACCAATACACAAGCAACTTTCGGTAATGGTAATATTTCTAGCTATGTATCTACAAGTGATACCGGAATAATAGCCACTGGTACAATGGATAAGAAAGGCTTATTCTATGGCAAAAATGATAATGTAAGTGGTGTTAAAGTTTTTGGTATTGAAATGCCTTGGGGTAATATCTGGAAATCTTGTCTTGGTTGGATTTTGTCTGCAAATCAACATTTGGTTAAGATGACTCTGGGTAATGAAGATGGGTCAACAGCTACAGATTATAATCTTGATGGTACAGGTTATGTAGCTACGGGTAAATCAATTACTGCAAGCGGTTATATCAGTTCGTTTGACGGAGCTGATACTGGTTTCTTACTTACAGCCGCGAGTGGTAGTGCTACAACGTATATGTGTGATTATGTATGGCAGAATACCGCAACATGCTTTGCGTTCGTTGGCGGTAGCTCGAACAACGGTGCTCAATGCGGGGCGTTCTCCTCGGTTCTGAACGCTTCGGCGGCGGCTGCGGGACTTGCACGGCTCGGCGCGGCGCTTTCCTACAAAGGTTTAGCTAATGATAAAATAAATAAGTAAAAGTTACGAAAAAATTGTATGGTATTGTAAATATTTTTACTTATAAATTGAGCGTGGTAAGTAATAATTACTTACCACGTTCGAAACCATTAAAATTAGGGAGGTTTAAATCTTATTGTTTAAATAAACAAAAATCGGGTCTTATCAAGCGAAAATACTACGTTAGTTGACGGTAACTCGAACAACAGTGCTCAATACGGGACGTTCTACTCGAATCTGAACAATTCGACGGCGAATGCGAACTGGAACATCGGCACGACGCTTATTTCTTATCCTTTATTATAATGCTTGGTATTATTCACACCCCTTGGTGAAAATTAATTCATTTAAACGTCTGTGAGTAGTTAATCGAAAGTGGACGAGAAGATAAGAAAAAAAATAAAATTGAAATCTTATAATCATCTATGGGAAATATTTATTGCTGATGAAACTATTGATAAAGCAATAAAGAAAGCTTCAAAAGGAAAGTTAAAAAGAAAACATGTTCAGAAATGTCTCGCTGACCCTAATTTTAAAAATAAAATCAAGGCTTATGCTTTAGATTTTCATAATCGTCCACATAAACCTATTGAGATATATGATGGAATTTGTCGTAAAAAGCGAATTATAATAGTCCCTACTTTTGAGGAACAAGTTATACATCATATGATAGTATTGACCTTAATGCCATTATTTACGCACGGTATGTATGAACATACCTATGGTTCAATACCTAAACGTGGTGGTCATAAGGGTGCGAAAAGAATATGTAAATGGATAAAACGCGACCCAGATAATTGTATATTCGTTTTTAAAATGGATATACAAAAATATTTTGAGAGTATTTCACACGAAGTTTTAATTGCTAAATTAAAAAAGTATATACACGATGAACAATTTATGACCATTCTTATAGAAGTTATTTCTGTAGTAAATAAAGGTATACCGCTTGGATTTTATTTATCGCAATGGCTCGCTAATTGGTTTTTACAAGACCTAGACCATTATATTAAAGAAAAACTTGGCGCGAAATATTATATCCGCTATATGGACGATATAGTTATTTTTGGCGCGACTGCTGAAGAATTACATTCAATTCGTATAGCAATTGATGAATATTTAACAAAAAGCCTTAAATTGAATATGAAGAGCAATTGGCAAGTTTTTTTATTTAATAATATTCAAGAAAATAATACAGAAGTTGGACGTTTCTTAGACTTTATGGGTTTTAGATTTTATAAAATCGTATTATATTACGAAAAACTATAATGATAAAGGCAACTCGTAAAGCAAAGCATATTTATAAGAAAGGTAAAATTACTGTCTATGAAGCTCGACAAATGTTATCGTATATAGGTTGGATAAAGGCTACTAATAGTTACCAAATGTATTTAGATTATATAGCACCCTATGTAAATATTCAACATTGTAAACATTGTATATCTCGATATGATAAGAGGAGAATGATAAATGAACATAAAATGGTTTAAAACCGAAAGTACAATAAGACCTAAAGAGATTGATACACTTAGTTCTCCTACTACAGTGTATTTACGGAAAAATATTCAAGAAATTGAAAGAGAGGACTTTAACGAACAAAAAACAATTATATATAAATATGATGAGGCAGCACTTACATTTACAGAATACCAAACATATCTTATTGAAAAGCAAAAATCAGAAATTGATTATATTGCTATGATGTCTGATATTGACTTAGAGGTGGTATAAGTATGGAATATAGTAAAAATTATAATAAAGTAAAAACTTATTATGAAGAAGAATTTTGGAACGAAAGTAAAGTAAGGAACGCTGTTGTTAAAGGCTGGATAACCGAAGAAGAATTTTTTGATATTGTCGGAATTAAATATTAATTTATTTAATACATTACACTTTTGTTTTCTATGTGTGAGAGCATAGTAACTTTATAGTTTAATTTTTCAAAAATTTTTTGGAAATTTCTCAAAATTTTTGAGTGAAATTATTACTATTTCACCATTTATCGTGAGGGAGTGAGATTCACAAATTTGATTTAACTTTAACTAAATTTAAATCAAACAGTTAAAACAATTAACTAAATGATAATCATTTCCGAAATTTCATAAAATTCATCAAATAGATTTAGTTAATTTTACTAACTAATTCTTGATAAAGGAGTACTAATGAACAATAACTTTGGATATATGAATAATCCAAATAATCCATATAACCTACCTAACCAATTTTCCCAAAAGCAACAAGTGATAAAAGTTAGTGGTAGACAGGGCGCTGAACTATATTCAATGGGTCCAAATAGTAGCGCCCTACTACTTGATGAGTCTGGAAAATTAGTATGGTTAATTACTACTGATGGAGCTGGTTATAAATCAATTTATCCATATGATATTAACCCTCATATAGAACCGCCAGATCCGCATATTTCAGAATTAGAAAATCGCATGGCGAAAATGGAGGAATTATTAAATGGAATTGCCACTAATTTTGCAGCAATTACAAGGGCAACAACCGGCACAGCAGTCAACACCAGCACAGCCAATGTCGTTACAACAGAATCAAACGACACAGCAAAAGCCCAATTCGACAGCCAATTTTGAGCAAACGAAGAATATGATAAATATTCTTCGAAACGCAGAAAATCCTTTGGGATTATTACAATTAGTAGCTCAAAAAACAAACAATCCAATAGCGAAAACAGTTATTGAATTAAATACAAAATATAATGGTAACTGTGATTTGGCTACGGCTGATTTAATTAAAGAATATAACTTAAATCCTGATGAAGTTAAATCTAAATTGCACGATTTAGGTATCATATAATGTATTAACCGGTCTTTACAATGGGTATTGACCGCTAATAAATAAAAATTACTTTTAAGGAGGTAGAATTATGGCTATGGAAAATGGCGGACTTTCTGCATCAGACGCAATGTTGCTTGGCAGCAATGGTGGACTCGGAGGTCTTGGTGGCTTCGGAGGAATTATAGGACTGTTAGCAGTTCTTGGTATGATTAACGGTGACGGTATTTTCGGAAACGGAAATCGTAACTGGGGTTATCAGCCACAGTATGCTACACAGCAAGATGTACAGTTTACATCTCAATTTGGTCAGATACTTGACGGTAACAGAGATATCCTTGCGCAGATTTCTAACAGTACAGCTCAGTCTGTAGCTGCTACAAATCAAACATTCCACGATACGATTTCTGTTCTTAGTGACAAGTATTCTGAACTCGCAAGAGATATCGCTGCTTTGGCGGTAACTCAGACACAGGCAATGGCTAATCAGAACCAGTGTTGCTGCGATATCAAACAGCTTATTCAAGCGGTTGCAGCTAACACCGACGCACAAATAGCTCAGGCTAAGTATGAAAATGCAATGAACCTTGCTGGCTTTGAACAGAGATTAAATTCTAAGATAGATGCTAATACTATCCAGGAACTTCGTGATAAGCTCGGCGCAGTTCAAGACCAGTTAAATATGGCTGGTGTAATTCGTTTCCCTAATAGCTGGACTTTTGGTGCTGGTCCTTTCCCGCCCTTTTATGGTTGCGGCAACAATGTTTAATTGAGCGTATTTAGTACGCCTTACTTATGGGAGTGCTAAATACTAGTACTCCCATTTTTGATAATGGAGGGTATGATTATGTTAGAAGCATATAGTGTCAATGTTGAAGTACCGGCTAATAGTTCGGTACCTTTTAATAATATAGTTCTTGAAAAAGGTTGTACAGCAACTCTGGCTTCTCCTACTACAATAGCATTAAACAAGTGCGGAGTGTATGTAGTTACTTGTACAGCAAGTGCGGCAGCCGCATCAACTTTACAAATGTATAGAGATGGAGTAGCTTTACCGCAATCAGTAACAGTTGGAACAAATCCGACAATATTGTCTTATATTCAAGTAGATAGAAATAATAATCCTAATTGTTGCTGTAGTAGTCCTGTAACAGTTAGAGTAGTCAATCCGACCGATGCAGCAGAAACATTTACAAACGTAAAAATCAATGTTTCTAAACTTTGCTAATGAATAATTTAGGTAGCGGACCTAATGGACAGTTGACCTTCCTCGATATAGTTTCTTTAATGAGTTTCTATATCGGGGTGGAAAACTTAAACGAAAATTTGTCTCAAAGCGACAAGCAAGATCTATTAGCTGATTTACATAATAATGCTAAATTACTATTAGATAAACTACAAACTCACCTAGAAAATCAAGATAAAAAACTTGATTTAATATTAGCTCGGTTGGAGGACAAGGAATGACAGTAGAAGAAATTTTTACCAATCTTTGTACTCATATGATAAAAGGTTTAATGTTTCACGAACAACTAAGTCATTACTATCACTTCTTAAATTTAGAAGGATATAAATGTTGCCACGAATATCACTACTTATGTGAAACTTTAAGTCATATTAAGTTGCAAAGATTTTATATAAATCATTATGATAAACTTATTCCAGAAGAACGAATTAATGGACCAGAGGTTATTCCAAGCCTATGGTACAAAAGTTCTCGTGGAGATGTAGATACGACAACTAGAAAAGGCGCAGTTAGAGCTGGCGTAGAAAAATGGCTAGAATGGGAAGAAGATACTCATAAATGTTATTTAGACGCTTATTTACAACTAAAAGAACTAAATGAAACTGCGGCAATGCACTTTGTGAAAGAGTTACTAATAGATGTAGAAGAAGAAATTCAAACCGCAAAGAAAAAACTTCTAGATTTGTCTACTGTTGACTTTTCAATCTCTTATATTGCTGGTCAGCAAGAGGGATTATATAAAAAATATAAAGAAGAAAAGAAAAAATTATTTGAAAAAGGGTGAGCTAAATGGCTTATGTAAAAACCACCTCTCCGGCAACCACAGTGTTCTACGGAGAAAATAACACCGATTTATCTCAAATGCCTACTACTATTAAACCCGGAGAAGGTAAATATAGTAATTATGGCTTAGCGCCGAAAGGCTCAATCGCAAAGATACTTACCGATTCTGAATTACAATACTATATGTTAAGAAGTACAGGCTGGGTAAGTATTAATGAAGCTCAAATTAAAGGTATTTTAATATGAGGTGATAAAAATGACACTTGAAATAATTATACAAATAGTAATAGGCATTATCCTAGTAATTGGCGCGGTTTGCTTTATTCTCAATGAAAAGAAAACCATAAAAGAATGGCTTTTCTTAGCAGTAACCGAAGCAGAAAAAGCACTCGGTTCTAAAATGGGAAGAATGAAACTCGCGCAGGTATTTAATGAATTTATTAAGGCTTTCCCTATTTTCTCAAAATTCATTAAAGTTGGTACTTTTACTAAATGGGTAGATTTAGCTTTAGAGCAAATGAGAGAATACCTACAGTCTAATAAAAACGCTAAGGATTATGTAGGATTTACTGAACAGAAAAAGGATTAAGGTGATATTATGGGTTGGGTATCTCCTTCAAAATTAGTAGCTGATAAAAAGTACGTACTTAATGGAATAACCATTAATGAATATTTATTAGCTAAACATAACGAAAATAATATTAATCTACCTACTAAACGCACTCACAATTTTAAAGGAGTAGTAATACACAACACCAATCCCGCGCAGTCTGCTGATGATGGAAGACAATATACAGCTGCTACTCTTAATGGAAATGTAGCAAGTAGAACCCATTATTATGTTACTAACTTAGGTGCTTGGAAGAATTTAGAAGATAGTGATATGAATTGGACTTGTGGAGATGGAACTACAGGCAACGGTAATAATGGTTGTATTTCACTCGAAATTATAATGGGTTCTAAGGGCGGCGCCGTAGATTTAAAAGCAAGAGATAATGGCGCCAAGCTGGCTGCTTATATATTGTTCATAAATCATATGACTGTGAACGATATGTACACACATAACTATTTTCTGAACATTCGTAATGGTGTGCAGGGTGACTATTATACTTTATGTACTAAAGCCACCCCGACACGCAATTGTCCTTATTATATAGTGTGGGATTGGGAAGGATTTAGAAAACAGGTAGACGGATATATAAAGCAACTGGGCGGCAAGAGTGTATATAATGAAGTTGCAGACTCCAAAAATATTTATGTTGCAACCTCTAAGGCGGCGATAAGAACGCAGCCTAATAAGTTAGCGAAGATAGTAGACAGAGTAGTAAAAGGTGACTACTATCCCGGCTCAAAAGTGAAAGAAAATTGGATGCAACATTTATCTAGTGGTTATTACTCTATGTTGAATGATGGCGGCGCCCTGTTCGCAAAAGTAGGAGAATATGAACAAAAGACAACTACCACAAAAGTAAATATTCGTAGTGGACCTACTACAAAAAGCTCAATAATTTTAACAGTAAACGCTGGTACAATATTAATAACGTTCACAGATAAGGGCGTTATGAACGAAGGTCACGAATGGAAAAAAATGGTAATTAATAATAAGTTAGGCTATATAGCAGGAGAATATCTGAAATGAGTAGCTATGCTGATAGACCTACAAAGCCTACCACAAGTCATATTATGCTATATATAATACTTGGCGTATATATACTTGTCGTATTTTGTGGGTTAGGGTTGACTGGTGCTTGCGCGCGAGCAGAAGATTATGCAAGCGCGAGTACAATAATGATAGCTTTATTTTCCTACTCAGCTGTTTGTGGCACTTCTACTATTGTAATGTATGTAAATAAGGCGGCAAAGGAAAACGAAATTAAACTGAATATGGCTAAGTATAAAATGAAATTAGAGTTAGCTAAAGAAATATACAACTCCATTCTTACTCATAATTTGGATTCTCAAAGTATTATGTTGCTTAAGAACCTAACTGAAGAATTAGGATTGAATAATAATGACCTTCCTATAATGCAGCCAGCTTTTAATAATGCAGAAAGTTTAGGATAAGGTTTTGGCGCCGGTACCAATCGGCGCCGTTTATTTATTTTGCACAAAAATTATATTTTTCATTTGAGTATTTTGTATAAAACAACAATTGTTTGACTTTTTTGAAATTTTATGATATAATAGAAGAATAGAAAAGGAGTTGATAAAATGGTTTTGAGCGAAGAACAGGGAGCAATAGTAAATGCAACTGAAAATAGAATAGCTGTTATTGGACCGCCTGGCACTGGAAAGACCAGAGTACTAACGGAAAGGATTAAAAGGTTATTAGAAAGTGGAGTGAAACCTCAGGATATCATTGCCATTACTTTCACTAACGTCGCGGCGAACGAGATGAAGTCTAGATTACCTAATAGTGACGGAATGTTTATAGGTACTATGCATTCATTGGCGCTACACATTTTACTATCAAATGGTATAAATGTGAATATAGATGAAATGGTGCGGAAAAATGATTTTAGTAAGTTGATTTATACAGTAAACGACAATCCTCTATTAAAGAAGCCAGCTGCTAAATATTTATTTGTAGATGAAGTACAAGACCTGTGTCAATACGAATTTACTTTTATCAACGATTTAATTTATGATAATCTTTTTCTTTGCGGCGATGTAGACCAGTGTATCTATCAATTTAAGGGCGCGAACCCTACCCTTTTCAATAGTTATTGTAAAGACCGTAATACAAAATTATATATTCTCACTCATAACTTTAGATGTGGTCAGAATATTATAAATTTTGCTGATTACTTTGTGGAAGATATAAGAGAAATAGATTTCCAAGTAGAGGGCAATTTACAAAAGAGAGGCTGGGTTCAAAGAACTGATTTTGACGATGCCTTATTTGAATTGTATAATGCCAAATCTTATGGTAATTGGTTTATCCTTACTAGAACTAACTCCGAGTTAGCAGAAATTAGCAATAAGTTAGAGAGCTTTAATATTCCCTACACTTCTTTTAAGCAGGGAGACTTAACTAATGAAGAGATAAAAGAGTTATTACAGAATGATAAGGTAAAACTCTTAACTATTCATTCTGCTAAAGGTTTGGAAACTGATAATGTCATAGTGGTCGGCGCCCGGACTTGGAGCAATGAAGAGAAGTGTATAGCATACGTTGCGGCAACACGAGCAAGAAGTATGGTATATTGGTGTCCAAGTATAGCTATACCTAAGAGAAAGAAGAGTTATAATATTAAAACTAAACCCACACGACCTGTTATAAAATGGGATTGATGAAAGGATTATTATGGAAGATATTACAGTTAGCAGCAACTTAGTCCGTAAAGTTTGTGAGTATATGAGAGATTGCTATGGTGTAGATAGAGGTATAGTTTGCACCACTCGAAAGTTATATACAATCTATGATATACCAGTAATGCACAAACAATCATCGCTTAAACCGCAGGTGAATGAAAAACGTGTAAGTAATGTTATATACTTTCATATGTTGAGAGAACTTAATATTCCTTCCGTTTTTTCAGAAGCTATTCATTCGGTTAGTAGCATAGATAATCAAATCGTAATACTGTCTACTGACGAAGTCAGGTCTATGCTAGCAGAGATATCTGAAGAAGAAATTAATCCAATAGACCTTTTTGTTAGTAATGTAGTTTTAACAATTTATACTTTTCAAGGTTATGACTTTCTGGTTATAGATTTTATTAGCTGCGATTTTTAAGATATAAGGAGGGATATAATGGGAAAACTTAGAATTAATATTGATACAGGCGCGAAAATACAGAAGTTTGTTGATATTATAAATGAACACAATATTAACGCTGTTTTAGAGAGCGAAAGTGAAAACGGCACATATAGAGTAAGCGCGAAATCTTTACTTGGAGCTTTAGCCACTATGGATTGGAATGAAGTGTGGATTAAAAGCGACGAGGATATTTACTCTTTAATTGAAGAATTTGTTGTATAAGGTGAGGGCAATGAATGTTTTAAATGATGTAATAAACGAAAATATTTATACTGTTGTTCATATAAAAGAAGATGAAAATTTAGTTATAGGTAAATGTAAAGATATAAAATCTGCAATTCAGCTAATAAATGTTTATTTAAGAGGAAAAAACATAAAGGTACAGAGATATACTGTAACCGAAAAAGATAATTATACTAAGTTAAAAAATGGAGAGGAAACTTTCCATTTATATAAAATTTAAGGAGATAATAATATGAAGAAAATTTTTAGTTTAATACTGGCTCTAATGCTGTGTTTTTCTTTTAGCATAGTAGCGGGCGCCGAAACACAGGAACTAGTCTTTCCTATGACTACTACCACTGGTACAGTAATTTTTAAGGGTACAGCAGGTTTTAACTGTAACATCGAACCCGATGTAACAGACGCGGACTACATAATCCTTAAGGAAACGGGCGAGATGCCGAAGCTCACAAATGTAAAGTTAATTGTAACTGGAGACCGTGGTCGCGCCTATGCAGAGAATGTAGAATATTTATTCATCAACTACTATGACTCTCTGTGTACTGAAAGAGCAAAGGAAAATGAAGGTAATTATTGGAAGCTAAATATTAGCAAGGGTGTAGCTTATCTTGGTGATTTCCTTGCGGATAGTTATAGTCGTTTATATTCTATGTCTATTGAGGTCGAGGGTAAGCTGACAGTAACTAAGGAAGAAGATTATACTAAGTGGTACAATAAGAGTACTATTGAAGGTTGGACTTTTGATATTGTAAAGGGCTTTACTCAGGAAGGTTATGTTACCGATACTATCGAGACAATTGCTGCAAGTATAAATACCTTTGATTATGTTACAAGAACTGTTAAGTATGACTATCCTATTCTTTATAATACTGACGATAATGGCGACGGCAACATAACAAGAAATGAAGTTTATTGTCTTTCTCGTTCTGCCTATGGCGGTGGAGAAGGTGTATATGGATTTGAGGGACTTGCATCTCAGGTTGGGCAGTTTTTCAATAAGAAAGATAGTGGTACTATTACTTTCCACATAACTACTGCTCCTGCTAGTTATTCTCAGATTTGGTCTAATGGTGGCGTAGCTTCTACACAGACGGGTCTGCTGAATGACATTCGTAGAGACAGTGTTCTTATTGGTCTATTCTTTAACTACGATAAGACCGGTAGCCTCGTATCTACTTCTACAATAGATGAAAATGGTAATATTGTATTTAACATCGACGACATACTCAATGATGTAGGCGGCAACAGTCTTGCTACTATCAATAGTATTTACTATGGTATGGTAGGCGGTCTTACATATACTAACGAACCCCTCAAGGGTATAAAGGTTGATAAGGTAACTCTTTCTTATGAGGAAGAAGAGGAAGAAGTTGTAATTGAGCCCGTATGTGTAGATGAAGTTGAGGAAGAAGAAGTAGTAGAAGATACCGAAGATACCGAAGAAGTTGAGCAGGAAGAGGTAGAAGAGCCTGTTGAGCTTGACGAAGAAGTTGAGATAGAAATAGAACCCGAAGAAGTTTCGGAAGAACCTGAGATTGAAATAGTTACTGACGCAAACGCTGTAACTGTTGCTGATGAGGATACAAACCCAGGCACAGGTGTTGCTCTTGCAGTTGTTCCTGCAATCATAGCTGCGGCTGCTATAGTGATATCCAAAAAGAGAAAGTAATTTAAAACTGAATAACTTAGGGCGCCGGTAGCAATCGGCGCCTTATTTGACTTTTGCGAAAAGTTGTGGTATAATTATTATAGTAAGTAAAAAAGGAGAAAACTATGGCTACGAAGATTACTCCCGAAATGATAGAAGAAATAAATGAATTATATGTAGAGTTAGGTGTTAAGGCGCAGGTAGCTCGAAAGATAGGAGTATCTCCCGCTACTGTAACTAAATATCTTATACCTAACTACATACCGAAAGCCGACAGGGTAATTACTACCTGTAACGAAGACATTTCTCTTCCTTATGATTTATTTATGGGAGAGTATGGACAATTAGGGCATATTTGTAGATTATCTGAAGAAGAACTAACTGACCTTAAAGAACTCCAAAAGGAGGTAGTAGTATGAAGGCTTTTGAAAACGCAGAAAGTATATTAAGCGCTGACGTAAGAAGAATTGCTTTTACCTGTCACGATTTAATAGGCAGGAAAGAACAGGGCAGTTACAATGTTGTTGCCGCGAGATTATTTGGATTATCCTATCCTAATTTTCTTCGGTATGCAAGAGAAAACTATAACGCAGAAATAGTAGGTAGAGACGGTTATGCTTATTTAACTTTTAAGAACTCAGCCGATTGCGACAGATTAGTTAAGGAACTTAATCGTCGTTGGGATTTAGTAATGAAAGAAAGAATTAAGCGTGGTTATTCAAATACACCGGAGGTAGTAAATGGCAGTACTAACGAGTGATGATGGAAGGGTAAAAATGACACTAATGGAAGGAGATAATAGAGTATCAGCTAATGTATTGACTTCTGATAATCCTTCTGGTATAATAACAAATGGAAACATTTCTTACGATATTGGTTCAACAATATCTGTTAATGCAAATGATATAACGGTACAGGAAATATTTAGTGAATTAGAAAGGAAGATTAATTATGGCTCATGACGCTTATGTAGTAAAACTGAAAAATATTCGCAAGCACTCTAATGCAGATCGACTTCAGTGTGCGACTGTTTACGGCGCGAACGTAATAGTAGGACTGGACGCTAACGAAAATGATTTGTATATCTATTTTCCTACCGAGGTTCAGCTTGCAGAAGAGTATTGTGTACAGAATGACCTTGTAAGACGTAAGGACGAGAATGGTAAGCAGTGTGGTGGATATCTTGACCCTGACAAGCGTTATATCAGACCGCTTAAACTTCGTGGAGAGATATCTGACGGTCTTATTATGCCTCTTTCTTCGGTAGCTCCTTTTAACAATGGTAAAATACCCGATGTAAAAGAGGGAGATGTTATCACTACTATCAATGGTTATACTCTGTGCTGGAAGTATATTCCTCCCGTTAAACCCGTAAGAGTAGGTGGCGGCGCGGGCGCCAAAAAGGTTAGAAAGGAAGAAAATAGGGTAGTATTCCCTCAGCATATTGATACACCGCAGCTTCAGTATTGCGTACAGAACTTCCATTGCAATGACTGGATAACTGTAACTGAAAAGCTCGAAGGTACTTCTCACCGTTCTGCTTTGCTTCCTGTTAAAAAGACTAACTGGTTTAGAAAACTATTCCACCTTCCCGAAAAGGTAGTTTATAAGGACTTTTGTGGTTCGCGCCGTGTGACAATAGAGCAGGAAGATGGCGGATTTTATGGTTCTAATGATTTTAGGCTTGATGTGCATAATAAGCTCGTTCCTCACCTTAAGCCGAATATGGAAGTATTTGGTGAGATAGTTGGCTATCTTGGCGATACTCCTATTATGGGTACTGTGAATACCAAGAAACTCAATGATGAGAAGTTTACTCAGACTTATGGCGAGAATATGGAATTTTCTTATGGTTGCCAGCGTGGTGAGTATAAGTTCTATGTATATAGAATTGCACTTTTGGACGAAGACGGCGATGTAGCTCTTGAATATTCTACTGACCAGATAATCGCGTGGTGTGAAGATAACGGTTTTGAGTATGTGCCTATATTGTATAGAGGAAAAGTAACTGGTATGGGTGATGTTGAAGCTCAGGACGAAATCGGAAGAATAGCAAATGTCTTTAATGACGGTCCTTCTACTCTTGACCCTCGTCATTGGCGCGAAGGTTGTGTTATTCGTAGAGACAATAACGCAAGAAAGTTCGATGTGTATAAGTCTAAGAACTATACTTACAGATTTTTGAAGGGTATGGCGACTGACAATATTCAGAACGCAGATAATATTTCGGCTGACCTGCTTGAGGAAATGGTATAATAGGGGAGGAAATAAATGATACTTACTTTAATGGCAATAGGTGCTTTAGTTTTGGGAATAGTAATAATTGCTATCGGTGCTAAAATCGAGGCTGTTGGTGATAATACAGCGTTAGGTGTTACTGCAATATTATTAGCAATAGGCGGCGGAGTGTTTAGTGGATTATTTCTTTTTGACATATCAGCAAATCAATTGCCAACTACACAATATAATTTGCAGCTTGAGTATGAGGAAACATATAATACTCTAGTTACAAGTTTAAAAGCTGATAAAAATAACGTAGTAACATTGGCTGATAAAGTTGCAGAATATAATATTAGAGTTAAAAAGCACTACAATCTTTTAGAAAGCCCGTGGACTAATTGGCTTGAACCTACTATTAATACAGAATTAAAAACTATAAATCTTGAGGACTATCTTAATTGATAGTCCTTTGACTTTTATTAAAAGTTATGATATAATATATATAGTAAATAAAAAGGAGATTGTGAATGATACCTTGTCTTTATGAACCATTTAAACATTGGGCAGAAAATGGTAGTATATATATCTTATCTGATTTACATTTTGATGATAGTGATTGTAAGTTAATGGCGCCAGATTGGGTGTCGCCGCGGGAGCAAGTAGACATAATCAATAAAATGGTTATGGCTAATGATTGCTTTATTTGTCTTGGCGATGTGGGTAATCCAGAGTATATCCGTCAGATAAGAGCAAAACAGAAAATATTAATACTTGGTAATCACGATAAAAAACACGTTTGCGCGCAGTATTTTAATGAGGTATATGACGGGGCGCTGTTTGTTGCTGATAAGATTTTATTGTCTCACGAGCCTATTAATGGATTAAAATGGTGCTTGAATATTCACGGTCACGACCATAGTAGAGTTGAAAGATTTGATAGTGGTTGTGAACACATAAATCTTGCGGCGAATGTATGTGGATATAAGCCATTAAATTTAGGGAAGTTAATTAAAAATGGTGCATTGGCGGATATAAAGAATATCCATAGAATGGTAATTGATAAACAGAGGAGAAAGGAGAACTAATATGCCTACAGTATATATGCTTATAGGACTGCCCGGCTCAGGTAAATCCACCGTTGCTGAAAAATTGGCTAAGGGTGAAAATGCAGTTATAGTATCTACCGACAAAATAAGAGAAGAATTATTTGGTGATGAAGCTATACAGGAAAACGAAAGATATGATAATAATACTGTATTTAGTTTAGCTTATACTAGAATAAAAATAGCTATGCTTGAAGGTAAGAATATAATATTTGATGCTACTAATATAAATAGAAAAAAGCGTAAATATTTTTTAGAAATCTTATCTAAAGAATATTTCTGGTCGCTAAGAAATACGGATTATACTTATAGATTTCACGCTATATTAATTGCTACTCCTTACGAAAAGTGCCTTAAGAACAACCTTAATCGGCGTCGTGTAGTACCCGAAGAAGTTATCAAGCGTATGATGTGCAATTTTGAAGTACCTATGAAGTCTGAAGGCTGGGATGAGGTAGAAATTTATAGACCTTTTGATGTTTGGACGCCTGCTGGGTATAATTACTATTTGGGTTATTTATATGATAGGAACGATATTTCTCACGATTGTGAACCTTGGCATACAGGAACAATTCTCTCTCATATATGTGCGGTTATAGGCGCAGTAAATGCGGATAAGATATTACCAAGAGAAGAGAAGGAATTTTATACGTCAATAGCTATGTGGCACGATGTAGGTAAGTTTTATGTAAAAGCCTATAACGAAAAGAAAAAGCGTTGCACGTATTATAATCATAATAACGTAAGTGCATATTGCTATTGTACTTCACCCAATGCTATTCTTGATATTGCTTTTGTAATAGAAAAGCATATGGAAGCTCATAAGTATGATAGTGACCAGGAGCGCTATGATGCTTTGTCTAAGCAGGGTATTGACAGTGGTTTAATTTGTGCAATAATTAGATTTGGCAGGTATGATAATGAGGGCGCATTGGCAGTTGAGGGAACGGTATTAAAGTAATGGAAGATAAAGAGAAAATTGTAAGCTATTGGAGTGTAGAAGATAGATACCATTATAGGTGTGGTCATTGTGGAAAGGTAAGTATTTTTACTCTTTTTACAGAAGATATATGTTTAAATTGTGGGTCAGAAAACAAAGTGGTTATAATGAGGTAGGTAATTTATGCTCGATAAAGATGCTTTTGTAAAATATATGTACGAAATTATGGACCAGTATGATGTCATAGAAGAACTCCATGAGAGTATCGATAAAATTTTCGGTATCAGCGACGGAATAATTTCACAAGCTATGTCTGTATCATTGCCTATCAAAATACTTGCTGACGCTATGAATGATACAAACGGGTGGATAGAATATTATATCTATGAAAGCGACTGTGGTCGTTCAACAGGTAAAGTATTTATAGATGATAAAGAATTTAAGCTAGAAACACCAGAAGATTTGTGGGAACTATTGACTACATAATTTGACTTATAACATATAGCAAATAAAAAGGAGGGTATTAAATGATAGTAGTAAATCTTATAGGTGCGCCGGGAAAAGTACGGGCGCGGCTTATATTTTTTCACAATTAAAAATGGCTGGAATAAATGCAGAATACATATCTGAATTTGCTAAAGATAAAACTTGGGGAGAAGATTTTCTTTCGCTTCAGTGCCAAGAATATGTTTTTGGGAAACAATCTATGCGACTTTTTCGAGTTAAAGACAAAGTTGATGTAGTAATTACAGATTCTCCATTAATTCTTTCAATACTATATAATAACTCAGAGGTATTGGGGCAATCTTTTAACCAAACCGTACTTAATGTATTTAATTCTTATGATAATATTATATATTTTGTAAATAGAATTAAACCTTATAATCCTAGCGGGCGTAGTCAAACACAAGAAGAGTCTGACCAAATAGCAATAGATATTCAAAATTTTTTAAATCAAAACAATATATCCTTTCGGTCAATTGATGGTCGCAAGGAGAATTATGACGTAGTTGTTAGCGATGTTCTTCGTAGAATAAAGCTACTATAATAAACAATTGACTTTTCTTAAAATATATATTATAATATATATAGTAAATAAAAAAGGAGCAATAGTATGCAGATAGTATATAACAGTTTAACAGAAAAAGAAGCGTCTAATAATTACACTTGCAATATTTGTGAGTCAATTATCAAGGTTTCTAATGGAGAAATGTTCACTGGTTATCTCGGAGATAGATATTTTAAATGTCCGGTCTGTGGAAAATATACGGTAGCCGAGGAACCCGAAGAATATCAAGAAGCTAAAGATGTAGTGTATCCGTATAGTTTTCACAATTATGTTAGTGATTATAAACCGGTTCCCAATACAAATGCAACTATAAATGAGCTAATTCAAGATGTATTTAAGGATGAATTTGATGCAGTAAAAATGAATATAGCTGAATACGGAGATACGATGGTTTTGGCGGTAGAAGACGGGGTTGACGACGAAGGTAAAACCATTTATCAGTTGTATGTATGCAAAAATTCAGATTCGACACTCTGTACAAAGGGTTAACTTGACTTTTTCTAAAAGGTATGCTATAATATATATAGTAAATGAGAAAGGAAGAAATTATATGAGAGTTTATTATTGTGACAAGTGTGGCATAGCTACAGAAAAGACCAATCTGCTTCGGGCAATATCATTTAAAATGGAACTGCCTTCTCTGAGAAAGTCTGACGGACAGTACATCAAGGAGCTTATGTTCTGCAAGAACTGCTACAAGGACTATCTGAAGGCAATAGAAGATTTTCTTAGCGATGGTTTTGCTGTTCAGCAGAGAGCAGCTATGACGACTGGTGAGCAGAAGCTGGAAAGCGAAGCACTTGACGAAAGTTAAAACGAGGAAGGAAGAAATATGACACCACGGCAATTAACTTTTATTATTCGTTCAAGAACGTGCTCGTCAGCCGTGGTTGAGTGTCACGTGGACGAATTTGAAATTCTCGCAGATATAAAATATCTTCATCTCATAAGATATTCTGGAGAAGATAATATGTATAATTTAGAGGATATAATAAGTTATTCCTACATAGAAGAGAAGAAAGAATAACTTGACATTTCTCAAAACCTATGGTATAATAAATATGTAAGATAAATCAAACAAAGAAAGTTGAGGTACAATTTTATGGAAAAGATGTCAATGGCAAAGCAGGCAGAAACAAGAGCTATGCTCTATGAAAAGGCACTTAACTCCCTTGCGGTAGCTGGCTTTAAGACCGAAACAATTAAGGGCGGCGCCCTCATCGACCTCGGTGAAGGACAGTTCGCAAAGCTGAACATTTCAATCTGTGACGCTACAAAGTTCGACCTTGAAAAGACAAGAGCCGAGTATCAGGAGGCTGTAGCTAAGGCTGCGGAGCGTGCGGAAGCAAAGGCTCAGAAGGCAAGAGAAAAGGCAGAAAAGGCTGCGGCTAAGGCTGCTAAGGAAGCGGAAAAGTCAAAGGATTAAATCCTTGACTTTTTCCGAAAAGTATGGTATAATAATTATAGTGAATGAGACAGAAGTCAGGAAACTATTGTGAATTAGTCTTAGACGTTGATACCTTAGGAAAAATGACAATGTCGGGGTCACTATTAATGGTGAGCGGAAGATAAAGCTGTAAGCTGGTGTTTGAATCTCACCAACGGCGTTTCGGCGCCGATACGGAGGAATAGCTCAATTGGTAGAGCAACGTATTTTGAGTCTTGTTAAAGGCTTGTACAGCAAGTTTATTGATAGCATTTGGAGCCGTGTGTTGTAGGTTCGAGTCCTGCTTCCTCCACAAAGTTAATCTTCATAGTTAATCCTTTCTTTACTGTAGGCTCCCACCTGCCTTACTGCGGTTAAAAGGGTGGGGTATGGCGCGTTAGTCAAGCGGCTAAGACGTTGGGTTTTCATCCCAAAGACAGGGGTTCAACTCCCCTACGCGCTTCCATAGCTTGTCGGTGTGCTCAACACCGTCAGTCGCCTGATTGCTCCGACTTAAATCCTTATGCAATCAAAATGGGGCGTTCCGGAGATGGCTCCGAAGGTGGTGACCGCCTTAATAAAAAGTCACCGTTTGATAGAATATTTGTCGTTAAAATTCTGATGCAATAGGCTGCTAAAGTGTCTATGGCTTCACGGAGTTGAACAGGAACTCGTTAATGCGAGAATGTGCCGCTAAACAAAAATAGCCTTCTTGCTGTGTTTGAGATATGTTGGCTCATTTATAAGAGCTGGCGCCACGGTCAATGAATAAAGAAGTCTCCAACGGTGTATAACGTTGACAGGCGCTTCGGCGCCATATACGCTATTAGTTCAATGGATAGAATACTTGGCTACGAACCAAGAGAGTGGGAGTTCAAATCTCTCGTAGCGTTTCAACATTTGACAAAAGTCGAAAGTTGTGATATAATTATTATAGAAACAAAAGAGAAAGCAAACTTCTCTAAGAACTATTCTTTAAATGGTTTGTGGGCTTGAGGGTGACGCCCTAAGACAATCCGCGATAATGATAGTCGTTCGTAACAGTCCTATCCGGCAGAGATGTCGTTAATGTAAAAGTCTTAATAAGTCCCAGAATGAGTAGCGGCGTAAGCGACTGTTAAAGAACCTTATTAAAGTTTTACTAATCTAATGAGACACATATAATCAAGCCTCCACACGGCGTGTCTTGGGTAACGCGAATTTGATTATGGGTAAGTAAAACCTGTTAAAACCTTTAATACACAGGTCGTCACAAACTAGGTAATTTGTGGGATAGCAACCTTATAGCTAACTCGCGTGCGACAACGAGAACAAATATCGCATTTTGTCGAGATTGATGCGACCATAAATAAAGGTCAATTGTAGCGTACGGAGAGCCGCTATGATAGTTCTCCCTCTATCGACGAACGGCGTCGAGCGCAAACAAAAACCGAGAACCAAACTAGTGTAGTGAGCGGTTTGGGGAAATTCACTAGTCTCAAGGAAACGACTATAAACATACCTAGTCTTTGTAAGATATGACTTAAAAGGAAAAAACTTACCGTTCTTGTGAGCAAACGTAAACTGCAACTCTCTGGACCCCGTTCAACGGAGGGGTGACCAAATAATATCGGGACGTAGTGCGACGCTGGCGTCGGCGTCGGTCAACGCAGACCAATAATAAACGAGCTACCGTTGTAGGCTAAGTACGGGATTTAAAACCTTCAAAGAAACTGGTCGGTACTATCTATCATTTATCGCTATCGACCATTTGACACTTCAGAAGAAGTCGTTCGAATCGGCTACGGCGGTAAGCTCCAACTTAGTTGGCACGCTGTATAGTTTATGTATGGTTAAAACAGCACGATATGTGTCAGGTTCCGTTGTAATTTTCCCTTCCCTTAAAGTGAAAATTACCCAATAGAGAAGTTCCTATAGTCTGTATCTTTGCTTGAGGGAATAGCAGAAAAGACTATACAGTTCGCGTTATGCTTTTCCGTTCTGTAAAAGCCAAAAAGCAGATTACTCGCACCCTAGACCTTAAGCTGGACAGTTGGCTAGGAGTTGTTAGTGTAGTAAGTCGTGTTATCTAGGCGTAGTCCAACAGTGTTATCGACTTACTTATGCCGAGATAGCTCAATTGGTAGAGCAATTCACCTGTAATGAATAGGTTAAGGGTTCGATTCTCTTTCTCGGCTCCAGAAGATGAAACAGGTCAGGTCCAATCGCCCGATTAGGTATGTGAGGAAAGTGAGGTTGGTTTCCGAAAGGTGTAAAATCCTTCGCATTTAAAGTGATACTGCAAAATGTATCCGCCTAATCTTTATCTTTATATTCCGGGTTAGCTCAGCCGGTAGAGCAGGTGACTGTGTAGATGTAGTATAATGGCGAGTATATCTGGCTTCCACCCAGATGATGGGAGTTCAATTCTCCTCATCTACTCCATAATCACTTGGTCGGAGGTTCAAGTCCTCCACCCGGAGCCAATCAATTAAAAAATATTTAGATATGATATACGACCTTGATGTAATTGGGTAACACTTGAGGCTATCGTAATAGTAGTAGTAGGGTATGGGAGTTCAAATCTCTCAGGTCGGAACCTTCCTTATGGCTATTTTGGGAAGTAAAAGATTATTAGTCACAATGTAGAGGGCGCCGAGCGTCCCGCAGGTAAGGATATCCGACGATAGGTTAGACTCCTATGGTTAGCTGGTGTAGCTTGAAACCTGCAACCCCTTAATTGATGTCCTTAGTGACACCCGCCGAAAGTGTCGGGCGGAAGTACTTGACACTCTACTAGGAGTCAGAGCTGCTTCTTTAAATACTAGTTGAAAAGCTCCTTATACAATTGTATTATGATTAGGGCGTCTAAGCGGGCGCCTTAGTCATTATATGGGTTGGGTGGCGAAATAGGTAAACGCGCCGGATTGTGGTTCCGGTTTCTTGAGAGTTCGATTCTCTCCCCTTCCCCCAATATGGGTCCTTAGTTCAATGGTAGAATAAACGGCTCCAACCCGTAAGATAGGCGTTCGAATCGTCTAGGTCCTGCCAGAGGTATATTATGGAATTACAAAGTATAAAGCCAGTTAATGTAAGTATGGACAATGCTTATATTAATGAAGATATATTGAATATATTAAGAAGAATGTATGTTAAGAGAGTAAAGAATAAAGTGTTGCGGTTGTTCATATTTTGTTATTTATATGAACGGGCGCAGTAGATTTGACTTTTTCCAAATACTATGATATAATATATATAGTAAATGAGAAAGGAAGAGAGTATGAACATAAGGGACTATATGTTGTATAATAGAGGGAAATATCACGCTTATTCAATTGTTCTTGACCTTCTTGATAGTCCTGATGAATATAAAGACTTTAAAAGTAAAATTAAAAGACTTGTAGATAGGCATTGCGAGCAGGAAAAAGAGCTTGAAAGAGCAATCAGCGCAGAAACGAATGAAAGGATATAAATATGTATATCGCAAAATCACGTCATAAAGAAACTAAAGATACTATTTATTTCCACGAATGGGAAGAACTCGATGAAGACGGGTTTGACTATGACTATTACCACGAATGGAGTACTCAACAAGCTACTCTTTATAAACAACCTGATTGGGCAAAGGCTGCGGCAGTACGCTATACAGGTTTTACCAATTCAGAGTTTTGGTATGTCGGAGAGATTGAGATAGTAGAGGTATAAATTATGTATGTCATTACTGCTGAGGTAAAGTTTTTTGATGACTCAGATTATGTTAAAGCTCTTTTGAGCTATGATGAATACGCTGATTGGGGTTGGATTAATGAAAACGAAAATGAATTTCTGACCATTGTCGTTTTTCCAACTTTAAAAGATGCGGAAAGTAGAGAGTTAGCTGTCATTAACGGAGATATTCCAGTAAATGAGTATTATGCAGGTGTTAAGAATATAAAAATTCAGGAAATAAAAATATTTGACAATTTCCAAAAGTTATGATATAATATATATAGTGAGTTGAGAAAACTCACATATGGGCGCGTGGCGGAACGGAAGACGCAACGGATTTAGACTCCGTCGGTAGAGATACCTTGAGAGTTCAAATCTCTCCGCGCCTACCATATATGGACGGGTGGCGAAATAGGAAGCACGCTATGGTCTTAAAAACCATTGGATTAAATCCGTGGGGGTTCAAATCCCCTCCCGTCTACCATATGCGTCAGAATAATGAAGCTAATTAATTATTCGATTTTAGCGGTTTGGGGACACCTTAATCTCCACCATATCCGCAGGTATGCCTAGCGACGAGGGCAGCAGACTGTAAATCTGTCACATTAGAAACATCGTAAGTTTGAGTCTTACCCTGCGGTCCAATAGAGCGCGCAATCGCGGAGCGCACTCTGCCATTTAAAACCATTAGCACTGGAGTTTCTAGTTTTACAAGGTGCGGGCGCCGAGGCGCAAAAGATTTACATTCGGGTCTTTATAATAGTTCTACCGTATGTCATATATGTATATTTCTCCGTGGTGTAATAGCAGCACAAGAGTTTTTGGCACTCTTGGAAGGGGGAGCGTAACCTCTCGGAGAAACCACTTCGGGAAGTCAGGCACGAAATCTTTATTGATGCTTCGGCGGGGTCTGGCATAGATTACTCAGGCGGGCGGGTAATCTAAATATTGCGGTGTGGAGAAGTCAGTCATCTCGCCACCCTCATAAGGTGAAGATCGCTAAGGCAGAGTTAGCCACCGCAACCAATACACTTCTAATTTGTTTTCCTTTCTTTTACTTGCGCCTTCGGGCGCATATGGGTCTGTAGCTCAGTTGGTAGAGCGCAAGCCTGAAGAGCTTGGCGTCGTTGGTCCAACTCCAACCAGACCCACCAGTGATGAGTGTGAACATCACGACAATGTTATAATAGGTATGGCAGGAGTCAAAAGACTTCTGTTATATGTCCGGTTGGTGTAGAAGTAGCATACAGGTCACAAGCCTGAGATGGGACTGCAAGTGTCTCGCCGGTCTTTGGAAGGAAGCACACAAGTAGCTAGCACTTTGGTTCGGGGTGTGTGGGAACCGTCTGATGAGGTTGGCGGTTCATTTATATTTCCATTAAGGTGATAAAATGGCTTTTATATATAAAATTATTAATGATATTAATGATAAAATATATGTAGGGAAAACACTTGAAACAATTGAGAAAAGATTTAAAGAACATATAAAGGATAGTAAACGAGGGCGAGACGCTAATCGTCCATTGTATAAAGCTATGAACAAATATGGTATAGAGCATTTTTGGGCAGAGCAATTAGAAGAATGTTCTTATGAAATAGTTAATGAACGAGAAATTTATTGGATAAAAAAATTAAATAGTTTTTCTAATGGTTATAACGCTACTTTAGGCGGAGACGGAAAAATTACTGCTAATTATCAATTAATATATAGTCTATGGTTATCTGGATTAAACGTTAAAGAAATTCAAGAAAAAACTAATTATGACCTTAAAACAATAAAAAGGGGACTAGCAGAAAACAAAATAACGCATGAAGATATAGTAAATAGGTTAAAGCAACAACGATCAAAAAAAGTTTGTATGATGGATATAAATACTAATGAAGTTATACAATGTTTTGTTTCTGGAAAAGAAGCTGGTATTTTTTTAGGAGACAAAAACAAAGCAAAACATATAGGAGAAGTTTGTCGTGGGAAAAGACAGAGCGCATATGGATATCATTGGAAATTTTTAGATGACTTGTATTAAGTTAGTAAGACACTAACAGCAAATTCGTTAAAACATTAATTTAGGGAATTAATTTAGTTTAATGTGTCTTGATTAAAATTTAGATGATAATTTTGGTGAGATCCATTTCGATGCATACAGCAATTTACACGCTTGGTGATAGAAATTGCATCGAGTTAATTAGAAGACGCGTTCAGCAACAATTTTTGGAATAATTTGAGACTCATAATCTCGCATTTAATTCGGGTCTAGTATGTGAATAAGACACTAACAGCAATTCATTAAACATTATTTTCGGTTAAATAATTTAGTTTAATGTGTCTTGAAAAGGAGTAATTACAATGGATTTTTGGCAGAAATTAAAGGAGACAGACAACTTCACAGTAACCGAGAATGGCGCCGTTGCCTATAAGTCAACGCTTAACGCTTGCCTTGATGCTTTCGGTAGTCTAGGTGCTATGAGGAGATGTGATGATACTACTATAGTATCTACTTTTGAAAATGCTTTTAACGAAGATAAGGTTCTTGCTATGAGAATGTTATTCTGGTTAAGAGATGTCCGCGGCGGTATCGGCGAAAGACGTGCGTTCCGCATAATACTTAAGTGGCTTGTTGAGCGTAATCCTGAGTATGTTCTTAAGAACCTTCATAATATTCTTGAGTATGGGCGCGGAGACGATTATCTGTGTCTGCTTGATACTCAGCTTAGGAACGAAGTGGCGACTTATCTTAAGAACGTGGTTGAGCACGACTTAAACAGTCTGCCCTTCAAGCCTATAAGCCTAATTGGAAAATGGCTTCCTAGCATCAACACCAGCTCCGCAGAAACCAAGCGCTATGCTAATATACTTGCTAAGGCTTGGGGTTGGAGTCCGCGCCGATATCGTAAAACTATTTCTACACTTCGTAGATACTTAAATGTAGTCGAAAGAAGTATGTCTGCGAATGAGTGGAAGTACATAGACTACGAGAGGGTTCCTGCTAAGGCAGCTATGAACTATTCTGATGCTTTCTATAAGCACGATGAGATTGGATATACCACCTATTTGCGGAATATAGCTAACGGCACAGCGCAGGTTAAGTCCGAAACGCTGTATCCTTCCGAGATAGTTCATAGAATTATGTCTTCAAGAAAGCGCATTTCGCTTAAGGACGTAATATTCTACGACGCTCTGTGGGATAATCTTCCTAACTACTTCGAGAAGGCGCCCGACGAAAGTTCTATCTGTGTAGTAGATGTATCAGGCTCTATGTCTGGTGAACCTATGGAAGTGGCGATAGCACTTGGTATGTACTGTGCTGACAAGTGCAGAGGAGCTTTCCACAATAAGTTTATTACCTTTAGCAGTAAGCCTCAGCTTGTAGAAATTAAGGGCGATAACTTAGTCGATAAGGTAAATAACATCAGCCATGCAGGCTGGGGCGCGAACACCAATATAGAAGCAGTTTTCAATCTTATCCTTACTACCGCTATTCAGAATAACTGCAAGCAGAAAGACCTTCCTAGTAAGCTGTACATCATCTCAGATATGCAGTTTGATGAAGCGTCAGGCGGAGGTAGTTATTACGATTATCGACACTACAGATGGGTCCAGAACACTAAGCCTATGACCTTTATGCAGCAAATGCGTCAGAGATATGCCGAAGCTGGTTACGAAATGCCTGCACTGGTATATTGGAATGTAAGAGCTTCTGAGTGTGGTATATTCCAAGAAACCATCGACGGCGAGAACATAGCTATGGTAAGTGGTTATAGCGCAAAGCTCTTCGAGTCGGTTATCGAGGGTACTACTTATGAGGAAACCGCAGACGAAAAGGGTAGAACTGTTACCAAGCAGAAGATCGACCCTATGATGGTGATGTTAACTACGCTTGGCAACGAGCGTTATGATAACGTGTGGACAGGAAAAGCGTGACGGCTGTTCCTTGTGAGTTTAAGTTAAATTATAGGCGCAGGGAAGCGCCATCCTCCCGTAGCTCAAAAGCAGAGCACCGGTCTTTTGTCTAATTTTAGTAAAGAAATTGAACCCATTTCGGGAAAAATTTTAACTAGGGCAGAACTAGTTTTAGACGCCAAAACCGGGGACTTCGGAGCATTACCGGACGGGAGGACCAATATGCCGGCTTGGCAGAGTGGTTTAATGCAACTGCCTTGAAAGCAGTCGAGTGTAACAGCTCCCAAGATTCGAATTCTTGAGCCGGCGCCATAAGATACTGACAGCAAATCAAATTTTGAAACAAATTCTGGAGTAGCCAAGAGGTAAGGCAGCGGCGCGAAGCCGTGAAAAGTAACTTTCGTGTGTTCAAATCACACCCGTATCTCCATATGTATCGGCGCCGATATTTAGGTATTGGCGCCATTTGACTTTTCTCTAATATTATGGTATAATATATATAGTAAATGAGAAAGGGGAAACAATATGAGTAAGTTTAGATGTACAGGTTGTCCTTATCACTGGAGAGAAGAGGAAGAGGATTTTCGTCGTTGCCACTTTGAAGGTTTAGGTCTTGCACCTTGTGAGCAGGAAGAGTACGATGATTACTATAACGAAGAACAGTAAGAAAGGGGAGTAATATGGGAAATTATACTCATTGGTGCGCCGCAGCCTACGACAAAGTAGTAGAACTTGGCTACGAGCCTTTGGTTGTAAATCTTTATGGTTCACAGAACTACGAAATGGAGACCGAAAATTCTGATTTCGACTTTAAAGCCATAGTTCTTCCTTCAATAGATGATGTAATATGCAATCATCCTCCTATTTCAACAAGCATAGTATTTAACAGTGGTCTTAAAGATAACAGTGGTCTTATAGATATAAAGGATATAAGACTTATGTGGGATAATTACAAGAAACAAAATCCTAATTTTATAGAAACTCTGTTCACTCCATATTTCTGCGCTAATCCTAAATATGTAACTGATTGGTTTGATATAAGAGATTTGGCAGAAGATATAGCTCACGCAGATCCGGCTAAGGCGGTCAAAGCGATGTATGGTATGGCGCTCGAAAAGCAGCACGCATTGTGCCAGCCTTACCCTTCAAAGTTAGAGTTGATAAACAAGTATGGCTATGATAGCAAACAGCTTAGTCATATAATAAGACTTTACGCTTTGGCTTTAAATTATATAGAAGGGGAACCCTATAAAGATTGTTTAATACCAAACGATTTTACAAAAACTCTTTGTATAAATATAAAGACTTATAATACTCAACTAACCGTCGAAAAGGCACAGGAAATGGCTGAAAACTATATGCTCTGTTTTAAGGCACTTGTTGATAAGTTCCTTCAAGAAGAACACCCAGTAAACGATAGACCTTATTACGCGATGGACGTATTCAAGGCTCGCATAATGAAGAAATATTTCAAGGAGCAGTTATAAGCTCCTTATGAAGGCGTGACGCAATCGGCAGACGTGGTTGGCTCAAACCCAACATTTTGAGAGTTCAAATCTCTCCGCCTTTACCAAAGGGATTGCCCTTATCGGTATCACAGATATTGACCGCGGCTAGTAAACTCTATCTTGGATATTCGGGATTAAAAAATATGTGTATATGGGCGTAATCATTGTCCCTCCCCAATAACTTAAAAGGCACTCGATAAATATTATTGGGTGCTTTTTATTTGACTTTTTTTGAAAAATATGGTATAATTATATTATAGGAAAGGGAAAGAAAGGAGAAAACAATATGAATATTTGGGAAGCAACAAAAGCACTTGAAGAGGGTAAGAAGATACACTATGTTAAGTGGGCGCCGGTGATTACATCTACTATGACAAAATCAGAAAAGATATCTTTAGTTCGTTCGGAGAGAGATGTAGTGAGTCGGTACCCTTTCACTTAGAGGGTTGGGAAATATATGAGGATAAGTTCATAGAACTTCCCAGTGATGATGATGAACTGATAAAAGCAAAATGCCGTCATTGCGGTCGTGTACACACAAGAGGGCTGGATACCACTCCTTATATTTATTGTCCTTATTATGGTAAAGACTCAAGAATACCTATACCGAAAGGAGAAACAATATGAGAAGTTACAGAGCTTATAGACCTGTTACAAGATACATTTTCTTCGGTAGAACCAACAACGAGGTAAAGTTCTCAGATGTTTTCATTTACCATCACTCACCGAGCATCAGAGAACTCAACAGAGACCTTGAAAATTACGTTAGAGCAGAGGGCGCAGTTTACGATGTAGAGAACCACACTCACAGCCGTTGGACAGGAACAATCGAACCCTTAGAGGAGGACGACGAGTATGTTTATGATAATTAAGAATTGGCTTATACTTCATAAGAAAGAAGTATGCTTTCTGTTAGCTTGGACGCTCTTCATCATAGGCGCGGGCGCCATGGAGAAATCAATTGCTTTGGGGTTCAGTCTGCTTGGCGCTGCCTTTATATTCTTAATAGTGTAAGGAGTGAAAATATGATACCACCGGTACAACCTTTAAATCAAACTAACTTACAGCTTAAGTCTGATAGTAAGGAAAGTCCTAAGCCTAAAACTTCTACCACTCCCGATAACATTTCCAAACCGATAGAATGGTTCTGCGATAACTGTCACAACTACTTTAAAGTTCCTGACCCGATACGTTATGTTTACAGTCCCGATGAGGGCGAGTTAATCAGTAAAAAGGAACTTAATTGTCCTTTCTGCGGCGGAACCAAAATTTATAATAATAAAACCGAATGTTTTAGGGAGAAGTTATGGCAAAAAATTTAACCGAAAAGATATTTGAGAACAAGGATATTACCATCAGTAAGAAGCATTACAGTCAGCTATATAACGAAAGAGAGAAGTATAAAAAGCAAAGTCAAGTCACCACTATCGGCGCCATATTAGTGGGAATGGCATTGATAGCAGCTAATATACTCGGTTATATAGCTTACACCTGCTCCATTGGTGATGCGAAAGCCAAAATAGAAGAAGCTAACGCTGAAAATCAAAGGTTAGCTGAGGAAAATAATAGACAAGCTGTTGAACTCTTCGAGTATGAAAATGAAACAAAGCAGTTGATAGACCGTATAAGTTTTTTGGCTTTTACAGATGCGATGTATGAAGAGGAACTAGAAGAGCAAATTGTAAAGTTAGAAACACCAGAAGTAAGTGACCAAGAAGTCCCAGTCACTAAGACGTCGGCGCCGGTTCGTAATTGGCAAGACTATGTAAACCTATTTACTATTGGGCAAAGCGTTCCTCTTCCTTTTGGCATTGACACTAACACCTTTCGCTGTATGGATTATCGAACCATAACTACGGGTTCTCAATATGCAATTCAGCAGAAAAGTTATACAGATTACTCCAATGGATTAAGATATTATCTCTACAATGGAGAGAAGTATTACACTGTCGCTCTTGCCACAGCTTATGGAATAGATATTGGCAACGCCTATGAAGTTACTCTAGCAAATGGGGCTACTTTCAAAATAATGCACGCCGAATACAAGCACGATATTAGATATCCAAGTCCTACTGACTATGGTGATAATGATGTCAACTATGACGGTGAAAACACTATAAGTGTTATCGAGTTCGTATATGATTGGGTAAACGCGCCGGCACAACTAATATCTGACGGAGAAGCTAATCGTTGGTTAGGCGAGGGCTGCGACATCTATGGTGATAGTTGTAATATAATCAAAATGGTTTATTTAGGAAAGATATGGAGTGCAAACTAATGGAAGTTAAACATTTTCGTTCTATCAGACTCGATAATATGGAACAGATAAAGAATTTCAATGCTGTGGTGTTAAAGTATAAATACGACATTGATATAGTTTACAGTAGATATGTAGTCAATGCCAAATCATTACTTGCTCTGTTTAGTCTTGACCTGCCTGGCGTAGTCACAATGGTGGTTTATGAATATGGCAATCGAGAAGAAGTTATGGAGCTGATGGAAGCACTGAAAGATTTCATTATAGATTGAATAGAACAGGAGATAACTATGAGATGTACAATATGCAACAAGGTTCTGCCAGACGATGAAGATAAGCTGACAGAAATGAAGTGTGAACTCTATTATGGACTGCCCAAGGCTGGGCGCTCGCACCTAATGGCGGTTATATGTCCTGAATGTCACGCCGAAAGAACAACACCAAACTATAGTACTAAAAAGGAGAACTAATTATGAGCAAGTATTTATCTGAATCAGAGTTTGATCAGTGGATTAAGGACTATTATCTGGAATTTTGTATGAGTGATGATTTTGTGGCTCACGTTTTCGGCGCCGAAAGCATCTCAAACAAAAAGCACGGAATAATTATTATCAACAAACATAACGGAAAAGTTGCTCGTTCCTACTGTCACCCCGACGATAAGTGGGATTACACAATAGGTATCGCAATTGCTTATGCCCACTATATGGGAATAGAAATACCGAAGATAGATAAGACTTATTTCATAGAAGATCTGGTAGGTAAGGAAGTTGTACTTCCGGCTAGTTTCGGTAGTTCATCGACCGTTTTTGTAACTCCTTATAAAAGGGGAGGCTATCAGATAGTAGTCAATAAATTTACGGGTCTTTCTTTCAAGGTTCATCCGCGCCTGCTAATCCGAGAACACGATATAAAAGATATAACAGATTAAATATTCCCGATCGCGCCCTTGCTTATGTATGGGCGCGTTACTTATATCGGGGTAGGTATAGGTGTCGGCGCCGATACGTAGGAGTGTATATGGTATTGACTTTTCTTTAATATTATGGTATAATATATATAGTAAAGAAAAAGAAAGGAAGAAACTACTATGAACATTAACTCTGCTATTCGTTACACAGTTAGACAGTTCATTAATGATTTCTTAACCACCTATGGTATCTTCTCCTATCAGACGATATATCAGTATGAGAAAGCTCTTGATAGACGCGATGCCACTATCTATGTAAATAATTATTATTATCCCTTTACAGCGACCTACGGAGCTACTAAGCTCTGCTTAATCTTTGATGATTGCGATTATGTTATAAAAATTCCAATATACGCAAATCTGGAACGTGATGAGGGTCGTACACTTTCTAGGTCTTGTTTGGAGAAAGTTAAAAGGGGCAGATACGTTGCTTTTGAAAATGAAGAGAACTACTGCGAGAAAGAAGCTAACATCTACTCTGCAGCAGAAGAATGGGATATTAACCGTTTCTTCGCAGAAGAAGAACGTATTATGGTTTATCACGGCGTTCCTGTCTATGCTCAGGAAAAGATTGAAGAAACTTATGAAGAGTCGGACCGTTATGTCGAAGAGGACGATGGAGAACTCTTAGATGATGTACAAAGAGTAATAGACCGTAGTGAATATGGTTTTGATGTAGAGATGTTTCTGGATAACACGAACTTCATCAATGACCTCTATACTTTTGATGAAGAGGGTTTCTCTGCCCTGCTTGACTTCATTGAAGAGAATGGTATTAACGATTTACATTCGGCTAATGTCGGTTATAACAAATACGGTGAGCCTAAGATAATAGACTATTCGGGTTTTGGAAACAGCTGAGAAAGGAATAAATCGTTTGATAGGTGTCGGCGCCGTGGAGGATAATATGAATACTGTAATAGTGCTGATTTTATGTTTAGCCTCTTTGTTTACAGGCTTTGTATTAGGGGCTTATTTTGTGTGGGATTACTTTCAGAAACACTGAAAGTTTGGTGAAAAATTTATAGTGTCATAATTAGAATTTCACTCTTTGACGAAATTCACGGAAAATCTTATTTTAATAATATGGTAATAACGGAGGATAGGAAATGAAATTAAGTTATTATGGTTCTGATGAAAAGGTTAGGTCTTTTGCGATTAAGAAGACGACTACTAGTAGCAACAGAGACCATATTAAGGATTGCTATACTTTTAATGGTACGGTTAAGATAGAACCTGATAACAATGAGAAGATAGTAATTGTGAGAGATGGTGAGGATATAATAAGAATAGACATAATGAAGATGAATGTGAGGGACGATGTAATATTACCGTAGTAACGTAGAGCGTTACTATTATGGTAACGTATTACGTTACTATTAAGGTAGTGAATTTACGTTTGGGGTAGGGTTAAAAGTTATACACTAAGTTTAGGGGTAGGTATCGGCGCCTAGGTGATAGAAAATTAGGGGTAGGGTAGGTGGTAAGTTATAGGGGTAGGGTAGAAATTATAGGGGTAGGTATCAGGGTAGTAGATATAGTGTAAAATAGGGTAGGTATTGGGCTAAATGGTAGTAGGGTAGGGTGGTGGTACGAATTGCGTTATTATAATAGTAGGGTAGGTAGTAACGAAGGTGGTAACGAATTACGTTACTATTATAGTAAAGTAATAAGGGGTAGGGGTAGGGGTAGGTGGTAGGGGTAGGGGTAGGGGTAGGTGGTAGGGTAGGTGGCAGAAGGCGGTAGACGGTCGGTCTAGGTGTCGGCGCCTAGGTGGGTAGCGATAGTGTTGATGATCGCCGCGTTAGCGGCGTACTAGGCGACAGTGGTAGCCATAATGGTAACCGCCGTTCCTGCTATGGCTTGCTCCTAACCGTTACTATTAGCCCTCCAGAACCCTACCCTACCCTGTAGTACTCCCTTGGGTAAAACTTTTAACCTAGAGCAATTTACTATAAGTGAATGATAGGTTGAGAGGTAGGCGAGGATAGGTTTTAAGCGTTGTTGATAGGTTAAAAGATAGTTAGGTTAAAGAGAGTTATGGTACAGAGGGTTGTGGCGTTATGTAGAAGGTTGTGGCTGCCCCGTTCCTCAATGATTGTCAACTCCTCAACGACTGTCAAATCTTTAACTTCTCCTCTCCTTTACCCCTCGATCCCGCGCAGCTCATATCTCATCTATCCACCTCTCCACCCTCCCTACCTGTTGACAATTCCCAAAACCTATGATATAATATATATAGTGAGAACGGAAAAGACCTTCCAATTCCTTTAAGGAATGAGGCTATCAAGGATTTGACAAAAATCAAAACCTATGATATAATATTAATAGAGAAAGGGAAAGGAACCCTTTCCAAGAAACTAACACGACAGGGATAAAATCCCAGAAAGAGAGTACTACTATGACAAAGATGACTGCAACTGAAATGAACGCTTTTGTAAAGGCAACCGCTGCTGAGTTCCTCGACAAGGAGACCGCTACTCAGATTGACGACTACACTTGGGCAATCCCCGTAGAGACTGAGGACGGCGTGAGATATGCTAAGGTAACTATCACTGCGGCGCTCGCTAAGGCAACTAAGGTAAACCCCGCATTCGATCTCGACGCTGCTGTTCAGGCGTATGAGAACAAGAAGAGAGAGCGCGAGATTAAGGCTGACGAAGCCGCTGCGAAGAAAGCAGCAAAGGCGGCGAAGGCAACCAAGTAATAGTAACGTATGGTAATGTAATATCGTAAGATGTGGCGGCTTCGGTCGCCACGTTTTTTTGTGTAAAAATTAGTTAGAAAAACTAATTATCGCGTTGTTACGCGCCAAAAATTAGGTTTTTTTTACTATTATACCACACTTTTTGAAAAAAGTCAAACATTTCGCAGCTCAAAACGTTAAAAATAGTTAGATTATCTAACGGTCGCAGCTCACCAAAGTCTAGGGTCGGGCGCAGCTCACATCGACGCAGCTCAGGGCTTCGCAGCTCACAGCTCACCGGCCCAGACTCAGCTCACCCAGCTCGCAGCTCACGGAGGTTTGGTAGTTGAAGGTTTGACAGCCGGCCGCCGAACTTTAGTACGTCAAAGTGTGACAATTTAATACTTTAACGCGGCGACGCTTTAACGTGGTAAAGGAGTACTCGTTGAACACTTGACACTTTTGAACTTTAGTGCGCGAAAATCCGACGTCGAATTTTAGTACTTTAAAGCGCTAAAGTGATTAGATATGAAAAAAGGGCGGTAATTAGCCGCCCTAATTATTAATATGTTCCGTCAAATTTTCCTTCTTTTGTAAAGTAAATTTCTGCGGCAGTGCTACCAGTAAGGTCTCTGTTGTCGGTTATTTTCAAATCTATCCAACCGCCGTCACCGTCACGAGAACCTTCCCACGAATACGGAATACCGGCTTGTGTCAATGCCGTTTCAAGTATTGCTTGGTCAGTGTCTCCAATGGGTACGTCTTCGATGTCAACCTTTTTATTGGCTTCGGCTTCGGGTGTCCAACCGTCTTTAGTGATGAACTCACCAGACTGTGAAACGAGTTCTATAAACTCGGCACGGGTCATTCCAATGTCTTTACAGAGGTCTTCCATTTCGGAAAGTGTAAAATCCTTTTCGGTCTTTTCCCACCAGTTGAGGAAGAGAGTTGTAAATCTTTCGTTTGAAATTGCCATAATATTACTTCCTTTCAATTACATAATGTCCGCGGGGTGTAAGAAAAATTCGATTTACGCGGAAACCGTTTTTACTACAATAGTTTACTGCCTGAATGCGTTGAGAGAAAATTTCAATTGCCTGTTTCTCGTGGGTTATGTTGTTGATAAAATAGACTATGAACATTTTTTTTGTTCTCCTTTCCTTTACTGTAATTATATTATATCACACTATTAGAAAAATGTCAAGTAGTAATATTGCACAAATGTATCGGCGCCGACTTGTATAGTTTGCACTTTAGTAGTTTAAAGCGGGGAAGTTCGACGTCTAATTTTAGTGCATTAAAGTGATGAAGTAGTTAGATAAACTAAAAGGCGCCGAAGCGCCCGATAGTTAGTTATTCTAATTCTTCAAATTCTTCTTCTGTCATAAAACTATCTTCACTACATATATGTTCTCCCTCTTTACTGAAAGTTTCACACAGTACTTTGTCACCAATTAACCAATAAATATACATATAATCACTTTCTATATCTATTGAAGTTGCATATCTAAAACCCAAAATGTTAAGTGCCTTCTTAATTAATTCGTATTCATTCATACCTTTATGCCCCCAAAATTTTTATTATCAGTACTGCCGCGGCAATTCCTGTCATAGCCGCATTTTTGATTATATCGCTTTTATTCTGCTTAATTGCTATACTACGGATTAAGATTATTACATCGGTTACAAGAAATGTTATCTGTCCGACATAGAAGAAAAATCCGATAGTTACCTGACCGACTATCAAGCCGATAAGAGCGACATAGTTGACGAGTTCCCAAAATTTTTTGATTGATTTCTTTTTCATTTGTGTTACCACCTTTCCTTTACTGTATCTATATTATAACATATATATAGTAAAAAGTCAAGTAGTAATATTGCACAAAGTTATCGGCGCCGGTTTGTACATAATGCTCGCTTTAAAGGACTAAAGTCCGACGTCCAATTTTAGCGCTTTAAAGTGGTGAAGTGGTTAGATAGTAAAATAGGGCGGTAGTTAGCCGCCCTACATATTTAGTCAAGGGAAGTGATATTTATCACCCTTTCTTTGTCTATTAGAATGAGATGACCACCACGCATTGCAAAGCAGTAGTTATCCATACCCTCCACAACGTACATTAAAACGAGAGGTACGTCGTTTGTTGTGTTTACGATTACCCACTCACCCACCTTAGGAGTATATCTTTTCTCTTCCTTTTCATAATATACGGGCTGTCCTGTACAACGCGCCCACGCGTAAGCGATACCGACAACATCGTTGTTCTTATCATTCGGAGATTTTCTTGCTACACCAACCTTTGAGCGGAGATAAACATAGGTGCAGTTCTTTTTTGTGCGTACGATAGCGTCCTCATTCTGTACAAACTGCCGATGCATTGCTCTCACCCACTTGCGGAAAGCGTCCTTAGAAATGTAGTTCTTTTCTGTTCTTGTTTCTCTCATAGTGATTGCCCTTTCTGGTGTTCGGGATTTTCCTTTCCCTTTACTGTAATTATATTATATCATACTTTTTGGAATTTGTCAATAGGTTTTTTGAAAAATTAGCAGACGCTAACCACTTTAATGCTTTAAAGCACCACAATCCGACGTCCGATTTTAGTGTATTAAAGCATTAAAAAATCGGCGGGCGCCCGCACTTTAAAGTGCTAAAGTGCAAAAGCAAAAATTAGGGGGCGGTTGCCCGCCCCGTTAGTTAGTTTACTTACTTTCTTTGAGTGCCTTGTTCGCTTCGCGCTTGGCTTTCTTCTCGGCTCTCTCCTTTTCGGCGAGTGCTTTCTTTTCGGCAAGGAGCTTCGCCTTGTCCTCTCTCTCCTTTACCGTTGCACTGTATTCCTTGATAGCATTGTCAAGGTTGAAGTCGGACTTGTGGAGTGTGAACTTGACCGAGCCGTAAGCGGTGTACTGCTTAGTTCCGCTATCTACATCACCGACTTCAAAGGTAAGCGTCTGCAAATCCTTTGTGCGGTCAACGATAAAGCCCGCGTTTACAAGCGTGTTGTAGAGCTTTGCAACAGTGGAAGTTGTGAGTTCGTTGCGGATTGCTGTTTCAGTCATCTTAGCCATAATAAACCTCTTTCTGCCGAATTACATCGGCTGTACATAGTTTGTTGTGTAAGGGTCTTTTCCCTTACTGCTCTTATATTATACCACAGATTTTGGAGTTTGTCAAGGGGTTTTGAAAAATTTTTTCAAATTTTTTGTGATGACTATTGCCACCGCGCCGAACCGTCTTGATACCTTTTAGGTACTCTCTCCGTTTCTGTAATTATATTATAACATACTTTTCCAGAAAAGTCAAGGGGTTTTAGAAAAATTAGCAACGGCTAACCGTTAGTTAAACAAACTAACTACCGCGCCGGACGCCGTATTTTAACACTTTAATTGATTAAAGTTCGACGTCCGATTTTAGTGCATTAAAGTGGCGAAGTGATTGGTTTATCTATCTATCAATTGGGGCGGGTAGTTAGTTAGTCTATATAAATTAATTATACTAAAAGTATAGGCGGGATTTCTCCCGCCCTTAATTAGACTGTCAAATAAATTCCGTCCTTTTTGTTCACCTTTTTCGTGTATGTGAACGAGGTTTCAAATTCGCCGTTTATGTAGATATCCAATTCTTTTTTAACTTTTCGCGGAACACTTCTATAAACATTATAATCTATATTATATTCCGCGCCGAGTGAAATACAGTATTTAAGAATTTCGGTTTCTATTTTGCTATCGCTTAATGCTGTGTGTTCCTCTTCAAAATCAATCTGTTTTGAAATGTATCTGAAAAGTGCTTCGGCGGTGGTGGAGTAGTTACCGCTTTCAGTGAAAAGTTGATTAGCTTCACAAAATGCTTGATAATCTGCGGTAAAAGCGATTTTATTGTGAACATAACCGCGGATATCAAAAATCGGTATATTATCAAACGGATTTATACATTTGTACCAATCGCAATTGAAATTAAAAACTTTTTCATCAAATGGTGAGTTGTAAGCATACGCGCCGACTACATCAAAGTTTTTAAAATCTCTGCACATTTCCTGCGTAATGTGACCGTATTTCTTTAAAAAGGTTTTGCGCGCTCTCATTCTGTCAACGTAAATCGGGCGCTTATTTGCATAATAAGCGGAGGAAAAAAGCGGAATGTTGTGCCAAACCTGTTCTACGACAAAATCTTTTTCAACAAGATTTTCGCCCGTTTCGGTGTCGAAAATGACATAGCCGATGTTGTAGCAGAACGGTCTTTCAAGGTTTGTGGTTTCAGTGTCAAAAATTGCTATTTTCATAAGGTGAGTTCCTTTCTGGTGTTCGGGATTTTCCTTTCCCTTATTACAACTATATTATAACACATAAGCAGTTAAAAGTCAATAGGTTTTTAAAAATTTTCGTTCGTCAAAATGCACAAAGTTTTTGACCCCATTTCACTTTAACGCTTTAATGCGTTAAAGCGCCGGACGCCGTATTTTAACACTTTAATTGATTAAAGTTCGACGTCCGATTTTAGTGCATTAAAGCGATAAAGCGGCGGACAAAAAGAGTGACTAACTAATTGATTAGATTAGTTAGTCAAAATAAAATAATTATATCAGTAAAGGAATTAAGTTAAAATCGTTAGTTAGTTTACTTAAATTCCCGCGTGGGACTTATCCGAGTAAGTCCCACAACGCCTTGATAATATCGCCGTTCGCGTCTATGCTTTTGCGCTGTTTTGGAGTGTTCCACATTTCCCGAACGTCTTTGTTATCGTCAACAAGTACCGCAAATTTTACCGTTTTGTCAAGTGCTTTCTGTTTTGGTGTGCCGTATTTCTGCGCGGTGAATTTGGTTACATAAGGCATATTATTTTCAATCCACATTCTTTTAGTAAGTGTCGTGTTGCGGTTGAATTTGTCCGAGCCGTTTTTTGCAAGCCACGTTATCACGCCGATTTCGTAACCTTTTTCAATCAGTGCCTTGCAAACCTTTTCAAGTTCGCGGAGATTTACAAGCGGCGCGCCGTCTGCATATACTGAAACGTCATTGCTTTCAAGTCTGCCGAGCCAATTTTCTTGACCGTAAAGGTCATAAACTGTACCATCCATATCAAACATTATTACTTTACTCATATTATCTATTCCTTTCTTTAGGACTTTTCCTGTCCTTTACTGTACTTATATTATATCATAGAATTGTGATTTTGTCAATAGTTTTTTATTCGTCATATTGCACAAATTTTTTGACCCCACTCTATTGCTTTAATGTGTGAAAGCGCCGGCCGCCTAATTTTAATTGACTAAAGCGCCGGATCCGTGTTAAGACTTTAATGTGTTAAAGTCCGACGTCCGATTTTAGTACATTAAAGCGAGAAAGTACAGATCGTTAGTTAGTTTAATTAATCAATGGGCGGGATAGTTAGATAGTCTAACTAATTATCGTGGTGAAAAAATGGGGCGGGGATTTCTCCCCGCCGTGGTGATTAGTTAGACTGCTTAAGTGCCTTGTCCGCTTCGCGCTTTGCCTTTTTAGCGGCGCGGTCTGCTTCTGCCTTTGCCTTTTTCTCTGCGAGCAGTTTAGCCTTGTCCTCTCTCTCCTTTACGGTTGCCTCGTACCCCTTGATTGCGTCATTGAGTACGAAATCTGACTTGTGCAGAGTAAACTTGATAGAACCGTAAGCGGTGTAAGCCTTTGTACCGCTGTCAACGTTGCCAACCTCGAATGTGAGTGTCTGAAGGTCTTTTGTTCTGTCAACGATGAAGCCTGCGTCAATGAGTGTGTCATAGAGTTTTGCGACTGTTGCTGTTGTGAGTTCGTTTCTGATTGCTGTTTCTGTCTTTGCCATAGTAAACCTCTTTCTGTCGGATTTCACCGACCGTCTGTGATTGTTTCGGATGGGGTCTTTCCCTCATCTCTGTTATTATTATACCACAGATTGGGAGATTTGTCAAGGGGTTTTAGAAAATTTTTTTTTAATTTTTTTTTCTGTTGCCTTGCGGTAGCAACTTCAAACCGTCCGAGTGCCTTGAACCTCTTTCTCCCCTCTCTGTGATTATATTATAACACATATCACGGGAAAAGTCAATACCTTTTTGATAAAATTAGCAGTGGCTAGCCATTAGTTAGACAAACTAACTATCTCGCCCGGATCCCACTTTAACACTTTAAAGCGGCGCCGACACCTAATTTTAAGACTTTAATTGATTAAAGTCCGACGTCTGATTTTAACGCTTTAAAGTGTTAAAGTGGCAATATAAAAAATGGGGCGGTGATTAGCCGCCCGTTAGTTAGTCTAACAAATCACTGTCTTTTGCTTTCTGCAAAAGTTCTGCCGTTTCTGACGCGCCATAATACTCGGCAATAATATTCGCGGGAATGCCCGCGTTGACCATCCAGGCAACCGCCATTTCACCCTCTCCGCCAAAGTTGTCCCACATCATATTCATAAGAATATTATTTACCTGTTTGTCAGTCATATTACACTCTCCTTCCTGTAATAAAGCGCCAGAAGCACCATATTGCACACATAACGTTTTCAAGTCGTTCATCAGTGACGAACAGAGTTGCCATAATTGTGAATGTTGCTATGACGCAAGCAACGAGCGCGATAACTAAACTTTCCATTTTGTTATCTCCTTTCCTTTACTGTATCTATATTATAACATAGATAGACAGAAAAGTCAAGTGGTAATATTATACAATTTTTATAGCGGCAATTTGTATATTATACCCTTCAACACTTTAATGTGCGAAAGTCTGACGTCTGATTTTAATGTATTAAAGTGTTAAAGCGGGGTGGTATGGGAAAGGCGCCCGTAGGTGTGGGCGCCGTTAGTTAATTATTAATTTCCTGTAAGTTGCGAACGATTTCAAGATACTTGTCTGTAAAGGCGTCTGCTACACAATCGCCGCTGCCGTCAGCAAAAGGACACCCTTCACAATAATTGTGTGAATTACAGATATCCTTTATCAGTTCCATATCTGCAATTAGATTGTTTATAAAATCTTTTTTGCTTTCCGCTTCTGCTTGTTCACACTTCTTTTCGTCTGTGAATACTTCGCCCGTAAATTCGTTAGTATAAGTTGTACTTATCTTCATAATATTTAACCCTTTCTTGTTGTGGTAGTCGGGGATTAACTCCCCGACCACTTTGATTTCAGCAGAGATTTTCTGTTCTTGTGCGCTTCAATTTTTCTCTGCCGTTCGACTTTGAGGCGCGCGGTCTGTACCCATTCGTGAAACTGTTCACGGTTTAAAAATTTGTCGTTGACTTTGACCATTTAATCACCCTTTCCTTTTCTGTAATTATATTATATCATAACTTTTGAAAAAAGTCAAGTGGTAAAGTTGCACAAAGTTTTAGCGCCGGAACTATGTAAAATGCACTTTACTACTTTAAAGCGCCGGGATCCGACGTCGAACTTTCATACACTAAAGTGTTAAAGCGGCAATTAAAAAGGCGGGCGCCCTCACGAGCGCCCAAAATAATTTATATATATTCAGGAGGTTGAAGATTGTCAAATTGTAATGCGGGTGGGTTCATGGTGGTACTTATCTATATACCAATTGTAATAATTCTGTCGGATTTTCTTCTTTTCACTTTCGGGGAGCCTCATATAATCCATAGCACGGTACTTTTCTACTCTTGTTATCCATTCCATATAAGTCATATTATCTACCCCTTTCTGTAACTATATTATATCACTTTTTTGAACGTTTGTCAAGTGTTTTTTAAAAATTTGTTGAAAAATTTACACTTGACAAAATGTTGTTTAACATATCTAATTGCCCACTCTGTCGCCTGCCATTCCTTTTCAAGATTGAAATATATGTTTTGAATTTTTACATTGTTTTCGGCGGTATCTTTGTCTATCAAATTACATACTGCACGTTCAAAGATTTCATCGTCATCTTCTTCTATAAAGTCAAGTGTGTAATAATGTCCTATTTCGTAGAGAGCCTGCCATATAACTTTGTTAATTCTCCAATAGTCATTGACGTGATGTTCTGTTCTTAAATGGCGCAGAAAACCGTGACAATTTTCATTCAGATTTAAGTAAATAGTATCGGTTGACCACTCAAAAGAACTTTCCTCGTCTGTAAAACGACTTTTAAGCGGGGATTGATTGACTTGATAAATAACCATATAATAATCTTTTTCATTTTATATCCCTTCCTTTACTATATACATTATATCATAGTATTGAGATTTTGTCAATAGTCAAATTGCACAAATTTTCCGGCGCTTCAACACTTTAACACGCGAAAGTCCGACGTCCGATTTTAGCGCGCTAAAGTATTAAAGCGGCAATACGCAAAAAGGCGCGGGTTGCTCCGCGTCCTCTCACCTCGCATTCTCAAAGTCGAATGTCACGCAGACCTCATCATTCTGTATTCTCCACAGCTCGTTCGTTTCCGATGTTGACAAGACACAGCGCACGGTGTTCAGCTTCTTTTCAAGCTCGATAGCCAGCGCGCACAGGGTGTTTCTGTCGGCGGGGCTGATGCCCTTGCGGTCGATGATGATGACCAGAGCGTTATCGTCTATGAACGAGCGAACGAATGTGCGGAGATTGCCGAGCAAGGAGAGTTCATTGTTAAGGCGGTCGCAGATGGTGGAATAAGTCTTTACAAAAGTTGTGTTCATTGAGTTTACCTCTCTTTCCTTTACTATATACATTATATCACATATAGGGGTAAAAGTCAATAGTCAAGTTGCACAAATTTTTGACCTGCAAATTGTGCAAAATGCCCGATCTGCCCGCCGAATTTTCGTACTTTAATGTATTAAAGTCCGACGTCAAACTTTAGTGCTTTAAAGTGCTAAAGCGTTGAGATAGCGAAATGGCGCCCATTAGTTTGGGCGCCTAATTATAGCTCACATTCTACCCATTACAGGGGTCATAGCGTAGCTCTCACAATACTCGCGATAGTTAGCACGGATTTTGTTTTTCTCTACTTCGGGGAAGCGTACATAGTCCCAGAGAACTATCTTTTCGATTTTGGTTATCCATTCTAAGTATGTCATTTTCTTTTACCTTTTCGGCTTTCGCCTTACCTTTCCTTTACTGTACTTATATTATAACACACATTAACCGAAAAGTCAAGTAGTAATATTGCACAAAATTTCTGCGCCGAAATTGTACATAATGCCAATCCGCCGAAACTTTAATACTTTAGTGTGTGAAAGTCTGACGTCGAACTTTAACGCTTTAAAGCGCTAAAGTAATTAGATAATAAAATAGGCGCCCGAAGGCGCCCAGATTTTAGTGAAGTTCCCTCTCCACTATCGTGTAAATCTCTCCAGAGTTGAACCACACGTCTGTTATTTCCTCGTCCTGTTCAGCGAGCAGGTCACAGAGTTCCCCGCCAGCTCTTTCAGCCCACAGTCCGTTGATGTAGTCAGCCGCCTTCTCGTAGCTTGTGAACACGCTGTCAACACGAGTGAAAGCCATATCTTCAACATTGCCTATCATTACTACATAAACCACGTTTGTCATTTTCATTCACCTTTTCAGAACTTTGTTCCGTCCTTTCCTTTACTATATACATTATAGCATATAACGGGGCAGAAGTCAATAGTCAAGTTGTACAAAATTTTCGCGCCGAAACTGTACATAATCACCACAAATGTAATCGTTATTATGTAATCGTTTACACCGGCGCCGAATTTTAATATACTAAAGCGCC